CCAACGAATGCAGGAGTCAAAGTCCTGTGCCTTACCGCTTGGCGATAGCCCATTATTATTTTCAGATCCCAGTGACAATATTACCAGAACGGGAACACCGCCACTGGGCTATTCAAGAAGAGAAAAAAGAAAATGTTGGAGATATGTTAGAAAACTGAAATTTCAATCGCAATTTCAACCAATTTGAAAATTTACTTACTGTTTTTATCTTTATAATGAATTTCTTGTTCATTGAAATTTTATTTAACGGAATAATGAAATGCCTTCGCGTAGTATGTATTTATCAAATTGTCAAAATTACAAATTGCAAACGATCAAAATTAACATATCGCGAGTCGGATAACGACCTCAATTTTCTTCTTGCATTAGATTTCAGATCTAACCAACACCTATATTTTTTGTTTTATGTAAAAAATATCTTACACAATCAAAAGCTGATATTTATGGTAATATCAGACAACCCTGCAGCTTTATACTTCATCTGCAACTGAAGCGATTGACAACTACAATATCAACTTCAGTTTTCTGATATACCTCCAACATTGTTAATAGAATATATCTTATTCGGTGTCTAAAATATCTTCGAGAGGAGTATCTACTTCCCATATAGGCACGTAATCAACTTCTGTCAAAACATCAATTTTGTCTCTGGCCGTTGAAGCAGCGTCAGTTTCTTTTTTATATTTATTAAGTAAAGCCTTTGCATTATTCCTATCATAGTCAATCGTGCGTACCTCTTTAATAGGGTAACGATAAAGAACCTGATCACCATCATTATTGAATTTATATCCCACGCCTTCTTTGTCACATTCAGTTGGTTTCACTAAAACCATTTTGCGCAATACAGAAATAAAATCTTGCTTCATTTTATTCATGCTCATAGTAGCGTCAATATCTATATCCAACGATTTCTTTGCAACCGTAATAGCATCAGAAAGCTTTTGCTTTTCCTTCATCAGTTTTACTACAAAGTTCAATAAATCATTTGGAGTATAGTCTACATTTCCTTCTTTTGGTACGATAATCTCTTCATTAGTCGCGTCTGGATTCGCCTTAGAGCGACAATGATTTTGAGTCGTAGTTGTTATAAAATGTGTATTTGACAAGTAGTCTGTTGCTTGTACAAATAATCTAGAAAGATAATTTTGATACCTGAACGCTTCTTTTAAAATCATAAACAATTCTCCTTTTTCTATTTTGAATCAAATTGAACTCGTAGGAATTAGTTTTGCCAACGGTATACTCTATACCTTAACAAAAGTGTATACCGTCGACCAAGTTTGTAGCCATCCGGAACTTTCGGATGAGAGAGTAGGTGAAATTATTGATGTACGCCGAGTGAACTATTACCACCAAATAATCTCTCTCCTATGGTTCCCTTATTTTTCATTTTTCAATATTTCGTGAAACACGGAAGTCTACTTTCGTGAAACACGCAATTTTAAATTATCAGAAAATTTAAAAAAGGGAACTTTTTGGGAAAAATCATAGGGATTTTCCCATGAAATCCTTCACTCGCTTCTTAAAAGACGGACTTATTTTACAAGTGGGATAGATACATTCATCTAGCATCTTATACTCACCTGTAGATACATTATATCCGTATCGACCATGTTGCCTCGTCAATGAAAAACGACCAATCTTGGGAAGGTCAACTATATCTCCATTAATAATATTCTCTGTAATAATCAGTGAAATATTATCAAAAATACACCGAATAATATCTGGATGTAAATTCGTGCGCCGTGCTAGTTCTTTTGTAAATTCTGATTTAGTCAATACATATTTCCTCCACATTTTTTAAACTTCATTCCATATAATTCAATGTCCGCATCTCCGTGTTTTATCTGAACGATATAAGATGTGGCTGGTTTCATTTCGATCATCATATCTATTAACGTCTCATTCTTAAAATTGAACAAAACATAGAAGATTAGTTTTGAAATATGAGAGTATTTCTTGTTGTCCATTAAAGTTAATAATCTATATAACGTATGCTTATTCATTTTCATTTGATGTACTTCAAACACCAAAGCGTTCTTGTAATTTTCATTGATTAAAAGTTTTTCTTGTTTCGTGTAGTATTCCTTATTCCAGACTGCATTCATGGCAGAAGTGGTAGACTCACACAGCTGAATTATCTTCTTAATCTGTTTTTTATTTACAGAGTTTTCTTTGAAACTATCACATTTAAAACAACTAGAAAGAGGTATAAAATTTTTGGCATTTGTTTTCTCTGAACGATATCGATTCACTTCTCTTAACAAATAGTCCATCGTAGTTTTATGATAATTGTACTTTTTCTTTTTTGGATCACGATATCCTTTGGTTTGAGCAATATACCCCAAAAATGCAGGTTTTACTGTTTTGTTATCGAAGGTTTTACTGGACCATTTATCCTTGATGTCATTAATCTCTCTTGTAGATGATACCTCAAATTCTTTTTTTGCTTTATCTATTTCAATACAGCTTAGTACATTTAATGCACAGATATCATGATAGATATTTTTGATATCATCATAGCAATCAGAAATATTCTTTTTAGATCGATTTACATAATCCCACATCATCGTGTTCAGTTCCTGTGAAAGATTGACAATTTCGCCGATTTTATTTTCACTTGTGCGATAATCTAGATCTGCCTTATCTTCATGCGTATAATATCTAATAGACTTTTTTGCTTTTACACGATTGGCTGGAACTTTAAAGATATGATAATTTTTGAGTGCGGCATTAATAATGATTTCGTTATCAGAAACAATCATCTGGTCTGAGTCATAGTCGGCGCCGCTCAATCTCTCTAATATATTTTCTCCAATCGCATTAATACAAACAATCTCATCCGTTAAATTAAAATATCGGTCTATGAGATCGTGCCTAAAATTAGTCGATATTAATATATTTGAGGTAGAAATATGGGGGCTTCTACATCCTAAAATTTTCTTGCCATACGGATACCTTGTAGTATGGATATAACCAGGCGGGAGAGAAGAGTCTCCGTTAAACTTCCCGATCGTATGTAAGAGCATCTCATATGGGTTTCCAAATAAAACAGAATAATTCCCGTTAATGAGAACATGACCTTTCTTTAGATTTTTTAAATATGACTTGCAGATTTCCTTCTTAAAGTCATAAAAATATTTGGTCGAATAAAACTCATCCGAGTAATTCATCATCGTGTAGACGATATCATTTTTCGATTTGAAAATATTACTAAGATGTTCATCATCCTCATCACAAGTCGAGCATTTTACATGATACTTTAATACATCCGTATTAGTGTTGAGATAATTCACATACTCCAGTGAAGGACCTAACAATTGATGTACTTCCTCTGGACTTAATTGCAGAGTATTCAATAATTGATAATGGGCCTGTACGAGTTGTCCGTTTAAAAAGTGGGTCTTCTTTTCATGTTTCACTACACTAAATGTACTATCAATCGTATTGAGCCATTGTATAATCGGAGCAAATTTTACATACTTGATACTGTTAGGTGTTGTGACGAGCTTGACATCCTTGATATCAGTTGCCAAAGTAATAGCATCCGGATGCAACTGAGAAATATCTGTAATACCATTTTCTTCAAACCAATCCTGCAGATTTGTGTTAAAGCAGCAAGATTTAAAGAATCTGTTTCTTAGCAATACCATACCGTATTTTGCATATTGCCCCATAATACTCACATCTATTAATGACTGACCGTCAAAGATAGAATTAGAAATGTCGATTTCCCCTTCTCGCACGTGGATACGTTTATTCTCATCCATCTCGACAATAACTGAATCTTCTTGAAAATGACTGTCATAGTCCGGAACAACTACTATACTTTTAGGATCGATCTGCAAAGTATCGATTGCACTACTTGTAGGCAACGATATATACGATTCTAAAGCTGCAAGATCCACCTGATCGCCAGGATTGATGTCGATAGAGCACATTTCCCATTCATGTATCAAAGGATATAAGCTCTCCTCGATAAATAAGCATTTGCCAACACGTGCGGAACCGGAAGTCCGTTTGAACCTAATATAGTGGTTCCCATTACAAAAAAATCCATTCTCATATAAATATTCTCTAAGTTCTCGCTTGGTCTTTAATACTTTGATATTCTGACAAACATATATATAGTTACCATCAATATCTTCTTCATATTTAAATCCATCTGGAAGAGTATAGCTTGTTTTAGATTTTGTTGGGGTAGAAGTAATTACCCCAACCACTTCTTCATCATCCACAGCTATGTTATCATTAAAAATTAAATTATCTAATAGATACCCCTCTTTAACATAGGTGTTCTTTTTGACTTTGTTAAATGTGCGGCAACTATACTTAAAAGTCACATTGATGACTTTATCGCTATACTCTTTCTCATTGTTCAGAAATGAAAACTTGTTCATATCGCCATATACTGTTTTTGCAATTTGACGTAATTTTTCACTATCCAAACTAAAATCTAACGAGTTTATGAATCGGTTGTAGTTAATATTCCCGTTTTTCGTAATTAAACTATAACCTGTTCTTCTTCGTCTTTCATCATTACAATTATCTGCAAGATATAAATCTTTTGCATCGACTGAAGGTATATATATAGTATTTCTCATTGGCAAGCATCCTTTCATTTCATCAACCTTGTTTTCCATTGTCTACCTCCAAAAGTCTAATATCGCCATACAGACCGCTTGCCAATTCATTCATAACAGAACTTAACTGACTTTCAATTGAATTTTTTGAATATGGTCTTTTTATCTCTATATTTCTACTTTCTGAGCCATTGGATGAACATATAGCAATTTCATAAGAATCATTGCACCGAGGCAACATAACCCATGACATATTATTACATTGATTAATTTTATTCATATATTTTTTCATTACAGATCGAAATAATACTTTCTCATGTAATTGCTTGTTGACCATTTTTATAGTCATAGAATAGATTTTAGATATATCGCTACTGTTGTTGAGTTCAAATAGCACTTTTTTATCATGGAACCGTTTATCCGACGATCTTTGGTCTTTCGCAATAATTTTATTTTTAAAAAGTATTAGTTGATAACCATCCATCCATGACGTGTTTGAAATATATTCCTGAAGTTTCTTTATGCTATGCAAGGCACAGCTTTGTATTTCAATTTCTAGCTTTTGCAGTGCATTATTTTTGAACATCTTATATTCCTTCTCTAATTTTTCTTTTGTTATATCTAAAATATTATATTTTCCCTGTCCAATATTTTCCGTAATATACTGATTATGAATATAGTCTATATACTCTACTACAAAGGTAGCCGTATCAAGATCATGCTCATAATGACTCTTAGGATGGATAGAAGAGATATAGGGTAAATTCATCAAGGTATGTAGCTCGGAAAGTTTTGATTCATACTTCACCGCTTTCGTACAAAGTTCTAAAATGGTGTTTTGTATTTCTTGAAGATCGCATATAAAAGTACGACCGTTGCATTTAACCTTCACCATGTTTGAGACATATAGCTGATAATCGGAAAATTGAACATGATACTGGATATGCACTGCATAAACTAATGGCGACTTCCGAATGATGGAAATAGTGATATTCTCATTTTGATTTTTTAAGTCATCAATTTTCTGCATGTAATACTGACTGATATTGTCGACAAACTCCCGTTTTATATCAACACACGATTTACATTTCATGTTCTGATAACACCATATACGATCAGAAATATCCATGGCATCAAATGACTCTATTACACTATCTTTTTTGGATTTATCTTTTTTATATTCTGATAAAGCGCTCCAAAACCAGTCAAGTCTTTTCCATTGAATTTTATAGTCCAATTTCCTCTGACGTTTCCATTCAACTTTTCTTGCTCCAATCAGATAATCGTAATCTTTTTGTGTATAGGATTTGATATAGCATCTACCTTCAGAATAAATTAAATTAAATACAGGAATATCATTTTTATACTTTTGATTAATAAAATATCTAGTATCAACTTCTACGACATCATTTTTTAGCTCGTCCCATTTGGGGGCATATAATTCGGTTTTACGATTTGTGGATCTAATTTCAAAATAGAAAATCTTCCCAGATGTTGTAGTTACAATAATATCTGGCCTGTAATCTCCAAATGAAGTATGCAAAATCTTTTCAGTTTCAACTGACCCTACTTCGTGTGTCGTTCCATCAACTATGAATATGCAACCAGGCACAAAAAGCCATTCTTTACAGATATAATGCACATACGTTTCTTCCTTACATCCCCCCGATACATGATAGAAGTGAGACTGGACCTGATAATCTTCGGCTTTTTTATAAGCCCGTGGTTTTATTAAGCCTTTACAACAAGGGCAGTAATAATCTGTATCTTCTTTGGCATCATCAATATGAATATAGTTTGCATCATCGCCTAACGAATCTAATCCAATAATTAATTGTGGCAAATAATTTAACGATGTTTTTGCAGAACTTATAACTATTCCTCCTTTGCCTTTTTCATATTGCTTACAAGTAGATTATACAGATCCTCAGGCGTTCTTAAGGGAATTACCTCGCCATTCTTGCCTTGTACATATCCATCCTCATACTCTTTCCCAAAATCTAATTCAAATATCCAATAAGAAATCCACTTATCTCGATCATCAAATATAAATTCAAGTAAAGTAACAACGTCTTCATTGCCAATGGGAGGATAGATTTCTCCATCGCAATCATATCGGTCAAAAAGCTTATTAAGCTCATCTGTGAAATCAAACGATTTTTTGTAGGATTCAATTATTTTTGTAAATTCTTCCTTGCTTAAAAGTCGATTCATTTTCTACGCCTCCTCCAACATTTCATTGCCTTTATCACAACAGGTAATCATATATTCAAATCCATCAATATATGAATCAAAGAAACCATGCAACATGGCCTGTTCAACAATGCGACAAATATTAGAGCGAATAGAGTCTCTATCACCACTTATATATTGCGTATCAATATCCTCGTAATCGATTCTATATAACCCAGCGATGTCATTGCGTTTTAGCCACATATGTAAAAGATATTTTCCCTGCTCTTTATCATACTGATACTGACACATTGCGGAATACGCTTTATACTTTTCGTCAACCTGGAACTGTGAAAGGGGGACGGCAATACTATACCCTTCATTTGTGTATCTTATGTTTAAATATTTTCCCATTGTAATGTACCTCCATTAATTTATTATATTTTTATCTTAAATTTCGATTTTTTAAATTTAGGTGAACCATTTATCATATCCTGTATTATCTTTCAAATTTGATAGTAAAAAATAATACTCACGTTGTAGTTTTGAGGAAATACAACAAGCTTATGATTCCTTTTTTCTACGTGCAGCAATTTGTCTCATGCGGGATGCACGTTCAGCTTTCTGGTCCTCCGATAAAATTACCTGGCGTGGCGGTGATATTTTTAACCATTTGATTGGTATATGTCCGCATATACTTCCGTCTTCATTCTCTACGTAATCAATGTCTTCCGGATGACTTTCACCGTACCTTTTGATTTTGTTTACCCATTTCTTGGCAGAGAAAGTAACCGTTATACGTTTCTGACCTGTAAGAAATTCAATATTATTTTCTTGTGTCGTGTCAAAATTCCTATCGTCCATTTGAGTTGCCTCCATTATTATCATCACAAGCAAATATTACTGGCACTTTCTTCACTCCATAATATCTCGCTATTTTGTATGACGAGTAGCCATCTATTAAAAGAAAATCCTTGTTGAGGATGATTTGACTTTCAAATGTTCCTGTGTTCAGATAGTATTTTCTCTTATGCGTCCATTTTTTCTGTCCGATCCAGCTACGCGCAAAATCTGGACTGATCTTAATATCATGTAATTGAACCCAATATTCATATCCGGGCTTATACATTCCTAACATCTGTTTGAGTTTATTTAATAGCATAGTTCTCCTTTCTTGCATGTTTTTTCGTCCATCTAATGGATCTTTCAATGTTACCTATGAGATACTCGTTTGGCGATTCTGTGCAAAAATCAGATACCCAGAGTTTTTCCATAGCGTATTTATGAAATTCTTCCCGTGACGGGATTGGAAGGTTATGGCCTCCTGGTGTCGTATAATGTAATTGTGTTTCTGTCATCTGTTTTAAGTATTCTCCTTTTCTGTTTAAAATTTTGCTGCTCTTTCATAGATTTATTTCTCCTTTAACGAAAGTGCCGGTTCATAGCTTCATTAATGTTACGAATATAAATGGGACTATTTATATATTCTTCATTAATCATTCTTTTTTTTAATAAAATGATCTACGTTATAGATTTCCATCATCTTATTTAATGCCCACTGTATTTCTTTCTCGTATCCTTCTTTATTCAGGACGTAGATGTTTGGGACCTGTTTCGGCGGTTTATTATCATCCTGTGGAATGTAGCCAGTTTCATGTCTTATTAATAAAGCAGTATGGTTTTCATCTGAATGGGTTAGATAATTTAAACACTCAGTAATAGTTTGTCTTGACATCGCAAGATCCTTTGCCATGTGTAGCGTTGATTTCCAAAATGCAAGTGGATGTCCAATAGATAAAGTGTTATTGTTGTATTCTTCGTTTTTTCTAGTTCCTATATATGATTTCATATAAAGATAAACTGTTAATATATTCTCTCTATTGATGTGAACTTTCTTTTCTTTGCTATCACTGTCTGTACATAATATAGAATCTATTTCACTGTTATATATTTTTGTAAATTTATTTGCTGTATCAAAATTTTGAGCAATAATCTTTAATGTAATACATTGATCGTAAGATATAGTATATGGATCAATCGGGTCTAACTTGATATACCTACATGAATCTAAAAATAAAATGCATTTTAATATCTCGTTAAATAACTTAGGTTTCTGCCTAGTACATTTATACCCCGCATCTTCAATGATTTCACGTAACATCAAATATGAACAATCTTCTAGGGTGCGATGACGATCTATAAAAATCCAAACAGCTATAAAAATACGATGCAGTCCATATGTATTGAATATAGAGGTTCTGATGAAGTCGTTTGGAATTCGAGAGAAAAATACATTGTCATTTTTATATTCTATATTGGGATTTTTGATTTTTTTGAAATCATAAAAATTGTAATTTAGATTTTTCCCGTATAGTGAATAAGATAGATTGTATCCGTTTTCAACGGAATCATATTCATTTATCAACTTGTTTTCATAAAATAGCGCTGTTTTATAATCTAATCCAGAATATACTATTTCATGTGAAAAACCATCCCATCCATATTTCTTTATATCAGAATAAAACTCAAAATTGTCCTTATATCCATTACCATGGTTCCAACGATTTATAGGGTCTTTTGTTATACCAACATATTTTTTGTTAGATAATACATTGGTATGTACATAAACAACATAATTATTTTGTAATGTAATACTTAACCACCTTCCTCATATGTGTTTCCTGTGTCCATGATATTTACATATAGTATTGTGTAATTTCAAAGGACTAAAAATTAATTGACATGTAGTCATGTTTGTTGGACAGAAGTAAGACTAATACCTTTTAATAAGACAGAATTTAATTTATACTTACGTATAAATTAATTGAAAATGGTACTATTTGATGAAGCTTTACTTTATATAACTTCCTTCCTGTAATTGATTTTTCTTTTAACATAAACTTGTCCTACTTACATATTCTCTTTCTATGCTGAAGTTTTTGATAAATAAATCGATGCTAACGCATCGCAATCCTTACGGATTTAGCCAGTAAAGAGAAAAAGTTATATTCTATTGGTTTTAATTTAATATTTTTGAAAGTGGGAGAGTAATAAATGTATTCCTATTTAAAAATTGTTTCCCTAACTGTATATTCTTCATCTGCACCTGATTTTAGTTTGTATCTGCCGAGTAAATCATTCACCATATGCTCAAATAAGGTACGTAATTCTTTGTTATGCTCAATAACTTCCATGGTGTAGCAAGTGTCCAATCCATTTTCAAAACAATAATCTTCTTGCATTTGTACAAGATCAATGTCTGAATATAGGTTTTGTAACTCTAAAAATAGGTTATGGTACAATTCTTTTCTGTCTATATCAAAGTAATCCATCAATAATTTGTATTTCGGAAACATACGTTTTGTCCATGATGAAAATTTCTTCTTTAGTATCTGCTTCTGGGCCTGCAGTTGTTGTTCTTTGATAGTAGAAATATCTTGCTGCATAGCGGTTATTGTTTGTGTCAGTGTAGTGATTACGTTAGTAAGTAATTGTGTGCTTTGATCAGTGAATCCTTGATTATTCCGATATCTTTCAATCACATCCCAACACCAATCCATGAACTGGTTAGCTTTCTTTTTCGTGCTCCAACGACAGATTTCCATGATTCCACGTTCTGTATAGTATGTTATTTCAATCGGAATGCCCGCACCCCCAGATTGGGGGTATCGGATCTCTTTATATTTCATGCTTAAAGGATCTAATCTGTCTTTGTGTTTTAAATGAATTTTTTGAATAGCTTTTCCTGGATTTTTATATTCTAGTGCGGATCCGATTTGTTCCCTGGTTAGTAAGATGTCGTCATTCATATTTCGATAGAAGTCACATGATATGCTGTTGAAGGTTTCTGTTGTGATTCGTTTTAGGTTACTCATTCCATTCATTCCTCCTTAATATGAGTATGTTTGATTTGTGTTGGATTAATGTGGGCATATCTATATATTCTTCAGATGAGATTGATTTTAATGTAAAAGTTTGGGGATGTGGTTTGTACATTTTTACTGGAAATTATTTCATATCTAAATGAGTTCCTTCCTATATAAACGTAACTTTTGTCCCTTTGTTAAGGGATGAAATGAATTTAGTCTGTACATCTATACTTTCTGGCTCAAAGGATCAAGTAAAATAATTTGCACCATGTACTGATTGATATGTTATACTGGCTGATAGAAGTATTTAGATGTTATATGAATATAGGAGATGGGGATATGATAGAGTTTAGCGAATCTTATCAGCAATATGAATCTTATGAAGCATATTTGCTGTGTGATGAGTTTGACCATATACCAGGTAATAGATTGACGTTTCGTATTCCTAAAGGTATGATTGTTACTTGTGATATGGTCAGGTGTTTTTTAAAGGTTGCATATCTGGATAAGGGAATTAAGTGTTTATATGAATCGTAATGGCGAAGGTTTGTGATGTGGGCCGAAATGACTTCGAAGAGACTTCCAAATTTGATGATTATTTTTTAGCATGTTATATGATATTAGCGTATGAGATGAAATAAAAATAACCCCTTTATATCAGGGATTTCTGAAATTAAGTGTTATGAAATATTTGATGTGATAAGGCTGGAATTTTGATAAATTCTAGTCTTATTTTTTATGCTTTATTGCTTGTATTGGTTGATTTTCGGGGTGAGTTCGATAGATCGAAGCGTTTTGGAAGTGTGGGGATAGTTTGAAATGTGGCATGGTTAGTGGGTATTTTCGAAATGGGTTAATGAGATTTATGGGTGTGGAGTGGGTGAATGAGTTGGTGTTTTGGAGGGATTAGATGAATTTTTAATTTGTCTGACAATTTATTATAGGTGTTGGTTGAGGGATATTTTATGTATACGTCGAAGTGGGTATCGAAGTGGTTTATTGAATTGTGTGAGGATTTTGTACAATTTTGGGGTGGTTAAAAAGGTGATGAATGATTTGGATTCGGGGAGGTGGATTTTGGAGTTGGCGTGTGAGTGGAACGCATACCCACATATTTGGAAAAAGCAAAAAAATTAAAAATGTAAAATACCCCCGTATCATGGGATAAATTGCATGATTTACACATTCATTATTTCTGTAAAATTTGATCATAAAATATTTGTGTAAAAAATTATTAAATTATTTTAATTATGTATCAAATTAACACAATTTAAAGGATCCGCCAGATCGGCGTGAGGGATGAGACGAGCGTAAAAAAGATAGGGTTTCGGCGGTTCGATGGGATAAATACATTTTTGCAAGTAAATAAAAAATGACTTGCAAAAACAAAACCATCCAAACTACCAATAATGCAACTACAAACAACCAACTTGCAAAATAAACCATCTCAAAATCAAATAATCCCCATTTTATCACGTTTTAAAAAATAAAAAATGCAAGATAATAAAAATATCTTGCAAAAACAACAAACTCCAATATATAAAAAATGCAAGTTAAAAATTCAATCTTGCAAATCGCAATTCTATAATCAAAGTCAATATTGATCTATTTTAATATATTCACTAAAGTAACGTCATAAATTCTATAATTATCTAAATTGCGCACACAATTAACACAATTCAAGGCTGCCTGACACTGACCGACTATGATATACCATACATACTATACCATATATACAATACCATGCACACCACACCATACACCACAACACCACCACAAGCACCATATATCCACTACAACGCCATCAACCTATATAACCTATACATTATCCCATTACTACAATATAACGCCGTAAAATGCCATATACAACGCCACAAGCTTATATAATAATAATCTGGTATAGTCTGATATAATCCAGATCAATCATGATCGCGTGGCTGTATATCTATATATAAGTCATATCCAAGAGTGTTGTATATACGTTGCATATCGCCAAAACTTAAGTTTTGCTTATTGAGTATATTATTAAGTTGTTGCGGTTTGCATTGCATACGTTTTGACAACTCTACTTTACTTATTTGTAAATCTATCAATAACTTATCAAGCTCTTTTTTGATTGTCTCATTATCTATATACTTATACATATAATCAATACTCCTTTTGATTTATTTTATATGTATATTCTTTTTTATATGTATATTATTATTGTAACTGATATTTAAAAATAAATCAAATTAATTTAAAAATAATGCTTGACATTAGATTGTAACAAGTGTATTATAATAGGCATAAAGCAAAACACTTTACAACACAAGCAAAAACGAATAAATCTAAATAAAAAAGATTTAAAAATGCTTGACAAATAAAGCGAAACGCTTTATAATAAAGACAAGTTAAGAGAGAGGCAAACAGATAACAACGGGAGTTGAAAACAAGCTGACTCGATCAAAACTAATCTTACATATTATAAGCACGAAAACAAGCCCGTGATGTGGCGGGCATTAACCGCAACTTACATATTACATATTAACAGCGGGTCGGACGTGGTTATAGTTCCCGAAAAACTAAAAACTACTTAAAAGTAATAAACCTGAATAAAAGCGTTCTGCCGTGTCAGACGTAATAAAACAGTCAATAAAGTCTTTTGTGTAGTCGGTGGCAAGTTTCTGACAGCCGAAAATGTCAAAACGGTTACATATTAACTCTATAGTACAGGCTTTATTCTTTACACTGTATAAGCGAAAAGAAGTACACGCTAACAGGTTGATAGTTTCTCGATCTCTGTAAAATCGGGCGTAAATGGGATATGACGATACATCCCGGAAAGTACAGCTTTTCTATATAGTACCGCATGAGTATCAATATATTCAGAGCGTTTGACGTGACCGCCGGAATTGACACGGCAAGGAAATCGGGAACGGATGCAAGAAGTATATAGATACGAAAAACAGACAAAAGGAGTAATCACTTGCGGATGTGAAAAGCGGATTGACGGTTGATAATAACCACCGCACAAACGGGACATAAAACAATCTAAAGCAATCTAACCGAGTAACGTGACAGAAGTAAGGGACATTACATAGAAAAGCTATAGTCTGAGAAATTGAAAAATCCTAGTCTGGCGGTACTTATAGAAGAGTGGTACTAATCGAAACGGGGCAAGCTGCTAACAAGCGTTAAAAGTGGACTTGCCCCACGAGATCCATAAGAACGGCGTCAACGGTTCACCTTTACGTGGTGGCGCTATAAGTAGAACGTGAGAACGTTTGAAACTAACGAACCAAAAAAATAAGGCTCTAGCTGGCACTAGAACCTTACATAAAGGGGGTGAGGATTATGCCCATAGTTTCCGCTTATGAATTCTTCCGGCGCAACGGTAGAATTTATATCAACGGGAATCTGATAGAATTCATTTCTTATGAAGACTATCTGGATTATGTGAGCTAATCACACGGGAGGAGTTTACCTCTTCCCGTCCCCGAAAGGATATACAGAATATGTATACCATAACACCAATTATAGTATACATCATTTCTGAAAACTCGTCAAGTCTGGCGGGAATATCCACATTTACTCGTAAATCCTTATTTTGATGGAGTGTCAATCTAAGGTGTAACAAGTGCACACTTTTTAGGTGCACACGGGGAATATATAAACAGGTGAAAAACAAATAGGACAGGTAAAGTCTAAAAAACCGTGTGAGAGTATACGACACAAAACAGGTATACCGTGTTACCGCACACGCTGACCACATCCGGGACGTATCCGATGAGGATATAACAGACGTGGCAGGACATACTAGCCAAAAGCGGAAAATCTCAGCGTTATAGCTGACTACATAATAATGTAGAAAAATGGCGGTAGTAAACTACCCAACGGACGGAAAAATTAGTTTTCGTTCCTATATGATATCCTGATAGTTTCATGGACTCGGTGGGGAATTGGTATCCGTAACCGATCACGAGAGTTCTCGGAAAGTGGAAAGAAAGAGCTTGTCGGATGGTCAATCTAAGCGTTAGAGGTGGATCGCTGAAAAACAGGACATGAAAAAACTTTTCAAACTAACGAGAAAAACCGGATAAAGAAAAAACTAATATATAAGATACTCGAAAATCAATTTCCAGTATATGAGCATTGGAAAAAGTCCAGTGTTGATATACTGGAAATTTTATTTAGAAAGGAATGGAGAAGAATGAAGAAAAATGAAATTTTAGCTTTAGTGGAAAAAATCTGTACAAATAGTTCAGCCTGTAGAGGACTGAACAATAAAGAAGTAGCAAGAGAATTAATGAACGTCGCACATATTCCTAGTGATGCAGAGATTGTAGAAATTCCGTTGAATTGGAATAATCAGGTAGTTATTCTGTTTCTGCTTCCAGGAGATAACAAATATTATAGTCTTTTTACTGGCATTGGAAATGACAATGAATTCCATTTTGAACTTTCGATCACCGGAACATTACAGGAAAACGGATACTTTGATTTTTTTGCAGAGGAGGAAATGTTACCAATTAATTATTTTGAGAAAGAAACAACAACGGAAAAATTATATACCACTTACGAGCAAGCCGCCGACAAGGAAACCGCTGGAAAAGACACCAGAACCGAAACGGAATGGTTTTTATATTATCTGCTCTGGATTGATAATACAGAATATCCGGATTTTGTCACATGGCTTGCGGATATGATTAAAAGTGGAAATTTAATTGAGGAAGAGGAGGAATAAACTATGAAACGGAAAATATTATACATACTGACAACGGCAGTCATCGGTGCGGCTGCCTTTTCTATTGGAAAAAACTGCACAGTAGAACCTGCACAGCCAAAAACGCCAGAACTAATGGAAATGACCGTGGAAAACGGCGGTTTATATCTGGAATATTCAGACGGGAAAAACTTTTTTACCCACTGGATCCCGTCGGAAGATTTAGAAGAAGCCGGATTAATCGACACGGCGCACATTGTAGACTGGAATACAGACGGAGAAGAGCTGGCCGTAATGACGGAAAATGACTATGAATACTATGCTTACCAGTCAGCGGATATTTACCAGAACCGAAATTTTATACCGGTGGAAAAATAAAACAATTATTTCAACAGGAGGAATAAATCATGACAGCAACAATGACATTAAACAGCGCACTAAACGGAATTGAAATCACATTCCCGGAAAAACCATCACAAAACACGCTTACAGCGTTAAAATCCAACGGTTTCCGGTGGCACGGAAAGAAAAAAGTTTGGTATGCAAAACAGACGCCAGAACGCTTAACGGTTGCACAAGAAATCACAGACGGAAAAGAAATCACAATCGCAGCGGAAAACACCGGAAAACCTACACCAAAAACAAAGGAAAAGAAAAATGTTTTTGGCGTAAAGGTCGGAGATATTTTTTCCGCAACATGGGGATATGAGCAGACAAACAACGATTTCTTTCAAGTGATTGCACTTGTCGGGGAAAAATCGGTCAGAGTGCGAGAAGTAAATCCGCCAATTGTAAGCAGAGAAGCAACATGCGGAATGGCAGAAGATCGTGTTTATAAGATCACAAAGGAAATTTTGCCACCTGCAGAATATTCCGTATTCATCAAAGATCAGAAAAACGGCGACTTGAAGCGGATTAAGCCGGGATATTATAAGGATCCGGAAGAAGCAAAGAAACATTGTTATTTTGATCTGAGCAGCTACGCAAGCGCATACAAGTGTAACGGGGAAACGGAAAAAGTATATGATAGTTGGTATTATTGAGTTGGGGATATGTAATTGAAAAAGAGCCGTATACAGTTGATGCTACAGCATAGAGAACGGAATAAATGGAAGAGATTAGATAAAAGGGATATTTCAAAGGAGGAAAACATATGGAAAAATCACTATTAGAGCTTTTAAAGGCAGAAGATTTAGCGCTGTGCGGATTTCAGAGCAAGCGCGATTTAGAAGAAAACACTTTACAAATGATGGAGGAAGCGCCGAATGGAATAAAGGAAATTTTTCAGGAGAGAGCCGACACTTACCATAATGAAGCAATAGAGGCAGAAGAAAGACTTCTTTCTATCAGGAAAGAGATAAAAGCTTATCTTGAGCTTGAGTATATAGGAAAATTATAGGAGGAAGGAACATGAATAGAGAAGAAATGATTGAATATCTCTTAGAAGAGTTGAGAGATGAAGAAAACAAGATGATTCGCGGCAAAGAAAATAAATATGGATATATTTTTATGCTGTGCAATGACATGGGAATAATCCCGAATGAATAATAGAATCAACCGCAGTTTAAAGGCATTAACGGAAAATCCGCTAGTGCCTTTTATAGTACGATTGAGCACGAGAAGGAAAAGAAAGAGAGGATTAAAGAATGGGTGCAAGGCAGATTAAACATGTGGAACTTTTTGGAGGATATACAGGGAAAAAGAGAGTGATTATTGATGCATCGGAAATTTTTGGCAATTTTAGCGTTATGGCATTATATGACGATGGCGAAGAAATAGAAGAGGAAACACCGGCAACGGAAGAAGAGGCGATAATGGCATATAACAATATGATGGAAAAATATCTTGAACCATTACAGAAAGCGGTATTTATGTCCGGGCTTGTTCCTGGAAATAAATACACACTTTTTTATTTAAATGATTTCGGTTTTCCAGTATGTCAGAAGATCACTTTTGAAAGAATGGAATTTTCAACATATGCACAATATAGCGATGTTGTAAAACTTATTTTCAAACCGTACAGAAAAAGAAGTGTGTATCAAAAGTATTTTTATAATTGTTCACTTTCTATTTTTGAAGGCTGGCAGGATTTAAGAGAAGAAGATACAAAAATACTGATTAAAGAAGATCAGAACGTAAAAATTACACAATCAAAATATAGTTGCTTTGATGCCAATTACATAAAAGACGGAAACAAGCTGTTAAAAAATCCTATCATGATTTATGAAGATTTTAAGACTGGGACAAATGGAAAAATTTATGGATAAATAGGGAGGAAAAATAGCATGTATACACTGGAAACATTATCAAAAATTAATCAGAGGTTTTTATCAGCACACTATGAATTATTACAGGTTGATGTAGACAAGGCTAATGAATGCATTGAGTTAATAGAAAAATCAAGAACAACGGAAAGGCCAATGCGAGGCGATATTGTCCGGTATACAACGGAAAACGGCGAATACTATGCACACGCTTTTATAGAAAGCATACAGGATGGACAGGCATATATAGCAGAACACTCTAACGTTTATTTACAGGCTCATGAAAAATTTGAAAATGGTTTTTCATGTCAAGTGTCGGCGGGCGGTGCATTTCATTATATACCCGTTGATGAGATGGTATATATCGGAACAGAAGAAAAAAGATTTTGGCATTTTGGGCATTGTGGAGTTTGTGCCGATGGTGGAATAGATTTCAATGCTACTGTCAACGTGTGGGAATGTGATCTGAATGAGGAAAGATATTCGACAAGAACACACGACAAACATTATATTTCTTATGATCCAGAACCGGATAAGTTTGGAGGTAATTATCAATTTGTATCCGACAAGCATAAAGCGTGGGAAACAGAAGAAGATTTTCAGGCATGGCTGCGGACATTTAGAGGAGTCGTAGAACCAGGGAACTGGAAAAATCAGCTCATTGTTTGGACGTATAAAAATATAGAACACCACCTTTCCCCGGAAGAATATGAAGATCTGAACGTTCCGGAAGATACTTTTCTTATGAATGGAAGTATTAGAAGATGTAAGCGGGTTTATGATGATAAGAGTTATATAGTTCACACTTATTTTGTATGGTACTGGGATGAACCGGAAAAAGATTTTTATGAACGGGCAGCTGAACAGAACAAAATTATTGATACTTATACAGGGTGGACTGATAAAGAAAATGCTTTTGCAAGAGAAGAATTAAAGAGCGGAAAGGCTCATCCTATAGAATTAAAATTGGAGGATTAAGAACAATGAGACAAAATACATTGTCGTTTAAAACCAACAACGTAATCATGAACATGATACAGCATGAAGTTGACGGGAATATAATTGTAAAGCGTCTGGAAAAGAACAACGGCTATAAACAGATAGCGGAAATTCCGGCGGGTGACATGGTTATGCTTGTCAATTTGTACAAGTATATAAAGGAAAACGATATACAGAACGATTTTATAAATCCACATGGAAAGAATAAAGGCGAATTTTAAACCCTTAAAATAGCGCATTGGAAAATATTCCAGTGCGTTTTATTAAGGGTTTAAATAAGCAAATAAGAACACAAGGAGGAATGAAGAAATGTATCAGTGGGAAATGGAGAAAGTGAAAAACTGGACAACGAACGAAATTAAGAATCATATATGGGCAGCTATAGAATGTGATCAGCCTATCCCCGGATGTGTTTCTGTAGAAGCATTACGGGCGGAACTGATCAGACGCGGAGAAGAACCAAAAGGATATCATAATACATAGAACCAGATAAAAACAGTATTTCAGCGGATGGAGGATTGAACCATGCATAAAAATTTTTATGGATATGAGAAAGGGAACGTTGAAACACGTTACGAGATAGAATTTATTGACGATCCGAAAACGTGGGAACGGTTTCTAAAATCACAGAAGCGCGGCTCTAGTATAGAACCGTGGGAAGTATTCAAGAAAAAGGAATTCGACAATGTGTCAGAAGCTATTACTTTCTATATATTGAAATACATGCACGATTCTACATACCATATAGCAATGTGGGAACAGATTTTCTATAACGAGGAAATGATTTTAGAAAATCCAATAGAACCGGAAAACACATTCGCATACAGAATGCGTACAATCATAAATTCTAGTCTTGAAAAGGAAAATGAACGGCTTTCCGATAATAATACAGCATTAATAAAAGAACTGGATTTATACAAGAAATTTATAAAAAAATACCATGCAGAGGAAAGTTTTAGAAAGTGGAAAGAGGAAAGATAATAAAGCATACTTCCTTTTTTATCGAAAAATTTTATAGAACAGGAGGAATTAGAAATGAAATATGTGACAGTGGTAGATTTTGGAGAATATAGCGTAATAGAACCAATAAACGGAAAGAATCGGACATCCAGAAGAGAGGAAGAACGGATTAAAAAAAGACAAGAAAGAGAATCCACGCTATCCGCATATTTAGCGGCTTTTCTTTCGGTCATTTTGCCGATCGGTTTTATAGCTCTTTGGATTGTGTGCGGATATTAGGAAGGAGAAGGAAGAATGCAGCAAGTAATAGTATATGAGCAGGCGTTTCAACGATATGAGACAGGCGATTTAGTGAAATGCTGTGATTGTGGGAAAAACATGTTACTAGAAATCGGAGATACAGAATGCAAAGAATGTGGAAGCAGTAATTTACAATGGTATGATTCTGATCGCCCCGAATGGACAAAAAACGGATTGGAAGAATGTGGTTTTTGCGTAATTGAAAAATAAAAGGAGGTTAAATCATGAGTAAATTTGCAGTATCTTACATGGAAGTATATAAAAGTACATATATTATAGAAGCTGATACATATGAAGAAGCAGAAGAAAAAACTTCGGGAGAAAGCGGAGGATTGTACATTGAATATTGATTTGGAATACGATTTTGAACACTGGGATGTAACGCCTAGTAATACATTCGGAACAAAAGAAATCCCAGAGAGTAGAGATGTGAGTTATTTTAATCATTTGTAGGAATGAAATTCACATTTCTTTAGGAGGTGAAATAAATGACTAGAAAGGCATTGGAAAAATTAAATGATAAACAGATACATTATTGTGAAACTTTATCTTCTTTAATTGCTAGATTTTCAAAGGATGGAAATAATGATGACAACATAAAGTATCGTGCAAAATTAAGAGGATATTTGGAAGCACTGGAAGATCTGGAAATTTTAACAGTTGAAGAAAAGAGATGTCTTTACCTTTATTATACCGAAAAAAATATGAAGAAAGAAGGTTGATTTTATGACATTTAATAAGAAAGAATCAAATATCTTATTAAAAGCAAAGAACGCTTTAGAGGAAATGTTTGACGGGAAATTAAAGAAGTATTACGTTACGCTTTATACAGCGCACGAAATTGCACGCTGCTATAACGAAATTGTACAGAACCGGAAAACAAGTACAATTTCACAAGAAGTAAAAGACTTCTTTGAAAAGCGGAAATTTCAGATTGTAGTTGAAGGAATCGGCTGGAAAATTTCATTGTAAAGGCGGTACATAGAATGGATATAAATTATTTTAAAGAAGAATTAGAACGTGCTATTAGAGTACTTGGGAAATATCGTGGAGAGTTACAGAACGATACAGATATAGAAGCGTGGCGCAAGTTGAGATACATTAATGAGCGGGAATGCACAGAACTTAAAAGATATAATCGGAAATTGTGCAGATAGAATAGAGAGGGTTGATCGTATGATGATTAAAGATTTTGATTTTACAAGCATTCATGCAATACGGAAACAATGTTGGGATTATAAATCAGATGGAAATACACCAATTAAAAAAGGAAAGAATCTTTATCCTTTGGAAGTCATTACAGAATGTGAGGCTCTCAAAGGATTTTTTGTTGAAATCATCCAGAGAAAATATGATGATCCATTCTACCAGCTATGGAATGATCTCGGAAATAGTTGTGTAAAAGATGCAGGAGTTCAACCATGGACAGAGATAGAACAAATGATTGAAAATATGAAAGAAACATGGTTATGCTATATCGGACTAAATGGTTTTAAACGCACATTACAGGAAATGGAAGAAAAGGGGCGCTGGATTAATAATAGCTTGATTATGGCGCTCGCTGACAATGGAGAGATAGAACTGGCAAGACATTATCAGAAATTTCATGATGAGCAATGGAGACAGCGTATTGAAGAAGTGTGTAAGCGACAGGAGGAATACGAGCGAAAGCAGAAGGAAGAAGAAAAGAAACAGCGAGAAGAAATAGCTGTGCAGCTTAAGTGTGTAGAACAGAATATTAGAGATAAGAAAGATTTTAAGAACGAGTTAATAGACGGAAAGTCTATTGTGCTCTGTCTTATGGACAGATACGGAATCAAAGTACCGATCAAGACGCAGGGATGGTTTAATCAGAAACTTGCTTTTGTCAAGTGGATTGACGGAGAAATTACATATAGCTATTACAAAACAAAAGGAACGAACGGATCACAGACAGCTTTTAAATATCTGAATATGTTGGAAGAAGCTGTGAATGCAGTATAAAGGACGGTGGAAAGAATGGAAGCAGATATCGTTTTAAAGAATATTATCAAGAATGCCATCAGTGCTGCAAAGCGAGATGGATATAGTCAGATTATATATAAAGATGATACAGGGTATGCCTTTAGTCGTGATTATCCACGTAATAATATGTATCGTCAAGAAGATGTTGTTGGAAGAGTCAAGGTGAGTTGGTTATATGGATGTTTGAATGCAAAATATATTAAGGTGGAAAGATAGAATGTGATATTAAATGGATGTAGAGCATAAAGGATGGTGGAAAGAATGAAAACTATAGAACGTACAACTATGCCGAATGGAACAACAATCTATTTAGAAGATTGGTCAGACAAAAATACAAAAGAATTTCCGGATTTATATGGGCTGACCATTGGTGCATATCCAATAGCAAAGAACACTGGAAAGTATGGATGGATACGGAGTGGAGAAGAAATCCGCATAAGCATTTCGCAGAACAAGTATACAGGCTATTCCAATGATGATGTGCGAAAGGATTTTGAGGCATTAAAGAGCGGTACAAAATCATTAGAGGATCTGGCAGCACATTTCTGGAATGGTGAAAAAGATATGTGGTACTTGGGAATGGATGTAGAATATAAAGGATGGTGACAAATATGTATAAAGTAAATCAGCATTTAAAACCAGATGCAGACGGAACCATTAGATTGCCTGATAGTTTTTTGTATTGCAAGGGACATAAAACTAATGAATTTTATGCATGGAAAGAAGGAAATGATTTGATTATTGAAACTACAATATCAAATTCTAAAATATTAGTGCAAGCAATAAAAGAGTGGGAAGCAGAACACGAAAAAATACATATGGATTATATGGAATTATTTTGTGAAGCGTTGCCGGATTATTCAGAGGGGAATATCTGGTGTGACGGTGGAACAGAAATTTTGTGCAGAACGGAAAGTGCAGCGCAGGCAGTGGCCGATTTATTGGAATTATTGTATCGCAAAGATGGCAAAGAAGTTCTGACAAATACCGGATATTATGATCCAGAAGAGGATAAAAGAAACGGTGAAGAGGACAGATATACTGGATGGTATTATGTTAATATGTATGAAGGATAAACAACAGAATGAAATCTACCTTTTAACAGAACGGAGGAATAAGATTATGACGATCAGAGAAGCAATGGAAGGTATGCATATATCCAATGAGTATGATTATCGAATCGGATTTATTGATGAAAATGGGAGCGAAAGTGAAACAGAATTTTCTGTTGATAGTAATAGTGAACTGGAAGAAATATATGAACAGTTTTGCGAAGAGTGTGGATTTTCAAAAAATACAGTGACATATATTAATTTAGTTGCACGTCCTAGGGTTGAAATGAATATCGGAAAATTAAAAGAAATTATTAAGGATCTTCCAGATGATATGCAGGTGTTTGTGGCTTGCGAAGGATATTGTAATTATGATTTTGATCGTGGGCAGCCGCGTGAAGATACAGATACTTTTGGAATCGTACATGACGGGAAATTATTTATTACAGATGATTGTGCCGTGGATATTGGAAACGGTGAAACGCTTTAGGAACTGTATCGGACCGGTATAGTTATTTTTAATGGAGGAACATTACATATGTATGATAAGTACAGAACTGTTGAACAATGGATAGAACGTATTACATCATATAAAAATAAAGAATTGTTAATGCAGAGATGCTGTGAATGGATTGTATTGCGGCCGAATGATGATGCAACATGGTTGGGAGAGGAAAATTTCCAGAATAAAGTTAAAGCTGTAGAAACTCTTCTTGATACGGAGGAATATATCAATAGCGAATTAAGGAAGTATTACTATGATATGAAAGAACATGAACATAGTTTTCATGACTTTGATAGGTGGAAAATATACGGAAGAAAAAGATAACTATAGAGAATATTACATATGAAAGAATGGTTTCTTTTGGAGGCAATAAATATGAGTAAATGGTTTTGTACAGATACAGACAGTTTTCAACATTGCAAAGAACAGGGAAACGGAAAATATAGTTTTGTAGAGATTGTTTGGCTTGATACGGTGGAAGATGATCCAGGATGTCCGGATAAAGAATACACGGTTAAGTCAGCATATATTGATTTGGATGATTATGGTACACATGATAGAGAATGTGCTATTTGTGGATATTATGACTCTTTGGATGCTGTGTATACAGAATATGAAGATGCTGCCGAGCAGATTATTGCAGAATGTATCTTTGAAGAAATGACGGACGGATCAGCTACTACATACGGAATGATGACGAGAGAAGAAGCGGAAGCTTTTGTGAAGATATATATTGAGGAACATTAATCAAAAGAAAGATGTTTTTTATAGGAGAGAATGGATGATGGACAATAATAGAGTATATGAAAATATCATTGAAGTTACATGGGTATTTGAACAGCTTGAAAAAACCAGAGATATTAAACCGTTTAATGTTTTGGTGGAAGAATTAACTACTGGATCTGATGCAATTAAAGATACGATTATCCAGATTGCAGAAGATTTTGAAAAAGAATATCCGGAAGATTATGACTGGAACGCAGCTGATACAGAATATCTTACAGAGATTCAGTTGTATGCAAAGAAACGTTTGGTAGAGGAATACAGATGAAACACATGTTTCTTAGGGAGGAAATATGAAACATTTAAGAACTTTATTTCAAGAAGAGAAAGAAAAGATTTTTGATCGTCTGATGGTAAGAAGTTTGGGTGTAAAATATCGAGAAAGCTGGTTGGAAAATGACAAGACATACAGGATATACGATGATGGATTGTTATATTGGTTAGTTGTTTATAAGCCAGCTGGAATAATTTTTAGACAGGCATTCTCACCAGAAGAAATTATGAGTTGTATAGGATGAAATGCACGATTCATTGAAGCAAGGAGATTGGATATGGATTATATCATTCGTAAAATATGGAGAATTTTAATTAAGTGGAAAGCAGAAATCGGATATGAATGGAGTATTCAGTTTCGGTATTCGGACGGAATTCTTATTTTGTTTACTCCTCATCCCGGTATTTTAATTGGCTATCATGGTGAGGTCATAAAAAAATATAGAAAGATATTTTCAGAAGAAATGAATAGCTTTAAAGAAATTCAGTTTGTGGAAACGGATAATGCTTTAGTATAACGGAATGAAATATACTTTTGATTGGAGGGTGGTGTAGTTGATAGGAAAAGCTAAGTGGAAGAATAGAGTTGAATATAACGATTATCTGTGGGCGGAATGTTCTAACTGTGGGTTCCGTGTAGAGAATTATAAAGCAGTAAAAATAGGCAAATCCTCTCTTGAATACATAGATTGCATATGGAAATATTGTCCTAAATGCGGATCGGAAATGACTATCTAATTAGTATGTAAAAGGGGTTTGTTTGGAGAATACATATTATAGAAAAGAAAAAAGGAGATTGTAAGTATGACGAACAATGTGAATGTAATTAATAGTGCAGGTAGTAGCGTAGATGTAAAGGTTGAAGAAAAGAACGGAGCCGTTCAGATTCTGATCAGTTGTCCGACAAAAAGAAAGGAACTGGGAGCATTACAGCCTGGAGACACCTTTAAAAAGAACGATACAGAATACATAGTATGTGAACAGCTTGAAAATGGAATGACAGCGGTGGTTAGAAAAGAATGCCTAAATGGGGCGATGAGTTTTGGAACCAGCAACAACTGGAAAGAGAGTAAATGGCGTGGATATTTGAATGATGAATATCTGAAGAAATTAGAATCTATATTTGGGTCAGAGAATATTATTGAACATGAAGTAGACCTCACTTCTCTTGACGGATACGACGATTACGGAATTTCCGTGGACAAAGTGTCAGCCATGAATATTGACAGATATCGAAAATACCATAAATTTATTGGAAATACAGAAACAGCACATTATCTTTCCACCCCCAACTCCACTCCCTCCGGTTTGACTTCTTCTGGCGTCCGGTTTGTCAATGATGAAGGTGACGTGCCCTACGATGGTTGCGGTTGGATCAGGAGTGTTCGTCCGTTTTTTATATTAAAAGCTAATATCTTCGTATCTTAGATAGTGTGAATTGTAGTTATGAAAAGGACATTAGAGAAAATCTTAATGTCTTTTTTTTATTGATAAAAGGAGGAAGGGCTATGTTTTTACCAGGAATAATTTTGTTTTTAGCTTTTTGTTGGATATGTGGATTAATTAAAGGAGAATAAAAAGTGTGAAATATTATGGGGAGGAATCAATTAGCGATTAGAGGCATGCATTTTAAAGGAACTTATGGAAGAATAGAGAGAGGAATGTTATAATGGAAAATGAATATAAAGTAGTTGGGAAATTTTTAACACCATCAAAAATTACGGGAGCAATGGTTAAGATGGTTATTGTGCAGGATGATCGAGGTGCCTGCGTTATGCCCTATGACGAATGGAAGTGGGTATATGGTAGGCAGCATCGTGAAAAGTGGAAGAAGAACTCCGCTGCATAAGATCAGAATATAAGTTGAAAGGATTATTTTATATGGAGAGCAATGGATCAAAAACTACTGTTACAAGAGAAATATTACAAAATTGGAAAAAGAACGACTCTAGTCTTGATAACATGTTGAAATTTGTTAAGAGTACATATGATAACTTAAAAGAGGATACAGCATTTTACGTGTATAATTATTGGCGTCATTCCGGAAAAGACAAAATCGTAGTGGTAAATTTAGATAATATAGATGAGAACGATGTTATAACATCTAAAGAATGTATCAACAAAGAAGATGGGACAGTATTTATACTATTGCCAAATAATATTTCAGAAGAATTTAGAATGTCAGTGATATATCATTATATGAATAAAACAGAAGAGGCAAGAGGTATTGCATTTTCTGGATATCACTGGGATATGATTGACAATGGGCAAGAGTATCATATCGACTGGAATAATAGCGTTGATATTGAAATGTTTGAAAGATTTTGGAGTTAATGGGTGGCATGAAGAATTGAAATTATATACCACTCACTAAAGAACGTGCTGCCAAAGTGCAAAATATATTTGAGCATCCGACAGAGAGTGGAAACTGTTATTCCGTATACTTGAAGAGTACAGATGAATGTTTTTGGTGTGATACGTTGTCGGAAATTTATAGAGCGATTGATGAACATTGAGGTAATGATATGCCAAAATATGCAGTTGCTTACTGTGATAACAACGGATCAATATTTGTCAGATTAATTTGCGTAGTATTTGGAGGCGGAAATGATATGAGAAAGTGTCGTTATTCAATTGATGGAAAATGAATATTCACAATGGTTTGGTACTGGCGCAGTGAATATGGTACAATCCGATCTTCTTCATGCAATAGCTGATATTTGGTATTTGGATCACAAACCACATGAAGATATTCCGATGAGTCAAGATGATTTTATTGCTGCATTACAGGATAATTACAAAGAAGCAGTTGTACGAGGGTTTGACAGTATAGTGTTGGCTATTGATACTGATATAGGAAATACATACTATATTAGTGATACATCAGATGGATTTCAGTGTGATTTATGGGATTATTATTTTGATAATCTGGAAGATCTTGCAAGCCAATTATATGATGAAATGCATGGAAATGTGACGGATATAAGGATTGAGTAGGAGGAGATATACATGGGAGAATTTAAAGCGTTTGATGGTGGAGAACCTTTTGTACAGCCAGATCAACCGTTTTTGTTGATTTATGAGACCAGAGGACAAAATATAAGTGTTGCCTGGTTCGAAACAGAAGAAGGTCTGATGGAGTGTGTTGACGAGGTTAAACGGAGCGGCTGTCAGATTGTAGACGCAATTGAAATTGGAAGCTGCAGAGAAATTGATGTTAAAGAATGAAACAGACATTTCTTTGGAGGGGTGCAACTATATGGATTACAGATATTTAAAAAAAGAGATAGAGGATGAGAAGGTTACAAATCGTAAAAACCTTATGGAATTGTATAGTCACCAGGAAGACTTTATGATTAATATCCTTTATAATAATATAACCGCACAAGTCAAAAGTGCGGTTAGAAGTTATTATCAGAATCCACGTATAAATTATAATAAAGGCGTTGGCATTTCACCTCCAACACTATTTAAGAAATACTATACATATGAAGGAAAATCCAATTATGCTATAAGTAAAATATCTGACGATACGAAAGTAACTGGAAATTTATATGATACTATAGGCTTTTGGGATTCTGAATGGCCATGTATTTCTATTCCAGAGAGTAAGTTTGCTACATTTAGGAATTTATTGGATAAGAAACTTATGAAAGATGATATTAATATCCGGTTAGAAAAAAATTCTTTTGGATGGTATGATATTCACATAATTGCAAATTTGGGGAAACTATAATTAGAACTAAAAGTGAGTGAATGAAAACGGAGTTTCGTCCGTATGAATAAGACATTGGAATTGTCCAGTGTCTTTTTATTATGCAAAAAATTGGATTGGTGTTATATGGCAAAAGATAGAACATGCAGAGGGATTGCTAAGTATATAGTTAATCCTAACGTGCCGATGCCGGTGTTGCAAGTCCCGGAGGAAGAAAACGGAGCAGGATACATATTCAATTAATAAGAAGTTAAAAGTAAAAAGAAAAGGAGAAATGAAGTATGAAATCAAACACAGTAGTAGCAATGAATGTGGACAATAACGAAAGGAGAAAGGAACAATATGAAGATACATATGCCAATATTAGACCGTTAATGGTAAGAGGAAAGGGGGTTACACAAAAAGTCATTACTGGCAGCGTCAGTGTTCCTCTTTCGATTTGTTTTATCGATAAAAGATATCAAGGCATGAGAGAACATAAGAAATTAAATAGATTGGAAAATAAATGGGATGAACGAAAATTGACACCTATTATTCTTGTTCCTCATCCGGAAGAGTATCGGTTTGCTGTCGTAGATGGACAAGGCAGATGTCTTGTTGCGCCAAAGAAAGGAATGACAAGACTAAACGCAATTGTTCTTATGGACGCGCCCGAAGATTTAAATGAGCGGTTAAAATTTGAGGCTGAATATTTTATTGGACAAGATTCAGAGGTTGAAAATGTAAAGCCTCTTGAAAAACATTTGTCGAGATGTATCATTGGAGATCCAGCTGCTGTGACATTGGAAAAATTACTCAAGAAATATAATATAAAATTTGTTGGATCAAAAGGAAACAGAGAAGAATCGGTTCTTGGGAGTTATACTGATACATATTCAATTGCAAAAGTACATGGAGAAAAATGCTTAGATTTTATATTTTCAATTATTGAAAATGCAGGATGGAATAAAGAGGTAAACGGATATGCTACTTTTGTAATGAGAGCTTTAAGGGAAATTTGGGTTGCGCATCCCAATGACCGAAAGAAAATACACACATATTTATCAAACAGTTTTAGACAGATTGACCCAAGATTATTTAGCTCAAATGCCAGAACTAAATATCCTAAAAGAGAGCATCGGACAAGTTGTGTATTGTATACAGAAGACATGGTGTGCAACGGATTAGGGATTGAAAAGAAAATATACATTGACGGGACAAGAAATTGTAAGGTAATCAAATAGGTTTTAGATTTGGAGGAATTAGAATGAAAATCTTAAATAAATGTGACAAGAATAATATGGAGTGGACTGTAAGAAAGCTGAAGAATAACTATATGTCTGGCATTATTACGTTTGACAATGCGGTACAAAGAGGATATGAATGGAGAGTGGATCGACAGTCAGAATTTATTCTGTCCGTTATCCTTGATAAACCAATTCCTCCTATTTACGTAACACGAAATGATGGGGCAGAATATTCGGCTATCGATGGGAAACAAAGGAGTCTTACTTTAATTAAATTTTTAAATGACGAATTTGAGCTGACTGGAATTGGGACTGTAGAAGTTGAGAATGACGATGGTGATGTAATAGATATTGATTTGAATGGATTATATTATTCAGATCTTGATGAAGTGTTTCAAAATGCAATTCAGGATGCTTCTTTATCATTTGTGATAATTAATAATCCTACAGACGATCAAGTGTGTGATTATTTCTATCTTCTAAACAATGGAAAACCATTGAGCGCAATGACAAAGACCCGTGTTAAAGCAGTATCAAGGAATACAATTACCAAGCTTGGAGAACATGATCTATTTAAAAATGCGCTTACTGCAAAGGCTCTTGAAAGATATACTAATGAAGATATCGTAGTGAAATCATGGGTAGTACTTCATCAAGATGAACCATCATTAGAAACAGCAAAAATTCGCAAAGTAGCGGAGCATATTAGAATAACAAATGATGACGTGGTACAACTTACAAATTGTTTTGATCGCATTCTTGAGGTACATAAGTTGATTGAAGACAAGAAAATTGCAAAAAGATTAGTAACGAGAACACATATGATTAGTATCATGCGTGTAGTAAGTAAATCTTTAGAGGACAAAGTGTCGTCTCAAGAATTTATGGAATGGTTTGTGTCATTTTTTGCAGGAAAAAAAGCTGCAACGGTCAGTAACGTATATAATATGGCGGCAGGTGCAGGATCTGCACGTAAAGATGCGGTTGTAAAGCGGCTCATCGAATTGGATAAAAGCTATGACGATTATTTCTTTGACAGGAATCCAGATCAAAACATAGCATAATTTTTGGAGGTAAAATTATGAAGAAAATTGATAAAATAAAAAAAGAGTTGTATGGCAATGTGTATTCTGTTACAGAACTTGATAATTTAATGGCAGAAAAGGGATTCACACAGATAGAATCAGACGATCAGGCCGAAGATGGCGTAATCAAATATACGAATTGTAAACTGCAGCTTTGGATAACCGTGGATCGTGACACAGATAGCGATGTTCTTGTGACAGATATTAAGAATGTAACTAAGGTTAGCGGTGTGGCTACGAAAGTAGATCCGTTCCACAGCTTTGATGATTTGAATAAAGTGTTATCTTATTTCTGGAATCATGAACAGTATCATCATTGGTTATGCGGGAATCTTATGGTATCGTTTGGCAGACGTGTGGGTGACACATTATCGCTAGGATGGTCAGATTTGTTTTTGGCGAATGGAGATTATCGGGAGCGCCTAATAACACTTCAGGAAGAGAAAACCGGAAAAGTAGTGGGTGTGAGAATACATGATTATGCAAAAGAATGCATCCAGAAGTACTGTGAAAAAATAAGTATTAGACCTATGGAACATTATCAGGAATCGATATTTTCTATTAAAGATGCAGCTTTTAGAGCGGCGTTGAAGAAAGCGGTAGCTGAAGTAGGGCTGACTTATCCAGTTAGTACACATAGTTTTCGAAAGTTTTATGGAAATATGATGTACAAACTTCACCCACAAGATGCCGATGCGCTATCCATTGTTCAGTCAATGTTTGGCCATTCAGATCCTAATATCACTAAAGGTTATATTGGTGCGATCGATGAAAAGATTGACAAATATAATGTGGATTATGCGGAATATTTAATAGATTCTTCTAAAGGTAAAGAGGTTGCATTTAAAAATACACCTATATACTCGCTTAAATCTGACGATATCAGGAATATTATTAGCATAGCATACCAGCTTGGAAAACAAGATAATCACATATCTGAAATAGACGATATCAATTATCTGTTATCACTTGTGGAAGAAAAGCGAGTGATATGATAAAATAGGGAAAAAGAACCGATGAATGATTGATTTTAAGAGGTACTCTATGCTAAAAGAACCAGATTTTATGAACGAACCAATTCCTTATAAATGGACAGACCAGGATATTATAGATGAATATCTTAGTTATCGTGATAAGCGAAAGGTAGGAAGAATATATGGGATTACGACCAAAGAAGTGAATCAGATATTAAAAAGAAATGGAGTGATATAATGAAGTTTTCGCGCGGTGATACTTGCTATATCCTTGAGAATAATATGAGAGTTAAACCTGCCAAGGTGATTAGTAGGAGTGGTGATTTTTATACTATACAATTGGTTGGAACGTGTGGAGCAATCAGGCTGAAAGGAAGTCGATTGTTCAAAACAGAACAAGAAGCTATAGAAAGCAGAAAAGAAGTAAGACAAAAAAGTAATATTCAACTGGAAAATCAATATGGCTATGTTGATGTTTTTGAAGGAAGACGTACTAACAGAACTCCATATGAATGGTAAAAGACGATACAGTTTATTCTGCATCGTCTTTATCTTTTGGTAGAAATGAAATGTCAAGATTGATTTGTAGGGCTTTGCACATTTCAAGTAGAGTGCTATATTTTGGGTTTGCAGTTTTGAAAATTTGACTGATACTTTGTTGACTCCTGTTCATCATTACTGCAAGTTCCTTCATTTGTATATTATTTAGTGTCATGATTTTTCTTATTTCGGCAAGTAACTCTTGCCCATTTCTATATTCCATGATAGACCTCGAAATTAATATTTATATTGATTATACAATGTGAATAAGGAATAAACAATATATATAGGATAATTTTGTACATTTTTAAACAATATATATATTGATTAAACAATGTAAATATTGTATAATATATTATATCAAAACAATTAGGTTAAGAAAGGAGGATGCGTACATGAAGTATAGACAATTTGATGTCGTACTAGTAGATTTTGGTGACGATGTAATTGGTTCAGAACAGGGCGGTATTCGGCCTGCAATTATTGTTCAGAGTGACGATGGGAATATTCCAAGTTGCTCAACAGCCTTAGTTATGCCGTTCACAACTTCAATTAAAAGTTTGTATCAGCCCACGCATACTCTGTTTAAGAAAGGAAAAGAGAAAGGGCTGAGATGGGATTCTACGTTGCTTGGAGAATGTATGAGACAAGTATCGGAATTAAGGATGATTAAGTACTTAGGGAAGATTGTGGATTTAGAAGAACAAAATGAAGTTTGGCGAGTATATAGGGCAGGATTTTGGGGAAAATCTGCACGTACACAATAAATATAAGGACGGTGATTAATTTGAAATTAATAGAAATGACTATTGAAGAGGCATTGACATTTGCTAAAGGAAACAAAAATGAGAAAGTTCTTGTTGCTGTATATGATCTAGAAGATCAAAAAGGTATTGCTGCATTTTCGCAAAAGGATCAACAGGAATGCGAGAATATTATTAAAGAGGCCGAAACAGTTGCGGCGCTTTGTGACAATTTTATTAATGGATTGCGATGTTTTACAGCGAAACAAGATATACAAAAAATAAGATGTGTTGGGAAAATGAGCACGATACTGATTCATAATGATAGAACCGAACATGAGTTCTAATTTTGGGATTGACACGAACGTGTGTTCGGTTTATTATATATCCAGGACACAAAAAAGACCCGTCCTCAAACGGTGTTGGCGCACCTCGGACGAGTCATTTACATAGCATAGCTGAACGCTATACATTATTCATATTACATATTTTTCAAAATGTAGTCAAGCGATTCAGCTAATAAAATTCCAAAATATACAAATTTAAAAAGAGAATATATAGTCAACAAGGATCGTTGGCGCAATTGGTGAGCGCATCCGGCTCATACCCGGGCGGTTCAGGGTTCGAATCCCTGGAGATCCATTGTGTTTTTGCTATGCAAAATTTTAATGAGAGAGGACGTGGTAGAAATGGACTACATGATTGTAAGTCCTAACAAATCACTGTATATAAGGTTAGTTAATGGAAGACCGGTCACATGTTCTAAACCTTATTTGCAGCGTTTTGAGTATTCAAAAGCAAGAAATATTTTGGATAGTCTTCCTAAAACAATGAAGAAATTCCAATTTAAGGTAGAGCCAATACCAGAAATATCTCTTCCACCTAAAGGGAAAGAAAGTAAAGTCGCTCCTACAATGAAATCAATGGAAAAGGCTTATATAGTACCAGAAGAAGTGCAGAGATGGCTGGATCGAACGAGAGAATGTAACGGTTTAGCGAAGGATGCTAGTGAGCGAAAGACAGACTTAGTGCAAAAGCTATCTAATGTGGAGAAAGAGCTTAGTAATTGCCTGCATGAAATTGAACTGTCAGCTAATAAAAATGCCTGCAATGGATATAAGGAATACAGGCGACTCAAAATGATTTTAGAAAGAAGAAGAGTGGTAAAGGATGAATTGAGTGTGTTGGATTCAATTCTAACAAGTAATTTGCAAAGTATGGCTACAGATCGAATAGAAAAAGTAGTAAATGGGCTTGGAAAAAGAAAATTCAAATTTCGAGATGTTGAATTAGAAGATATTTACATAGCGGAGGGTAAATGAAATGGAGATTATGTGTGTGACAGAACAATATTATAGGAATAATGCGGAAAAGCTACATAAGATGGTTGATTCGATTATAAAGAACTTCGGAGGTATTTCTGACAAAGATGTTGATGATTTTTACTCTCTAGCAAATGAGGTTTTTTGGATTGCTGTCAATGACTATGATGGCACTGGAAATTTTTCGGGATTCTTATATTCGAGATTGCTTTTAAAAATTAAAACAATGATTACAAGCAGAAACCGAATGAAAAGATGTGACAGTGAATTGATTAAAAATGAAGATGGAAGCGTGGAAAAAAGGTATTATAGTCCAATATCTTTAGATACAAAAATCGGCAATGAATCAGAAAGCACGACTCTAGGAGAGATTATCCGGTCTGATTTTGATCTAGAAAAAACAGTGATGGAAGGTCATCAAAATCAGGCGATGGCTTACCTTGATAACTTACCGAAAGTTCAAAAAAGAATTGTTCTTTTTCTTGTTAGCGGATACAAACCATGCGAAATTAGAAAAAAATTACATATAAGCGAAAAGGAATATGCAGATCATATGATCGGGATTCGTTCATATGAAAATACCAGTATTTTATTTATGTAGATTTGGAGGGCGGGAAAAATGGAACTTAAACTTGTTCGTGATAAGACAAAAAAGGATACATATATGTGCTGTACGCTTTTAAATATGTTTAAACGAGGAGATCTTAGAAAAGATCATCCCCTACAAAGGAAAAGTGGAAGATGGCGGACAAATGCAAGAGATGGATTTATTGCTACAGTGATTAAACAAGAGGATGTTGATTCGATCAAAATATGTGAACAAATTCGCGAAGATAAAGTCATTTTATGGCTGATCGATGGAATACAACGGTTAACAACACTTGAAAATTATAAAAATGGAATTTTCAAATTGGGTAAAACTGTGGAATTTCCTATTGTTTATTATCAGGTTGCCAAAACAGATAGCAATGGAGAGGTTGTTACTGATCAAAACGGAGGACTGTCATATGATATCCGCGAGTTCGACTTACGCGGAAAGGCATATAAAGATCTGCCGGTACAGCTTAAGGAACACTTTGATAATTTTCAGATTGATGTTGTCAAGCATTTGGATTGCACTGATGAGGAAGTGGGATATCACATCCGCAGGTATAATCGGCAGTCTACAATGAATGCCAATGAGGTTGGAGTGACATACATGGATGACGTAGCAAAATATGTTAAACCAATTGCGGACAATAATAAATTTTTTAAGGATTTTGGTGCGTATAAAGAATCTGAAAAGCAGAACAGCACTATATATCGTATTGTTGCGGAGTCTATTATGGCAATGTTTTATCTGGATGACTGGAAAAAGAAAACTGAACAGATGAGCAGGTTTTTAAGTAGTCATGCCACAACTTTAGAGTTTAACATCCTGAATGATAATCTGAACAGATTACAAAAACTTGTAACGGAAGACAACTATGTACTATTCAATGCAAAAAATTCATTTATCTGGTTTGCTTTATTTGAGCGGTTTAAGAAATACGGTGTAGAGGATGAAAGATTTGGAGAATTTTTATCGTGCTTCGCGAGGGAATTATATCAGAAAAAATTGCCAGAATTTGATAATTCATCATTTGAAGATATTGATTCACAAAGAGGGACAAAAGACAAGAAAATAATAATTCAGAAGCTGAATATATTAGAGACATTACTCAAAGAGTTTCTTGGTGTATCTATAACTGATGATAAATACGTCAGTGACGATGAAATAGATGTTCTGGAATTTGTAAGAAGTAATGTTAATCCAGCAGTTACTCCGGATGATATCGACGACTATTATAGTATGCTAGATGTTTATGATATCGATAAAACATCAAGGTTGCTTGATTGGCAAAACGAGCCATCACTAATTTCTTTAATCGCATATTCATTTCTTAATGATGTTGATCTGGATGAATGGATTAAAGATTACTTCAAACGTAATCATCAATATATTACGGATCAAAAAGAGAATTATATACATATGAAAAAAGATTTATCTGAATACTTGCAGCTTCAACAAGAGATGGCTGTTTAGTAAATAGAAAAATAATAAAAAGAAGAGGAGAAAAATTATGTGTAATTTTATGAGTGCTATCGTATTAAAAGGAAAGAATGTATTGGCTCCAATATATAATCAGAGTCATTCAAGAATGATTGAAAAATTAGGGCTTGAAGATGATAGTTTTAATGCGAGAAAAGTCTTTGTTAGGGCTGAATTACGACCATATGACGGTGATTTGTTGTCTGATATTGACAAATGGCAGTTTGTTGTTGATCAAGATGTAGTACCGGATTGGTATGAAACTGATTCAGGAAAGTATGAAGAAAGAGTTCGTGCAGACGTGAAAGAATGGGTGTCAAAGAACATTGTTGAAATATGTGGACAGCCCTGCACCAAGTTAAAGGAAGAGAATGGCAATACATATTATCATACATGCCTTCCCATTTTTGAGTCCAAGTTTGGCAACACAAATAACTATACAAAATCAGTCATTCGAGATCGATTACTTGAGGGTGATTTCGTTAAAAGGCTTCAAAAGAAATATGGCGATGCTCTTGTACCGGTAACCATGAATTTGACATCCCTGGATGGTTTAAAGGATTATGGTACGATTACTGATATTGTAGGCATTCCCGATCTGGATTTATATCGCGAGTGTAGAGAAAACATTTTTGCTGGAGATCAGTGGTGGTGGCTTTCCACACCCGATTCAACTCCCTCTGGTTATGGCTCTTCCTACGTCCAGTACGTCTACGGTGACGGTTGCGTGTACTACGACGATTGCGATTGGGGCCGGGGTGTGCGCCCGTTTTTTATCCTTCCATCTTCAATCTCTGTATCTTTTGAGTAGAGTATATCAACGTCAGTACATGGCGTAGGGAAAAATCTCTACGCCTACCTTTTGAGACATTGCTGAAAGGAGTGTGATCGCTGCCGTTGGCTGGGAAAACTTTGGAAGTAATATCAAAATCAATAGACTTAATGAAGTATACATATACCGTTACAAGTAACAGAAAGAGATATCCAAATAAGTTTATTATTTTGATTCAGGAAATGCAAAAGACAAGCATGGCTATTTATAAATACCTAATGAAAGCCAATAGATTACAGTTACAACTTAATACAGAAAAAGACGAACGACTCAGGCTACAAACTGAGGCAATAACATTGTGCGATGAACTTTCATGCTTAGTACAGTTATCAATGGAACTAAATTTAATTGGAAGTAATACAGTTGAATTTTGGCAAAATAAGATTTCTGATATTAAATATATGACTATTGCATGGCGAACTAAAGATCGAGCACGATGATATTACATATTATTAGGTTGTCTATTGTATGGCTCTTCCAACGTCCAGTACGTCAACGGTAACGGTAACGTGAACTACAACGATTGCAATTGGAACAGGAGTGTGCGCCCGTTCTGGGATGGAAGGTGTAATAAAGTAGGAGGAACACCGAAATTAGAACCCCATCATCAAAAGAATAGGCAACCTTTCCCGTCTAGGAATAGACGGGATAAATACAAAGGGTTACAAAAGAAAAGATATCATATAAGAAGATAGGTTGCTATGGATTTTGAAGACGTAATTAATTTTGAAAATTTATATAGAGCATATAAGAAGTCTAAACGAGGAAAAGGCTTCAACCAGAGTCGCTTAAAATTTGAAATGGCAGCGCTTGACGGTATTTTACAATTAAAAAAAATGTTAAAACAAAAAACTTTTACTGTATCACCATATAATCAATTTAAAGTTTATGAACCTAAGGAGAGGATTATTGAAGCAGGTTCATTTAAGGATAAGGTTATTCAACATAGTCTTTGCGATAATGTTTTGCTCCCAACGTTAAAAAGTGAATTTATTCAGACTAATGTTGCCGGACAAATTGGAAAAGGAACTAATTATGGTTTGGATTGTTTAAAAGCTCATATGTTATTAGCTTATAACAAGTACGGATATGATTGCTGGATTGTTAAAGCAGATGTCACAAAATACTTTTATCGCATAGATCATGAAATCCTTAAAGATATTGTTCACTATTTTATTCCAGATGACGATATATGGTGGCTTTGTGAAAAGTTTATAGATAGTACTTCAGGAATAGGTTTACCGCTTGGAAATCAAGTGACCCAGGTGATGGCTTTGTTATATTTATCAGGATTAGATCATTTTATCACTGGGGAATTAGGTGTGAAGTATTATGGAAGGTATATGGACGACTTCTATTTAATTGTAGAAAATAAGTCGTATGCTATGTATTGTTTACAAGCAATTCGAGAGTTCATAGATAGTTTGAATCTTGAACTTAATGGTAAAACACAAATTATACCTTTCAAAAATGGTATCAAATATTGTGGTTTCCATACATATGTGACACGGGATGGAAAATGTATTCGGAAGCTTACAAATGAGAAAAAACGAGCTGCAAAAAAGAGATATAGAAAAATAGCCAAGCTAGTTGTAAGTGGAAAGTTATCAAGAGAAAAATTTGACGAGTCTTATGCAGCTTTTAAAAATCACATTTCATTTGGAAATTGCATTAAGTTTGGATATGAGCTTGATAGAATGATTAACGAGATTTTTATGGAAAAAGAGCCTATCACTCAATAATATATTGAGACTACTTTATAGATCTTGCGCTATCGTCCCTTTCAGGGTCCAACCGAGATTATTTATATCATTCGTAGGTTGTGTTGTTGTATGACAAGATGAATTGTAGATGAAAGGCTCTTCATAATGTAAGACACATTTGCGTGAAAAAACTGACGGATTTTATAAAAAAATAACATGAAATTGTGACACGATAACTAGAGGCGACAATATGGAAACATTTGAACATGATAAAAGATTAATATACATTATTAGATTTAATTCATGTCCGCATTGCGGAGAGGATTATTTTCTTTCTATACTTACTATCAAAAAAAATAAAGAGATTCCTTGGGAGGCACACATTTTATGCCAATCCTGCGGTAATCAAGGACCTATTTTTTACGGCAAGTCAGAAAATGAAGCGAGAAATAAAGCTATATTTGAGTGGGGGATTTGTAAGATGAAGGAGGAAGATCCATGCAGGAATTAGAGAAGATTTTGGGAGAGATAGACGAAACGATAGAAAGGTATGGAAAAAATCCGTATATAGACGAAAAAGTAACCGATCTTTGCTATGGGATGAATCTAGCGAAAGATATCGTCCGTAAGCACCTATCTCGTGAAAATGCCACGGAAATCACGAGATCGTCACGAGATAATGAAGTCACAGAATACTGCCCACATTGTGATCGTGAAATAACCGTTTTGTGGGATGTGGAACAGGAGGGTTACCAGATATTCTGCCCAAATTGCGGAGAAACAATTATGCTGTGCAGTATGTGCGATCGTGAGCCTTGCGACTGGACAGAAAAAGGGTGCAAGTATAGCGATGAAAGGTATGGCAAGAGAAAGGAGCAGAAATGAAGCAGATACATAAGATCATAGCCCTGATATCCGTCCCATTCCTGCTTACTGGATGTGGGACAGAACAAACAAAACCAGCGCCAGAGCCGATCGAGATACAGATCCCGGAACCCTGCCGTTATGGTTTTGTAATGATAAGAACACCAGAGGGTAATGAGACAATGTACTCCAGCAGCATAGACATCCAGAACGATGGCAGGGACGGGAAAGCGATCTATATAGTGCTGGACAAAGGAGCAAAGTAAAGAGGTGGGGTAATATGAATTATTATATCAGCGATCTTCATCTATTTCATAAAAATGTTACGATGGATGGTAATAATTTTGATGATAGACCATTTGAAAATTTGGATAAAATGCATGAAACGATTAAAGAAAATTGGAATAGTAGAGTAACAGGATCTGATCATGTTTATATCTTGGGTGATATGTGTTGGCGACATGATGAAAGTGCCATTTCTTTGGTAGCGCAACTCAAGGGTCAAAAGTCACTAATCCTTGGAAATCATGATCAACCGAAGGATCAGAGATACCGACAGCTATTCAATGAGATTGTTTCATATAAAGAATTAGATGATGTGATTGATGGGAAGAGATATGGAGTGGTGTTATCACACTATCCGATTGCATTCTGGAATCATCAACATAAATATACCAGAGATGGTAACGAACATAAACGGTGGTCAATTCAATTATATGGGCATGTTCATAACTCAGTTGAAGAAGATATATTCAGAGAGTTTTTAGATGGATTAAATACAAAGCATGGAATCACATGTGAAGCTTATAACGTCGGATGCATGATGAATTATATAGAATATACTCCAAGAACGCTGAAGGAAATTAGAGAAAGTTGTAGAGGTGCTTTATGAAAAGATTATTGAGAGAAGAGGATGTTATCAAGGCTGTTGATGAGCATACAAACGATGATGGGTACTTAGACGATGACATTACATGTATATTAGAAGAAGTTCCGACCGCTAATCAGGATTATAATTTTGTGAAGTGGTTGAGAGACAGAGAAAAAGAGACAGAAGAATACTGGAATATTTATGATGATGAACAAGCATTTGGACAAATGATGGCTTATACCAATGTTTATGGGTATCTTTGTTCGCACGGAATTATCGGAGGTGAAGAAGAATGATGTGGTTAGCATATGCCTCTGCTTGGATTGCGACATCAGCGGCAGTTATTGCAGGAATCTATTTGACTGGATCGACATGGTGTTTATTAGCATTGTTTATACCGGCAATGATTAGAGTAACACACAAAGATGATGACAAAGATAATGATGAAAATAAAGAATATAAAGATGTATGAATCTTTACTTTCATCGGGATTTAGACACAATATATAGAAGTATAAAATAATAAAAACACAATATAAAGTATAGGAGGAAACGAAAAATGATGAACAATATGTTAAATGGAATGTTTGGGAAGGTTGCACCTGGAATGTGCAGGTTGTCTATGAACGGAGGTATTGCGGTTAAGACCAGTAATGGATATAAAACCTATAATATGAAGACTGGAAGACTAACGAACTGTGACAGCTTCGTATTTAATATTGGGGAGGAATTTTTCTTTGTAATTCCAACAAATAAAGCAGAACCGGGCGATATTCTTCTGGTGGCCGGCAAACCCAAATGTGTTATCGAAGCAGAGAAAAATAAGCTGACGGTTATTAACTATGAAGATTCCACGGTTGAAACAATTCTTCCAGAACGCCACGTATTTATGGGGAATACATACTTTTATGGAAAAATTGTATCCATGTTTGGTAGTGATCTTATCAAAGGGAAGAAAGGCACGAATAAAATCATGCAGTATATGATGATGTCCGAAATGATGAAAGGCAATTCCGATAATTCAGGAAATGGAATGAATACAATGCTTCCGCTTATGATGATGGGCGGGAATATGGGAAGTATTTTCGATGGCTTGTTTGACTTTTATGACGGCGAGGAAGATAAAGAAGTAGAAGAAAGTGAGGAAGAATAATTATGGGCAGTGGTACATGGACAAGAGATGCATTTACAACTTATTCAACAACAATAAAGGGAATGTCAGTTGATTCAACGGGATCTATTTCTGGTTCTTATTCAAACCAAGAAATGTTTAAGTCAAGAGGCTTAGATCCGGCGCTTGATCCGAAAAATGCAATTAGAGAATGTTGCGATACGGATGAACATCCAAATACAATTCCTGTTATTTTGGCACTTGATGTTACAGGAAGCATGGGTCAGACAGCAGTTGAGGTGGCGAAGAAACTTAATGTTATCATGACAAAACTCTATGAGGAAGTGACAGATGTTGAGTTTATGATTATGGGAATCGGTGATCTGGCTTGTGATAGTGTTCCGATTCAAGCGTCTCAGTTTGAATCAGACATTCGTATTGCTGAACAGCTTGATAAAATTTACTTTGAGTTTGGTGGCGGTGGTAATGATTATGAGTCATATACAGCTGCATGGTATTTCGGATCGCGCCATACAAAGCTGGATTGCCTGAATCGTGGCAAGAAAGGAATTATCATTACGATGGGCGACGAGCAACTTAACCCATATCTCCCGATTAGTGGTAGATGCTGTGGGTTATCAATGGCACTCGGCGATAATCTGCAGGCAGATATTGAGACAAAAGATTTGTATGAAGAAGCCGTTAAGAAATTTGACATCTATCATTTAGATGTAAACCATGGACGTAGATGGGATGAAGATTCTATCGAAAGGTCATTTAAAAAGTATCTGGATGATAATCATTTCCGACGAGTTACGATGGACAGCATTGTAAATGAGATTGTCGATATTATCGTAAGTGCGTCTGAAAACCAGAATATAAGTGAGAATAGTGTACAGGTAGATAGCAACGGAGCTATCTCTTGGTAGAGTAGAATAAAGGAGTTGTTATTGTATGAGAAATATTAAAATTGTCATCGGGGCAAACTTTGGTGATGAAGGAAAAGGATTAATGACCGATTATTTTTGTCATCAGGCAGAGCAACGTAATGAAAATTGTATTGTTGTTTTGCATAATGGCGGAGCGCAGCGAGGGCATACAGTAACAACTCCTACTGGCATTAAGCATATCTTTCATCATTTTAGATCTGGTACATTTTGCGGGGCAGATACATATTGTTCCAAGGATTTTATTCTTAATCCTATGATTTTTTCTCAAGAGTTTGACGAACTAAAAGTATTAGGATATGAGCCAAAAGTTTATATTCACCCGCTATGTAAAATCACTACCCCTTTTGATATGATTTTGAATCAAATTATTGAAGAGCATCGGTCTGGTAATCGCCACGGAAGTTGTGGCGTTGGAATATATGAAACGCTTTTAAGAACGAAAGAAAATAGATACTCGATATTTTTTGGTGAGTTACTTTTCTTAACTGATGAACAAATAAAAAAACGTCTTCAATTAATTCGAGATGAATGGATGAGGGTAAGATTCAAAACAGAAGATATAGAATTTATCTCTGAAGAATGGTCGAATGTTATTAATAGTTCATCTTTAATAGATCATTATCTTGCGGATTTGAAATTTATGAAAGACGTTTCTATGAAAGCAGATGACGGTATCTTATCTCATTATAAAAATATCGTGTTTGAAAACGGGCAAGGTCTGTTGCTTGATCAGAATAATACTAACTATTTCCCCCATCTTACGCCAAGCAATACTGGTATTCAAAACCCATTAAAAATAATTTCTAAATCTTTTCCAAATAGGAATAATTTAAGAATTGAAGCTTGCTATGTAACACGGACATATCTGACCAGGCATGGTGCGGGACGATTAGATAATGAGTGTAAAAGAGAAGATATTAATAGAGATATGTTTGACCATACAAATCTTCCGAATCCACATCAAGGAACATTACGATACAGTTTTATAAATGTTGACGAATTGATGCGAAGGATATCTAAAGATGTACAAATCATATACAAGCAATATCCTCATAATTTAAGGTGTTCATTGGCGATAACGCATATTAATGAGTATATTGATGATGATATATGGAATATGAACTATGTATACGAAAAAGTGTATTTAGGATATTCAGAAATACGAAATGATATTCATGAAAGAACACAGGTAAGCGGGGTACAATAGAAAAGTACGTAATGAAAAGAGAGGGTGATAAAAAATGAAGGCATATATAGTAAGTAGCTCAGAAAATGGTATCGACAATATTGATGGCGCTTATTTCCTTATCACAGAAGAGGGTGAACTTTTGGCAACTCATTGGTGTTCAAATAAATCATATGCATTAGGAGATTTATATACTCATCGAAAAGAAAGAATAAAGAAATTTGAAGATATATTTGGGGAATTTTCGGTTGATTATTTGGGAAATGATGAGATGACGTGGGAAGAACTCTTGAGAAGAAACAAAAAGTTCTATAAAGAAGAAAACTTATAAAATCCGAATTTCGTGAGGAGGTATTTTTTATGCAAGACGTTGTATTAACAATACTAATTGTTGTATTAACCATATGTTTGATATTTCTTATTATCTTGGATTTAAAAAATACGAACACTGCGAAAAATCAGATAAGAATATTAAACGCAATCATTGATTATCAAGATGATTGTGTAAGGAAAGATATGTATAAAGAAGCAATGAATGTAACAATTCAAGATAAAGAAGATTACGATAAAACATTTTGGAGATTATGGGATTGGGGATATACCAGAATTCTTCCGAAAGATAAGTTTGAAATTATTAAACCGTATATCAAGTAATATGTGAGGTGATAATTCATGGATGTACATGTAGACAGTAAGTTGTGCAAAGATATCATTCTTCTGTGTAAAAGAAAATACAATACAGAAAAATATCCCACGTTATTGGATGCGTTAAATGCATATTACCATCAAGAGTATGGATGTGAAGACGTTGAGGTGGATTATAAATTTGCCAATTTTTTGTTCATCAAACCCACACTTATGTATTGTTTAAACCAAAATAATTTATATTCATTTTTGAATAACGGATTATTTGAAGATACATATGAAGAAAGAAATAATCACTTAACTAATTTCGATGAAGTTTTATTCTTTAGGATGGTTAGATGGATATGCCTTCTACAAGTTAGATATCAAAATGAATTCGGTAGATGGCATTGGATTATAGCCTTATCGGAGTACGAAGGTAAAGACATTATAAAATGAAAGAGAAATTTCTTTCAAAAATCGAGAATATATTAATAGGTGGTGCTACGAAGCTAGTTCACTGCAGGGCGGTGCGAACCGGTAGCTTAATGATCCTGAGGCTGGAAGTATAAATGACCAAGGAAGCGGGTTAGGCTTCATATCCGGTGAGAATGAGAGTGATAATTTATACGAACAATCAAAGACGCCACCATAATATTATTAACTAATTGAATGTGAGGAGGATGATGAATGAGTTACAGTAGTTTATATGTTATAGACAAAAAGTTTTATGGAGAAAACGCCGCTGATTTTAGAAATTCATGGCTGTTTTCTCCGATTATATGGAATGTTTTATCCGAAAAATATTTGCCTAAGAAATATGGCATGACTCAATCCGTGATCGGATTGGATGGAACTAAAGTGTGGAATGAAATCAACGATATTATGAATAGTTCTGACAACACATGTGAGCGTATTTGTTGGGAAATGACAAATCAATGCGTATTTTTTACGAAAGACAAAAAGTGTGTTTCTGAAAGCATTTTAGAGTTTGTAAATACTCACAAAGAATATGAAAAAGGCGATGATGGATTAGGGGCATTGGAAAGAGAACATACCATTGAAAGGTTTAGCGAAATATCAGACTCAATTATGAGTATTGATGAGAGGCAGCATCCTTATTTTGTATTTAAAAATTCTTCATGCGATGATGAGGTGGAAAGGTGGTTTGCTAAATATGATAGCGAACTGGATGAATATGTACCATCCAGATTAAAAGATTTTCCAGAACTGGTTACTGAATTTGTTGTTATTGAAAACGGAAATATCAGAGAGTTTATCGGAAATGACAAGTTTCCGTATGAAAATGTAGGTGGTTTATAATGGGGGGGGGTAAACAAATCTCGATTATAAAAGTGATGAACTGAAGAAAGGCGCATTTCATCTGAAAATAAACACAATATATGCGAATAAATAAAGTTATTAGATACAACATATAAGGGAATAAGGAATGTCAGAAAGAGTAATTAATACATGGCGGGATCCATATGATGAGGGATTCTCGACGTGTAGACCAAAGCAAATAACAATTAAAGCTGGACTTACAATTCTTGTTGGCTGTAATGGATCTGGAAAAACAACACTTCTTCATAATATCCAAAGTGAATTGAAAAAAGAAAATATACCGTGTCATTTATTTGATAATCTCCATGACGGAGGATCAAATTCGAAAAGTATGGCTGCATTTGAAGAAGATTGGGCATTTGTCGCAACAAGTATGGCTTCTTCTGAAGGCGAAAACATTAATATGAATATTGGCGGTTTGGCTAAAAAATTAAAAGAGTTCATGGTAACTGGTCGTATTAGTGATAGATTTACTCAGATTGGAGATGCATTTGCTAGATTTTCTGGTGAAAAAGAATACGAAACACCGAAAACAAAAGAAAGATGGCTGCTGTTAGATGCAATAGATTCTGGTTTTAGCATTGATAATGTGGTTGAAACCAAGGATTTCTTTAAAATGGTTATTAATGATTTTGCTGATCATGGGTACGATTTATATATTGTTGCATCTGCGAATGAATATGAGTTAGCAAACGGTGAAGATTGCTTTGATGTAATGAATGGAAAATATATGCAGTTTGCGAATTATAATGATTTCAAGAAGTTTATTTTAAGAAGCAGAGAAAAGAAAGATAAAAGGTATAAGTAAACCCCTATAGTTATAAATGTAGTGAAAGTTGCGTGATTTACTATAGACTTACATGTGTTCAAATGGCACGAAGAATAGCTGATTTACCAGAGAGGAAGTGATAAATATATCAGCAAATTTAGAATGGAATGTATTTTACTATAACTTTAATGCAAAAGAAATTAAGGTTTCAAACGTCTTCAAACATGGTCGATATAGAAATGATGTAGAAGATCTGTTATATAAATGTACGGATATAAATGATTTCTCGGACAAACTGAAAAGCATTACAGCGTATTATTTCTGGTCTAAATGTGAATGGGAGACTGTCATTCATCCGTGGGTTGGTGATGATAAAGTTGCAAAGAAAATCGATGTGTTCTGGCAGTTAAAAAGTAACTGGGATCGATTTGTTGAGTATGTATGGGAGATGAGATAAATGGGATTAATTGTTTATAATAATAAATATTTTTGTGAACATAGAATGGAATGTCCATATAAATATTGCCCTTGGAATCATAAAGGCGTAAATGTAAATAAGACAGATTTTTCTCGATATCAAGAAGAAATATATAAGCAAAATTGGTTTCATTTACCAGAGAATAATGATGATGCTGAGTTTTGCTGTGCATATATGGATTTATAAAAGGTTAATTTCATGAGGTGGATTTATGACTGATATAGAAAAATTTAAAAAATTATTTGATGAAATGGGAATCAAATATTGCTATGAGGAAAATAGTAAAATAAATTGTGTAACTTTAGAGATTGATGAAGGATATATTTATATGTCATATGGTAATGTAGTAAGAATCAATTTTAAACTAGATACTGGGAAGTTTACAGAATTTGAAGCGTGGGGAGAATAAAATATCTTTTTCAAATGGGAGGTGGTAATAAAAATGTCAGTATTAAAATCAGAAGATGGCAAAGATCTCATGGTGTCATGTAGTTGTGGGTGTGGTAATGGTGTTCACATCAATATAAAAAAGGATGATGGCGAATACGCATGGGTGACATATATGAATAGTAATTGGTATCGCGATCAGAATAAAAGAATTTTATATATTGTCCGTGACAAACTAAAAAAAATATGGGCAATTATCAGAAGTAAAGATTTCTATTATTCTGAAATACTTATGACCCGAAAAGATTTTGAAACTTTTAGAGAATATATAAATGGAGTTGAATAATGATAAAAATTGGCGATAATGTCATTACTTATGATGGTAAAAAATATGGATGTATTGTCGAAATGTGGTATGGCGTTATAGATGAGTGTATAAAGGTGGGGCTTGTTGCGCAAGATGGACGTTCATATATTTATCGTGTTGATGAACTAGAAAGAATTGATGAGGAGGATAATCAAATGACAAAGCTAACAGGATATAAACAGGTGGCAGCGATTGAACAGGGATATTCTAAATACTACTATGCAATTTTTGATGATGGCAGAAAGTATTATCCAGGAGATAAAGTAATCGTATCTGGTGCTGCCGATGGGGTAGTTCACACAATTTCAGAGATTATTGATCCCGAAGAAGCTTCTATTAGGATGGGAAAGAAAAGTATTACAGCAGAGATTATTGCATATGTAGATACTTCTGCATACGATGAGCGTGTTGCAAAACGTAAAGCAGCAGATGAACTAAAGAAGAAGATGGATCGAGTCATTAAAGAAATGGACGAGAATAATAAATATGAAATGTATGCAGAAAGAAATCCAGAACTGAAAGAAATGCTTAATACTTATAAACAACTTGTAGTATAGATCACAGAATAATTAATTAGAGGAGGAACATTTAATGGGGATCAATGTAAAACCAATGGGAAGACTGAGAAAAGATTTTAAGAGGATTGACAGGATGAATGAAGAAGAGCAGAAAAGGGTAAGAAATGCCCTCAAGGGGAAAGATAAAAAATAATTATTAATGAAGAAAACCTACTACAAATGAATAGCAGGTTCTCTATATAATTCCTCATTCTAAGCCCTTGGGACAAAGCTAATGTCTGGACTTAATGGAAAGCACTCCTTTTATGTTGATTTCCGTGTATTTGGGTTTGTTCTTGTAGACTATATACACTATCCACAAGCTTACACCCCACGGTGTGTAGGAGATAATTTCCTTAATGATGTCAAAAATATCTTGCATGTCCCACCTCCCTTCTGCAAAGAATTTGCTTTTGGTGAGGAAGCGCGAAATGCGCAAAAGAATATAGAATTGGGGAGAATCTCATCACATCACATGATATCCTGTGGTGTGACTACAGTTTATGAGTTGCAGAGAGGGTACAACAGCCACGGTTGTACAACGTGGCTCCTCTGTTACTCGATTATATCATAATTCAATAGTAAATTAAATAAGCAGCCTGCGTAATTGGGAAAGGAAGCAAGCTGCTAGGAGTGTAACGTATGTGGTTGTCATAAGTTATGAAAGATATTCTAAAGTAAAGTCGTCGCTTAGTCAAGCACATTATCCATTTTAAATAAGAAGAAATAATGCTTTCATTCGGTAGTCATGAATGCCGTATGTAAGCAATAAAACTGAATACTATTACGGAGGAAGTAAAGTAATCCTAGGTAATAAGTGTGTACACACCTTGAAAAATCAAGGGATTGAACCATAATAATGAAAGCATTAGTTCAGGTAAAGGGCTAAGAGTTCTGAGTTTATGTGGTGGTGTTGAAACAGGATTGTATGCATTACAAAAACTTGGGATTCCGATATCTGAATATCATACATATGAGATTTTGCCAGAAGCAATAGCGGTGTCAAAATTTCATTATCCATTTATTGTGTATCATGGGGATCTATATGATGCAGATTTTAGTAACTATATTGGTTTTGATTTGTTATTAGCGGGTACATGTTGTCAATCTTTATCAAGAGTCAGAATAGAAGATAAAGGTGTGAATAATGGGCTTGCTGGTAAATCTAAGATTTTCTATAAAGCTGTTGAAGCTCTTCAAACTATTAATCCCAAATACTTTATGTTTGAAAATGTAATACCGTCATCTGATGACGACTTGCAAGAGATGAGTCGTTGTATTGGTGTTGATCCAATTCTTATTGATAGTGGAAAATTCTCAGCGCAAAGTAGAGAAAGATTTTATTGGACAAATATACCCCTGGGAGAACTTCCAGAAGAATCTTCGTTAGCATTAAAAGATATTATGGAAGACAGCGTAGATGAGAAATATTTTTATAAGAAAGATTTCCGGGTTATAGATATGGAAAAGCGTGTTTGCGGAGAATTATTAGTAAATACGATGGAGATGAATAAACGTATTTACAATCCGAACTTTAAGAGTTGCACTTTAACATGTATAAATGGTGGATATCACGAGAAAAAAGTTATGGATCATGGTCGCCCAAGAAAACTTACAGAAGTCGAATATGAGAGATTACAGGGGTTACCTGATGGATATACAGACGTGTTAGTCAACAATAGAAAACTATCGTATAGTAAGCGCTGCAGTTTAATGGGAAATGGCTGGAATGAACCAACAGTTGAATGGATTTTAAGTGGAATAAAAGAGAATACATAAATATGATGAATTGAATCTTTCATGCGAAGAAAGTGAGGTAATAATGGTTACATATACGAAGATTGAAACGCTCTTTAATAGAGATATGGAGGGTACTAAGAAATTAGTTGAGGGAGACTTTAGAAATGAGACAGTAGAGTTTCTGAAAGATAACGAGTGGGTTTTTACCGAAAAGATTGACGGGACAAATATTGGCATTGTCTGGGATGGGCATAAGGTGTCCTATCAGGGGAGAACTGAACGAGCGCAGATTCCGGCGCACCTTATGAATAAGCTGATCGAGATGTTTGGCGGTACAACAAATGAAGAACTGTTTGAGCAGAAGTTTGGCGAAACGTCAGTAATTCTTTTCGGAGAAGGATATGGCCCGAAGATCCAGAATGGGGAAGATTATCGTTCAGATGTTTCATTTATTCTTTTTGATGTCTATTTACCAGATCAGAATATATGGTTAAAGCGTGAGGCGATTGAGGATATTGCAAAAACATTTGGTGTCGATGCAGTCCCTATTGTGCTCACAGGCACACTTGAAGACGGTGTTGATTTTGTTAAAACATTTCCGAAGTCTACGATGGGTACTGCAAACATGGAAGGAATTGTGGGAAAGCCGAAAGTAGATATCTTGGATCGCATGGGAAGACGCATGATCGTAAAAATTAAGTGCTGTGATTTCAGATAGAAGAACTGTTTCATGGGAGAGAATTACATGAAGATATGGTTAGATGACATACGCCCATCTCCAAAGGGATATATGTGGTGCAAGAGTGTTAATCAGGTCATATGGTTAATTCAAAACGCAATTGAAGATATAGAAGTAATAGATTGTGATCATGATTTGGGGGATTATGCTTCAGATGGCGGAGACGGAATTAAGCTATTAGACTGGTTGGCTGAAAATGAATTGTATTATCCCATTAAACTCCATACTATGAATCCAGTTGGTAGAGCAAATATGGAGAGAATTATTTTGAGATATTGGAGGTAATATATGACACCTAGAGATTTATATGAATGGGCAGTAAAACACGATGTTCAAGACTGTGATATAGAGATTCAATATCGTGATGATGGCGGTTATTACGAAGGTACTACGGATGCGAGTTTGAATGAGATAGAAATTAAAAATACAAGTTACGGCAAAGTTGTTGTGCTTTGATAAAATACAATTTTCATACTATTTGGATTATGATAACAAATTCTCGAATCAAAGGACAAAAGTTGAATTCCTTGCTTAAAATATTTATAGCGGGTTTTTCCTTGAAGTGAATTTAGCGGAAGTAAAATCGCAAAGGGTTTATTAAAAGAATATAACCGATCAATAACTTTATCTTTAATACTAAATGGTGGATTACTGATAATAATATCCCATGATGAAGGCTCATATTTGAAGAAATCTTGTTCATCTTTCAAAGAACTTCTGATAGTTTTATATCCGAGTTCTTTAAGTCGTATATAAAATGCACTCCACTCTTCATCAAATGGGCACCATATTACTTTATCTTTTGGTAGGTATTTTATAATTGGATCTACCGCATAAAATGGAGTATATAATTCATTATCTGTTTTATTAGATGATAAATACCCAATATTTAATGACATAAATTGTACCTATAGTGCTGCGCAGCTTAACCATGGTACTATTTCCTTTCCGTATTTATTTCAAATGAAAATTGTAATTAAAGGTACCCCGTTTGCATCGGCGTATTTTTGTAAAGATTTATTGCCAAGAGATTTGATTGTTGAGAAACTGGTTACATATGAAAGAGAGCTGGTTTGAAGTATATATGAAGTGGAGTTGAATCATGAAATACATAGAGAATATTGTAATAGGCACTCCGATTGTTGATCCACAAGATATGTTTGCTAGTTCAGATGACGATTGGAACACCATAGAGAAAGAAAAAACTTATTACACAAATGAACGCTTTCTACCGCGTATTCTTGTAGATCTTGGTATGTATCCTTCAATAAGTGAAATTCGCAGAAATAAACCACAGTTAGTAAAATCTTTGGACAGCTTAGATTTCATTGACGGTTTAAAAGCTAAGAAGAAGCATAAACTTTGGATATTAGTTGGGGAATAATATTATGAGAGATTTTCAAAATGTATATCCAAATGACGGATATACAAACTTCGATAAGGAATATGCTTGTTGGGCCAACAATCATAATGGTTGGAGAAAAGCTAAGAAGAAATGGAGAAAAATAGGTAAGAAGAGAATGCGACGTGAAGTAAAAAAAGAAATAGAAAATTGGGAAAGTGATATTGAAGAGTGATAGAAATAATTAAATCACAACAAATCGTGGTTTCATTTGGAGAATAGAAAGAATGAAAGGAGTTGATGCGATATAGAAATTTTACAAATGCCAAGAGCATCAGGCAAGACTACTTTATTGATTAAAGAATCTGCAAAAACAGGAAGACCTATTATTGAGCCTAATACAGCTTCTGCGAGATATGTTGAAGAGCAAGCAAAAGAGATGGGATTAATCATTCCTGAACCGATTAGCGCTACAAGTTGGAGCGAAGGATATTATCGAGGGAGTAATTTTAACAGAATTGATGGATTCCTGATTGATGAATTAGATTCTGTACTAGCTAATATTTTTGGAAAACCAATAATTAATGCGACTTATACACCAGAAAAAATAGGAGTAGAAATGGCATATGATAGAAAAGTAGACATTGATAACTTTGAAAATATGTTAGATAACTTTGAAAAGGCTATTGATCGGTTAGAAAAGAGTTTGGACAAAAAAGAAAAGGAGAAAAAGATGGGTAAATTTAAAATTGGAGATATTGTTAGAGTAAGATCGGCAGATGAAATGGACGAGTGGATTTCAGATAATATTAAAAAGCTAGCATCCACAAACGCAATAATAGGTAATGTTTTTAACGATGGCAATGGTACATTTTATTTTCTTGCAGGACATGAAGGAACATATTTTAATGACACATTACTTGAAGACCATATTTATTCTAAAGATGATATCTTCAATATTCATGTAATCGTTCCAGATAAAGTTGTAGAAATTGAATTTTATGATGGTAAAGAAAAGATGGTATGCCATGAAGACGATACATTCGACTTACGAAAGTGTTGTTTCATTGCCATTGCAAAGCATTTATATAAGAAGGAGTACACGCAGGAAGGTATTGAGCACATGGCAACGCAGCTTACATATCAGAAGAAATACGTGAAGATTGTAGACAAGGCTTTGAAAGATTACAAGAAAAAAGAGGAAGAGAAAGCGGAAAAGATCCGCAGAGAAGAGGAAGAGAAGATCATTCGCGAGCGTCAGAGTCTCAAGAGACGTAAACAGAAAGAGCGTAGAGCACAGAGACACAGAGAAGTGCTGGTAGATCTGATTGCAGATTCTATTAATGAAGCGAAAGCGAGAAGAAAAGCCAACAAGTAAAAAAGAATATATAGGTGTAACCAATATTTATTATAAGAAAAGGAGAGATGAAATGATTGGATTAACAGACGAACAGGTTCTGAAAAGTAGAGAAGAGCATGGTAGCAATAAACTTCCAGAGCCTAAAATGAAAAAATGGTATGACTTCGCAAAAGAAGCTCTTACCGAAAAAATCACAATGATTCTAATAGCTATTGCTGTATTACAACTTATACTAGCCGGTCTTGGTGTCATGGAATTATCTGAACCGATTATGATCATGTTTGTACTTGCAATTGTGACAAGCATTGCAATTAAAACGGGACTGGGTGTTCAAAAATCAGCCGCCGAGTTAAGAGCAAAATCATCAGTCCGATATTGTGATGTTATTCGTAACGGCAAGACGATCACTATTAATAAAGACGACATTGTAGTTGGAGATGTAGTTCTTGTAAGAACTGGCGATGAAATCTTCGCAGACGGATATATAATTGAAGGCAAAATTTCAGTTAACAATTCAGCTATTAACGGAGAGACAAAAGAGTGCAAAAAAATTCCTGTTAATGGCTATGTACATGTAAAAACAACATCGACTAGCGCGTACACGAATCAGAATTGCCTGTTCGCAGGGACGACAGTTATGTCAGGCGAAGGCAAGATGATTGTTACAGATGTAGGTGTAAATACAGTCAATGGTGATACCCTTGTCAAAATGCAGACACTCGAAGCGCCGAAAACAGCTCTTGATATTGCACTCGACAATCTTGCTTCATTTATTACAAAATGGGGAACGGCAGCCGCAGTGGTAACTTTCATTATTCTGCTTGTTTCCGGTATTATGGAAATTGGATTCGAAGAATACTTCAGTGGTGGAGTAATTGACGTTGTTCAGAAGATTGCAACAAACTTTTCTGTAGCACTTTCAATCATTATTGCAGCGGTTCCAGAGGGGCTTCCGATGATTGTTCAGCTTGTAACTAAGCAGAATGTAAAGGTTATGGAAAAATTTAATATTCTTGCCAAGAACCCTGGCAAAATTCCGGAGCTTGCATATGTAGATCTAATTTGTACAGATAAAACCGGAACGCTTACGACTGGTATTATGTCTCCGAAAACTGTTATTGATGGAAATGGTATTGAAATCTCTAAAGATGATCCGATTTGGAATAGAATTAAGATCAATATTTCTGTTAATAACAGTGCAACATTCGATGGAGATAATAATATTACTGGTGGGAACTCTATTGATAGAGCAGTACTTTCCATGGTTGATCCAGAAGAGTATCGGAACATTACATCAACTACTGTAATGTTAGACAAGCAGGTGTTTAGTAGTAGCAATAAGTATTCCGCTTTTACAGATACAAGTAATACTACATATTACAAGGGTGCGCCGGAGAGAATCATTGACGGTTGTACAAAAATGTATATGAAAGATGGCAGTGTTAAGGATATGTCGCAGGATGATATCAAGAAGCTGAAAGAAAGCATTAAAGCTCTAACTACAAAAGCAATGAGATGTATTGCTGTTGCGGAGAAAAATGAAGCACTGATTGAAAATGAACTTCCGGTAGATATGACATTTGTTGCGGTTATTGGTGTTGTTGATCCGGTAAGAGAAGAGGTTCCGTATGCTGTTAAGACTGCACATAAAGCTGGAATTCAGGTTATTGAAATTACCGGCGATTGTATTGAAACAGCTGTTGCTGTGGCTAAAGAGTGCGGTATTTATCAGGACGGAGATGTAGCGCTTACAAATGATGAATTTGAAGCAATGTCGGACGAAGAAGTGAAAAAGATTATTCCGTCGCTGCGGGTTATTTCCAGATGCTCGCCAAATACAAAACTTAGACTTGTTACTCTAGCCCAGGAAATTGGAAGATCCGTTGCTATGACTGGTGATGGCGTCAATGATTCGCCTGCACTCAAGAGAGCCGATGTTGGTTTTGGTATGCAGGGTGGTTCAGATGTAGCGAAAGAAGCATCAGATATCATCCTTACAGATGATAACTTCGCATCAGTTGTAAAAGCAGTTGAGCTTGGAAGAACATTTATGCACAACATAATGATGTTCCTTGAGTTCCAGTTGCCGATTAATATTTCACTCCTTATCCTTAGTGTTATTTATCCGATTGTTGCGGTTGGATCATTCCTAGCATCGGTTCAGATTCTTATTGTAAACATTATTATGGATTCACTTAATTCCCTTTCATTTGGCGGAGAGCCACCGAAAGAAGAATATATGACAGAAAATCCGATTAAAAAAGGATCGGGTCTGTTTATCCGTGGTGCTAAATCCAGAATTGCTATTAGCGCAATCACATTTATTGTACTGTATGGAGTTATGATTCTTAGTCCGGTTTCCAATATGTTTGCAAGCGATGTAGAGGCAATGACGGCAAGATTTGCTATGCTGTGCTTCATGGCAGTATTTAATGGTTTTTGTATTAGAACAGAACATATTAATCTGTTTAATGGCCTTTCAAAGAACAAGCTGTTCTGGGAGATTGCGATTGGTATTTTTGCAATGACGATTCTGCTTTGTACATTTGCAGGTAACTTGATTAAAGTTGCGCCGCTGGATCTTACTCACTGGCTGATTGTTGTTGTAATCGCATTTATGGTTGTTCCGGTTGATATTATTAGAAAACTTGTAACCAAAAGAGAATATAAAAGTAGAGAATCAAAGGAGGAAAATGTATGTCGATTAGCTTAGTAAAAGGACAGAAAATTGATCTTACAAAAGGAAATGGTGGGTTGAAAAAGGTCGTGTTTGGTCTTGGTTGGGACACCAATCGTTATGACGGCAACGCAGATTTTGATCTTGATGTGTCTGCATTTTTTACAGATGCATCAGGTAAAGTAACGGGAGAACAGGACTTTGTATTTTACGGACAGCCACAGCATCCGAGCGGAGCACTTATTTATTCGGGTGATAATCAGACGGGTGTTGGTATCGGGGATGATGAGACAATGACAGTCGAACTAAATAAGATTTCATCCAATATTGAAAAGATTAGCTTTGCTGCAACTATTTATGATGCAGAAAATAGACTTCAGAATTTCGGTATGGTTGATAATTCTTATATTAGAGCATATAACGCAGATACGAATGAAGAGCTGTTCAAATATGAACTTAACGAAGACTTTTCGCTTGAAACAGGAATTATTGCGGGTGAGCTGTATCGCAAAAATGGAGAATGGAAGTTCAATGCGGTCGGATCTGGGTATCAGGGAGGACTTGCAACAATTGCACGTAATTTTGGATTAAATATTTAGGAGGGTATATATATGTCAGTAAATCTTGTAAAAGGACAGAAGCTTAATTTATCAAAAGAGGTCACAGGTTTAAGCAAAGTAGTAGTAGGACTTGGTTGGGATGCAGCAAAGAGAGGATTTTTTGGATCACCTGTAAACATTGATTGCGATGCTTCGGCAATTATCTTAGGATCTGATGATAAGTACAAGGATGTAGTCTATTATGGAAATCGATCCGGAGCAAATAATTGTGTATATCATCATGGAGACAATCTTACAGGTGATGGTGATGGAGATGATGAACAGATTACAGTAGATCTTGCAAATATGGAAAATGCAGTAGGTAAGATTGTATTTGTGGTTAATATTTATGCGTGTGAGCAACGTAAACAGGATTTTGGCATGATTAAAAATGCATTTATCCGCCTTGTTGATTCTTCAACAGGAAAAGAGATTTGCAGATATAATCTGTCTGAAAATTATTCGGGAAAGACAGCTATGATTTTTGCGGAAGTATATAAAAAAGATAATGAATGGAAATTCAATGCTATTGGTCAGGGAACAACAGATGGCAGCATTAGTGAATTAGTTAGAAGATATAAATAGGAGGAATCGTATATGTCTGTATCATTAACAAAGGGGCAGAGGGTTGACCTAACCAAAGGTCGTCCTTCCCTAAATAAAATTCTTATAGGACTTGGATGGGATGTTAATCAGTATACTGGCGAGGCTGATTTTGATCTTGATGCTTCAGTGTTTATAACTAAAGAAAACGGAAAAGTAGGATCGGATGATGATTTTGTTTTCTACGGAAACCTTGAACATAATACGAAAAGTGTGATTCATACAGGCGATAATCGCACAGGTGATGGTGATGGAGACGATGAAGTTATTAAAGTAAGATTTGATTCGATTCCGTCAGACTATACGATGCTTTCAGTGGCTGTAACTATTTATGATGCGGAAAATCGCTTACAGAATTTCGGAATGGTTAATAATGCATATGTGCGTGTCGTAGATGAAGAAACTGGTGAAGAACTTATTAGATATGACTTGAGCGAGGATTTCTCTACTGAAACAGCTATTGTTGTAGCAGAGATTTATAAAAAGAATGGGGAGTGGAAGTTTAAAGCAGTTGGTAGTGGATACAATGGTGGACTTGCTTCACTTTGCAGACAGTATGGTATTGATGCAGAATAGGAGGATATATGACTAATTTTATGTTTATTGTGATTGTCGCAATTGTAATTATTGGCCTTATTATTTTCTTTAATACTCCATTTGGTAAGCAATTGCGGGTCAAATTACGAGGAAGAACAGACGAAGTAATGAGACAGGATGCGGCAACACCAGAGGGAGCAAGAGATTACTACAATGCTATTATACGGGAAAAAGAAGAGTTTTATAGTAAAGCGTCTTCTACATATGCTGAGATTGCAGGGAAACTTGATAATGCAGAAAAAGATTTATATCAGGCCAACAAAGATATCATGAGGGTTACACAGCAGATCAATGCTTGTATTGACTCAAATGATGATGATACAGCGATGCAATATGCTCTCAAAAAAGAAACACTAGAAAATAAGATTACTGTGCTGAAAGATACAATTAAAGAAATGCAAGAGGCTAAGACGCATCAGCAGGAAATTCGGGATCAGGCAGCAACTGACCTACAGAAGATAAAAGAAGAAAAGGATCAGGTTCTCTTCCAGATGGAAGCTGACAGACAGATTATTGATCTTCATGAAAGCATGGATAGTCTGAACATGAATAATGAAAGTCAGAGAATGCTTGAGAGAGTTCGTGAGGGTGCAAAGAAGACGAGAGAAAGAGCTGAGGGAAGTAGAATCGCATATGATTCTAGTGCTCAGGCCGCTAATCGTAGGCTGGAAGCGTCTGAACGTGAAAGAAACGCTCGTCAGTTTCTTGATGAAATGAAGCGTCAGAGAGGTAAATCATAATGATTGTATTAAATATTGGAGTATTTATCTTGTGTATTGCAGTAAGCTTTACAGCCGGATTTGTCGTTGCAAAGACAAAGAAAAAATAATTATCAGCTATGCGTGGTGCCACAGCTACGCATAGCATTTATATACAACATATAGATTAGTAAATATACATTAATACTATATATTGATACAAAAATACTATGAATTTTCCGTTTCATAAGGAGAAGAAAGAATGACAATTGATCAGATTAGAGAAAAGGTGGCAAGTAGTGAATATGATTTCCTACGAACAAATGAACATCTTGGTAATAATATTATTTTGCTTACTCTTGGCGGTAGTCATGCATACGGCATGGATAAAGAAACATCGGATTTGGATTGCCGGGGCATTGCATTAAATAGTAAGAAAGAAATATTGTTAGGAACAGACTTTGAACAAGTTGTTGATCTTGATACAGATACCACAGTTTATTCGTTTAATAAAATGATTGAGTTATTGTGTAAAAGCAATCCAAACGTTATTGAACAACTTGGCTGTCTTCCACAACATTATTTAATCCTTACCGATATTGGCCGTGAATTAATTGAAAACCGCAAAATGTTTTTATCAAAAATTTGTATTCATACGTTTGGAAACTATACTAATTCGCAACTAAGGAGATTAGAAAATAAATCCGCTCGTTTAGTTGGGCAAAAACAAAATGAAGAACATATTCTTAAATCAATTCAAAATGCCAGATATGATTTCAAAAATCGTTATTTTTCTACTGATCAAGATAATATAGAACTTTATATAGGTGAATCTATTCATAAGGGATATGAAAGCGAAATTTATATGAATGTTTCCCTCAAACATTATCCATTACGTGATTGGGCGGGTATGTGGAATGAAATGAAAGCTATTGTCAGCAGTTATAATAAGATTGGGAAGCGTAATGAAAAAGCAATCAGTCATGATAAATTGGGAAAACATATGGCCCATTTACTTCGTCTATATATGATGTGTATTGATATTTTGGAGAAAGAAGAAATTATCACATATAGAAGCGAAGAGCATGATCTTCTTATGTCAATTCGTAATGGAGAGTTTCTTGATGAGAACCGTCAACCAACCTTTGAATTTTATGATTTACTAAATGAATATGAAAAACGTTTTGAGTATGCCAAAGCCAACACATCGTTGCCAGAAGTTCCAAATTACAAAAGAATTAATGAATTTAAAATGTATGTGAATGAGAAAATTGTAAGAGGTAAAATATGATTGATATTACTCCAAAACTAAAAGAACGTTTTTGTAAAGACTGCAATATTCCACTTAAAATCTATGAAGAGCCATATTTTACTGATAGATTAGTATTATATGATCTGTTTTACCAATCGATTCATAAGTGGAATATATTTAAAAGTGAGCTAAAAGAATATCATTGTGGGCAAGATTATTTTGAAGAGTATAATCGTATCAAAGATCAAGCAATTAATGATATCAAAAATACAGATGCATATCAACGATTTAATCAGGAAGATATGAATCAGTATTCGATTAAATATGTAGGTTTGCCAAGTAAAGATATATTCAAACCATCTAATGATAACAAGCTATTTATCAGTATTGATATGAAGAAAGCTAATTTCTCTGCACTGAGATATTATGACAAGAATATTTTTCGAGGGGCACAAACCTGGGAACAGTTTATTGGATTTTATACAAATAATCACCACATTATTAATAGTAAGTATATCCGTCAGGTTATATTAGGCAATTGTAATCCTAAGAGACATATTACGTATGAGAAGTACCTTATGGATCAAGTGTTGGATTGCCTGATAAGAGAAGTGGGATTCTGGGTTAATGAAGTTGTTTTCTTCTCCAATGATGAAATAGTAATAGATATGGAGAATTATGCTGACTGTATTAAAAACAGAAATATTATTCAAAAAACATTAGAAGAGCACTTCGAATTTCCATTAAAAATAGAACTATTTTACCTTCATAAAGTTAATGGAACGCAAGGATATTGTAAGGAGATTGTAGAAAATTTGGTTGACAGATCTTTTCAATTTAAGTGTTTAGATGGTTATATGTTGCCCTTTGTAATGCGGTATATGCTTAATGAGGATGTAACTGAAAATGATAAGGTATTTATACATGAAGGAAAGTTAGCAAAATTTATCGAAACGCCAGAGATTGAGGTGAATTTAAGTGGAGCGTACAGAAATTAAAATCAAGCTTCCTGATGATGTCCAGGAAATCATGTCTGTCATAAAAGAATATGGAGCAACAAGCTATGTTGTAGGCGGTTGTGTCAGAGATTCAATTTTGGATCGAGAACCGCATGATTGGGATATTTGCACTCCGGCGTTAGCATGTGAACTTTTGGTTGAGTTTGAAGAGAAAGGGTATAAAGTAATCCCCACAGGATTACAGCATGGAACAATTACAGTTCATCTCAACGGCAACAATTATGAGATTACTACATTCCGTAGAGATGGAGAATATTCTGATGGGCGTCATCCGGATACTGTAGAATTTACATCCGACTTGATTTACGACTTGGAGCGTAGAGATTTTACTATTAATGCCATGGCTTATAACTCTGAAGAAGGTCTGATAGATCCGTATTGTGGCTATGAAGATATCCAAGATAGAAGAATTCGATGTGTTGGTAATCCAGATGATCGCTTTCAAGAAGATGGTTTGAGAATTTTGAGAGCGTTGCGCTTTTCGTGTCAATTGAATTTTGTGATTGATGAAACAACGGAAAACTCAATGTTAGATAATAAAGAACTGATAAATAATGTATCTATGGAGCGCATTAATACAGAGTTTATAAAGATAATTAATGCCGAATATGTATTTAGCTTTCCGTTTTATTCTTATAACAAAATCATTTCGCAATTCATTCCAGAAGTGGTTCCAATGGTAAGTTTTGACCAACATAATCCATACCATTATCTCGATGTGTTTGCACATTCCTGTCAAGTATTAACAATATGTAGGACATACAATGCTGACTTAATCACAAAACTCGCTGCATTCTTCCATGATATAGGAAAGCCACATTGCTATCAAGATGACAAAAATGGAATTCGCCACTTTAAAGGACATGGTAAGATCAGTGCCGACATGACGGATGCGATTATGCGTAGATTGAAATTTGATAATGATACAAGAGATAAAGTGGTGCAGCTTGTATATTACCATGATGCTTCATTTGAGGTAGGTAAGAAATATGTACGGCGATGGTTAAATAAAATTGGCGTAGATCAGTTTAAAAGACTTCTTGCATTGAGACGAGCCGATATTATGGGTCAATCGAAATACTATCGAGAAGAACGCATTCAAAAGTTGGATACTGTAAAGGATTGTTTAGAAGAGGTTCTGAAGGAAAAGCCTGCGTTTTCTATCAAAGATTTAGAGATTGATGGCGAAGATATAATGAATCTTATGCATATCAATGAAGGGAAGGATGTCGGATATTGGCTTGGTAAAATAATGAACCTGGTGATAGATGGCGAGTTAAATAATGAAAGACACGATCTTATCATATTTCTTATGGACGAGTACGACAAGAGAATAATGCAAGAGAATAATGCGGTTGGAGGTGCAGATGATGGGATGCCCAGAAATGTATTATAAAGAAGCGTTACAAAAATTCGCACATAGTTTATATTTTGATTCTAATAAAAAGAAAGCAAAGCAATTAGCGGATGAAGAATCAATTAAAGAGTTGGAAGATGCAATAAGAACACAGAAAGAAAGTATCAATGTAATTGATTTCGTGTTTGATGCAGGAATTTCTGCAGGAATAGTGCTTGAATCCGCAAATAGAGACGATGGATGTGATGGTTTCAATGCGTGTTTAGGTGGAGTAAGTGAATTTGAAGAGTTCGTGAAAGGACTATGAAACTAGAATTTTATTGGAGGGAGGTGTGGTTAAATCAATGGACAAAGATAATAATTTATTGACGGCACAAGATGCAAGAACACTATCAATCGGTGGTGAAATAAATAGAAATCGTAATAATTTAAATAATATTCTGATGGAAATAAAAAATGCAGCAAAAAATGGAAATACATCATATACATGCAATTATATTTCTGATTCAAATCAAGAAAAGTTAAGAGAGTTGGGATATGATATTGATCATTATGTGTCATATTTTCGAGGACATGTATATGTAATTAAATGGTAAGAAATGAGACTTTCATTATCAGTATATGAGGTGATGGAAAATTAAGTTTTTTGATAAGATTAGATATATTGTGAGAAGAAAATACATTATATACAAATACAAACGTAATTATAACTCTGGTAAATTAATATATTTGCGAAATGCTGACAGAGGATACGGGCTGACTACTTTGTTAATTGAAGATGCCATTAAATGTAATACAAGAATTTTGGTTCCGTCTGTTTTTGCAAGAAAGAGAGTAGCACACGAAATATATCAAATGGGTCAAATGGGGATGATAGACCCAATAACTGAGGAAGAAGCATATAATACTATGTTGATAAATTGTAACTATACCGGATGGACTCCTAAAAATTTAGACTTTATCCTGGTTGATAATCAATGTACAGACTCTCAGGTAGAAAAATTTTTACAAACATATCCATGTGCCAAAATATTTAATGGATTTATTCAGAAGTTATATGATTAAATGTTGATTTCATCCTTTATGGATGTTTTCATATAGAGGTGATAGGTAAAAATAACGGAGCAGGTGTGTGTACACCCACCCCGGCACATCTTAGCGATGGCGAATACGTACTCTAACTTGAGTAATGACCTTGATTTTAATCTTAGCCATGCCTATCACCTCCCTATAATAGCGTTAGCTGCATAAGCTCACTATTCATAGGAACATGTGCAATATTATTGTAAACATCAAGTCGTTACAAGTCAATAGATAATATGATTCGCAAAGAGGTGATTTTATTAAAAAGTATTTACTAATATATTCAGAGTGTGGGAATCATACTGCAATTGTAGTATATGCGCAAGATGAATACGATGCAATCATTAAGGCTTATGAGTATATAGGAGAAGATTATAGATTATTTTCTACCGAAATGAGATTGTTATTTTCTAATTGCGATATTCAAAGAGCATGTAAGATTTTTCATAACTTTACTGAGAATAGTATTGTTTGGCTTTCTGAAATTCAGAGTAATCCATTTGTTAATAATTTGGATATTCTTGCTGAATTCCCTGGGACAAAAATAGATTGTTCTACGTGTAAGAATAATGTAGAGTTTCCCCCTCCACATACATGCGATATATGCACCAGTTTAGATAATGATGAAGAATATAGTATGTGGGAGCCGAAGGCTAATTGAATGCGAGGAGAAAAATATGCAGCATAATAAATATCTCGAAGATTTAGGAATTCCCCTTAAAGATGTAGGCGCGAATTTTTCTGATGTCAATGATAAAAGGGAAAAAGAGTGGGCCAGGGAACAAGAAATATACGGATTTGATGAGCGGGAAACTTGGGCATTAGATCGTTATTTTATCGAATGGCTGTATTCACATCTTAAGATGTATTTGGAGCGTGCGGATGATGTTATAGATTTAGAGTTTTACAAATTTAAGTTTGAAAATAAAGAATATACACAGAAGGAAGCGATATTATTCATTATTGATGCATGTGAGAATTTTTTATTGACGGAATCTGAATGTTACGAAGACTATATGAGTGTTGTAAAAGATGTTCAAAATGCTATTAGATTATTTGCTGACATATTTCCGGCGATGTGGTGGTAAAGAGGTGAGGTGGTTAAAATTACAGAATTTATTATGTTTGTAGGTCTTCCAGCATCGGGAAAGAGTACATATGCGGAAGAACTAAAAGGGCGTGGTTATCATATCCATTCCTCGGATGCAATTAGAGAAGAATTAACTGGTGATGTAAATGCACAAGATAAAAATACAGATGTATTCGCCACATTACATAAAAGAGTAAAAGAGGATTTGGACAATGGAATATCCTGTGTTTACGATGCTACGAATATGAGTATGAAACGGCGCAAGTCATTTTTGGATGAGATTAAGAAGTATGAATGTCGCAAAAAGTGCGTGCTGTTCGTTGTGCCGGTTGAGGTTTGCAAGGAAAGAAATAAAAACAGGGAGAGAAAAGTTCCTGATGAAGTCTTTGACAAAATGATTAAGTAGTTTGATGTTCCAATGAAGTATGAGGGTTGGGATGAAATCGAAGTCGTTTTGGATGAAGAATATGATTACGATGACGAATACGTTGAGTTGCTACAAAGTGCTGAATGTTTTGGGCAAGATAATAAATACCATAGATATTCATTGATGAAACATATGATGGAGAGTGTGCATTATCTTATTAATCATTTTGCCGATATACCAATCGGCAGGTTTGCAAATATATTTATTGCTTTATATAACCATGATATAGGAAAGCTAATAACTAAAACTTTTATAAATCAAAAAGGTGAAATAACAGATGATGCACATTATTACGGTCACGATCACGCGGGAAGTTATTTGTTTTTGTGTGGATTTTCAAAAATTTTATTAGCGAATACAGATGATATTTTGTATATTGCTTCATTAATCAATTGGCATATGCGTCCGTATCTTGGATGGAAAGAATCTGAAAAAGCAAGAGAGCGCGATAAAAAAATAATCGGAGATGAAATGTACCAGGACATTATGATTTTGAATGAATGTGATCGCGCGGCACATTAGGAGGTGAAAAAGATTACTTATAGTTCTAAAATTTGCTGTTTTATGAATGATCATCCTAACTGGCGAGATCTTTTAAAAGACGAACATAAAATAAATATAAAAGAAGACTATCCCTTTGCAATATTTAATTATGGAATTGACTGTGATTTCTCAAATCCGATAGTTCAAGAGGCACGAGGTATAATTATTGATATCGAAGATTATGATGTTGTGTGTTGGCCGTTTAGAAAATTCGGAAATTATAATGAGAGCTACGCAGATGAAATAGATTGGAATACTGCAAGGGTACAGGATAAGATAGACGGTAGCATTATCAAGTTATGGTGGAATGAATATGCCGAAAAATGGCAATTCTCTACAAACTCTACGATAAGTGCAGAAAACGCACTTGCTAATCAAATGACCCAAGAAAGTTTTATGGACATAATAAGAGGGGCTGATAATTACAATGATATTTTATTGAGGTTGCCGATCTTGAATAAGAATTATACTTTTATATTTGAGTTGGTTAGCCCAGAAACTCAAGTCGTTGTAAAATACTCGACGATTCATTTATATCATATTGGGACTAGAAATAATATCACCGGGGCAGAAAACGCTGTGAATATCGGTGTAGAAAGACCACAAGAATATCCGTTAAGAACCCTCAATGATTGCATTAATGCTTCGTTACAACTCAACCAATCAGACGATGGACAAGTACATAATGTCAAAAAGGAAGGGTTTGTTGTTGTGGATGAAAACTGGAATCGAATTAAAGTAAAATCTCCAGATTATCTAATATTACATCGTATGTCGTCAAATTCAAATTTCTCAAAAGAACGAATCATTGACTTGTTACGCAGTGGATCTGTGAACGTCTATGACATATCAGAAGATTTTCCTAACTTTTCTCATTGTTTTAAATATTATGATTTTAAAATGACCGAATTGTTCTATCAGGCAAAGATATTTTGCGATCTTACTGATAGAGTGTACGAAGAATATAGTCATGATAGAAAAGCTGTGGCTAACATTATAAAGAATCATCGATTGGCTGCTATTGCTTTTATGCATTTGGACAGCGGGAAGTCGGGTGCTGAGATTTTGAAAACGTTGCCACTACAGAAATATTGTAGGTACATTCCTAATTATCAGCCAGAAAGGCTGTCAGATTTGTTTTATAATAGTTATGGCAAAATATAGTGGTATAAAAATTGGGTATGCACAATATATAGTGTGATAAATATAAAGAAATCCGTCTTTCATAGGGAGGTGTAAATTTGAAGAGACAAATTCGTAGATGTGTATTTGAAACAAATAGTAGTTCTATGCATTCACTTGTTGTAATGAAGAAATCAGCCACATATTCAAAAGATGAGATTCTGAATGGGTTTTATTTATTTGATGATAATACAACTGGCGAAGAAGATTGTGTGTGGGAAATCAGAGATGATGATCTTAAATTTGGCAGAAGTCCATTCAGAGCATTAGGTAATTTTCATGACAAATGGTTATATGCTTGTGCATCACTTGTTAGAGAATATAAAGACGATATATATAACGAATTGGAACAAATTGCTTTTAAGTACGTTCCTGGACTGAAGAAAATTCAAATGCCATTAACAACAAAATATATTCCAGACAAAAATGATGAAAATTTTAAGGATAGTGAATATTACCATGAATACAGCAAAACAGAGGATGAACTTGTAGAATATCTAATGCAAAAAGAAAAAGAATGGAATATTGAAATTAACTATTGGAAATCTTCTGATGGATATTGGGGATTTGAAAGACCTTACACGGGGTATATTGATGAAGATATACTTAGTGGATTTTTAAAAAAAGAGAATATAACTATAGAAGAGTTCCTTTTGAATAAAAGATATGTTGTTATTCAAGATGGAGATGAATATTGTTATTGGCAAGATATAAAAGATACAGGATTAATTAATACGGATAAAATCGATCATGAATATCTATAAAGGAAAAGGTGAGTATATGAAAAGACAGATTAGATGTGGTGTATTTGAAACAAATAGTAGTTCAACTCATTCTCTCGTCATGTGTTTAAAATCGGATTATGATAGATGGAAAAACGGTGAAGTACTATTATTTATCGGATCAAGTTGGTGTTACCCAGATGGACACGCACCAAAAACCAATCATTTTTACACGAAAGAAGAAGCAATTGAATTTGAGAAATCAAGTAAATATCCACCATCAGACAATATAGATTGGGATAGTGATGTGGCAGAAGAGTATTTAAGAGATAATGATTGGTATACTTATGACAACTATGACGATGATTATCTTGAGGGATTTAGTGATAGCTATACTACTCCATCAGGAGAGATAGTGATGGCGTTCGGACAGTACGGTTATTGCGGATAATTAAAGGAGAATATAAGAATGGAATTATTAGGAAGATACAAGAATGGTAATGTAGTTACTACTATATATTCGGACGGAACAAAAGAGCGATTTACATATGATGATGAATTCCATCCGGCTTTTGCTGAAAATATGGATATTAAAATCTGTAACCGATGCGATAGAGGGTGCCGCCACTGCCATGAGGGTAGTACCCCAGATGGGAAGCTCGGAGATATCATGAATGAAAAGTTTATTGATACTCTCCACCCTTATCAAGAGTGCGCGTTAGGCGGCGGAAATATATTAGAACATCCAGATTTAATTCCATTCTTGTACAAGCTAAAAGATAAAAGAGTTGTTCCGAATATCACACTTAATCAAAAACATTTTGAAGAGAATATAGAGTTAGTAGACGATCTTATTTCTAAGAAACTTATATATGGTCTGGGCATTTCACTTGAAAATCCAACAACGGAATTTATTGAAAAAGTGAAGAGATTTCCAAATGCTGTTATTCATGTGATTAATGGTGTGGTTAATCCTGTGCAAATGGAAGCTATGTATAATCAGAATTTAAAACTTCTTATTCTTGGTTATAAATATTTGCGACGCGGAGTTAGTTGGATGGAAAAAGCACATGCTGATATCGCTGCAAATCAATGGTGGTTATATGAACATCTTTCAGGTTTAATCGGCAAATTCACAGTAGTAAGTTTCGATAACCTGGCAATTGAGCAACTTGCCATTAAAGAAAGATGGAATGAGTTTTCGGATAGGCCATGGGATGAATTTTATGCTGGAGATGACGGGATGAATACCTATTATATCGATATGGTAGATCGCAAGTTTGCCAGAAGTTCAACTGCCGATTTTGATAAACGATATGATTTGCTGGACGATGTTGATGAGATGTTTAAGTTGATAAAAAAAGAATAATAATACTGAAAGGAGCCAAGAACCTATGCGCATGGTAACGATATATCGGGTTCCTTTTGATACATGGAATATAAGAAGAAACTAAAGTGTGAACTATATAGAGATTCAATGCAGAACTATAAAAAATATGCTATACCTCCGGCACAGCTTATCATTGCAGATGTACCGTATAACGTCGGAAATAATTTCTACGGTAGTAATCCGATGTGGTACAACGGTGGAGATAACAAAAATGGCGAGAGCAAGCTTGCCGGAAAAGCAGCTTTCAATTCTGATTTCAATTTTAATCTATATGAATATTTTCATTTTTGTTCCAAGATGCTTAAAAAGGATGATACAAAACCAGTTCAGCGTGGCAGAAGCAGTAACTCTCCATGCATGATTGTTTTCTGTTCTTTTGAACAGACGCAAACATTAATAGCAGCAGCGAAGAAACATGGTTTTGTGCATTACATACCGTTGGTATTTGTGAAGAATTATAGTCCACAGGTACTAAAAGCCAATATGAGAGTAGTGGGTGCTACAGAATATGCTCTTGTATTATATCGTGATCGTCTGCCAAAGTTCAGAAATGGCGTTCAAACCGATGAAAATGGAAAAACGATTCGCGGAACAGGACATATGGTCTTCAACTGGTTTAACTGGGAGAAGGATGGCAAAGATATCCCCAAAATTCATCCAGCACAGAAGCCAGTGAATGTGCTTAAGAAACTGATTGAGATTTTCACAGATCCGGGAGATGTCGTTATTGATCCCTGTTGTGGTAGCGGTACGACGTTGCGAGCTGCTGCAGAACTTGGGAGAAGTACATTTGGATTTGAAATTGATCGAAATTTTTATGCCAGGGCAAAAGATGAAATGCTGGTAGATTATCTAACACAGTAGATGAAAATTTAGATTCTTTTGAAAGGAGAATGCATATGCACTATCAGAAAGTAGCATCAGATGTTGATCATATTATTGAAAAATATGCAAGAGATAATGATGGATATTATATGAGATATAGATACGACGAAAATGAAAAGGAAGTTTATGTTGATAATGAACTGAGAAAATATTTCGAAGATAACAATATTACATACGATATATCATTGGAGGATGGGTTTGATTCCCCTGGGTACGCAATTGATTTTATGGCAGTGGCATTTGAATATGAAGGACATCTATACCTAACAACAGTGGTGTTTGAGTATATGTAAGAAAGTGTGTGATAAAACATGAATAATACAAAATTACCAGTATCGTTAGAAGATACTACAGAGCTGCGCAAGCTGATTATCGAGAATCCGGATTTGCCGTTATTATTTTTCGTGGGAGATGATGCGTATAGTGATGATGGATATCAATATTCAATGGAGTATGCGTCAAATGCGTCTATTCAAGAATTAACACTTTATAATGACGTATGGATGGATGAAGATGATTATGCTGAAAAACTTGGTGATGACTTGGCTTTTGAAGAAGAATATAAAGATATGACAGATGAAGAGTATGACGAGATGATTAATCAGAAAGTAAATGAGACTGAATTTGTGAAAGCGATTGTGATATATGTGGGATAAGGAGAAGAGTATGAAGGTAACAGTTGATATGGGAAATATGTCTGAAATTGTTCAGACTGCAATAGAGAAGAATCTTGAAACGATTATTAAAGAACAGGTAGAGGAAAGCGTTAAGAAAGCTATTGATCGTGTTTCGAAAGATGCAATTGACGATGCTGTGTCTAAGAATTATCAACGTTTTGTTGACGAATACATAAAAAATACAAAAATAAAGGTTGGCGGAGGACTCTGGGAAGACAGAGACATTAAAGAGTATACTGTTGAAGAATATATTAATCATGAATTGCAGAAATGTATGGATGAAAAAACGCTGACCGTATCCGATAGATATGGAAAAGACAAGAAAATGTCTTTTGAAGAATATATTAAGAAACAATTTAATCCTAGTGCTGAAATAGCCTCACAGATTAATGAGTTCATGATGGATGTAAGAGATGATATTAATAAATCAATGAAAGAATGTTTTGATGAATCAACAAAGTCTATGTTGTCTAATACTGTATTAAATATTTTAAATGCAAATGATACATATCGAAAACTTGAAAGTAATATTAAATGTATTGCGAGTAAGAAGGAATAGGCATGGGAAACAAATGGAAAATTCATGATCCTAGCGAAGAGCAGAAAGAATGTGAATATATGAGACAAACATATTTTGAATATGATACTGGTTACGCTGAATATGATTGTGATTTGATCGGCAGTGGATGCATGTATAATTTTGAATATGGATGTCCATTAGCCTTTAAGTATAAAGTGGATGAATAGCCGAAGAAAGATCGGTTTTATCGGAAGGAGATGATTGAAGTTTTCTACATACAAAAAATTATTGATGATTACAACAAGGACAAGTTCTATAACGAAAAATATTTAACCGAAGTAATATCTGGATATATTTCAAAGATATTCAGTGCTATTGATGATGACTTAGCGCAACTTCAAAGTGATGTAGATAATGGATGTTGTTCTAATCAGGATATTTTAGATCAGATACAAGAAATTAGGGATAGGCTATAGAGGATTGTAGTATGAAATTAATGTTATTGTTTGTTATGATTTTTTGTCATATTGTTGATGACTATTATTTGCAAGGTTGGCTTGCTTCTGCAAAACAGAAGCTATGGTGGGAGAAAAATGCTCCAGATGAGATGTACAAACATGATTATTTAGCGGCGTTATTTATGCATAGCTTTAGCTGGACATTTATGATTATGTTAGTACCGACGATTTATGTTTTATTAGTTGGCGGTATATGGAGTCCAATTACCTTTATTACAAACTTAGTTATTCATATGATTGTAGACGATTTGAAAGCAAACCGAAAGAAAATTAATTTAGTCCAGGATCAGTCGATTCATATGGTTCAGATTTTGGCAACATGGAGTGGAATGATTTTAATATAGGAGGATTTATATGACCAAAGAAGAATATTTAAATATGTATAAGGAAGACAAGCTTGCCGAGATTTGTGCGCAGCTTGAAGAAGAAAGAGATTATTATAAAGATGAAATGAATTCATATAAAAGAGACGCGCAGATGCTTCAGAAAAATGCTGATGAGTTATCATCATATTGGGAAAGTATGGAAAAGTTGTTTGATAAGCTGACAACCACGCCAGCAAAAGATTTTATTAAACTATATTATATGATGCAAGATCTTATACAAGATGATATTAAATCAATTCCAATTCGACAGAATACAGATTCTATTAGCACCTTTGTCACAGCATACAACTGATGAAACTGCGATTTCTTTGGAGAATATATGTAATGGAAAATTATAGCAAATATACTAAAGAAGAATTGCAAATGATGTGAGAAGAAATAGATCAGCCTTTAACATCAGCTAATCAGATTGCTGTAAGATTGTGTGAATGTTTATCATGTGAAAATTGTCCAGTTGTAATTTATAAGTGCGACCATCGAACAGAATATGAAAGAACATGTTCACATGAGCCTTGTTTTGGAGAATTACATAAGTGGATATTGGAGAATATAAATAATGGAAATTTATATGAAAACACTAGAAAAACTATCAAGTAAAAATTCCGAATATGTTGATGATAGGTTTTCGACATTGGATAAAAAAGGTATTGAACTTGAACTCATAGGTATGGAGCGAGGAAAACATTTAAAAATTATATTAGAAAGATTGAATGAATTGAGCGAATTAAGATTATATCCATACCAATGTGAAATGGCAAGATTACTTGACGAGTGTAATACTGAAAAATCTTTACAAGAACTTTCAGAATTAGCAACTGATCCAGATGATTTCTCATCAGATATTCCTTCATTAAAAAAGAGAATTAAATATTGTAAGAATCTTCTGGAACGTAAAAGTTTGGAGAGACAATTAAATGATGCTTATAAGTCAATGAAGAAACGGAGGTGATAAGATGGCATCAGTATTGGCATATGATGAATTTGAAGAATTCAAATATCATTATGAAAATGGTGAGATAGGTGATATCAAATATTTGGATACATGGGATTTCGAGGATGATTACTCACATAACGAGATCGATGCTGCACGAGATGAATTTATTAAAATGACAAATGAATACTTATCTCAAAAAGATTCACCTTACTATATGCGAGAAATTAATGAAAATGCCATGTTGTGCTACAAAGGTACCAATGCAATTGTCAGAGGTACGAAATCAGACATTGCAAGGAAAATCATTGCAATATGCGAATTATTGGCATCATGTAAGGATGTAAATCTGATTGTACAAGCCTGTGAAGAAATCGGGGTGCGCATTAAAAACGATGATGGAACATATAGGCATTTCTACGATGTGCTTATTGACTTGTCTAAAGTGTATAACAGTTGAAAGTTTTATTTCTTATGAAAAATAATTAAGTAAAGGAGAATACATATTATGGAGAAACTCATTGAAGTATTTATGGAAAACCCGGAGGTAGGATTCGCGTTACTTAAAAGCATGATTGAGAAGTACAAGCCTATGGCATATGAGGCGACAGGTGTTGTAATGGACATTTATAAGGATTTTGCAAATAACAAAGAATATCCGGAAACAGTGGCAAAAGTAAAAAAGAACATGTATGATGCATACCTTGAAGCTGGATTTAATGAAGACCAGGCGCTTGCTCTTATGATTAATGACAATATTCAGCTTATGAATAACATCAAGAAGCAGAGTTCAAAATCAATCTCTTCAAAGAAAGGAAACTAAGTTATCTAATGGATAGCGCAAGAAATCAATGTTTTATCGGAGGTAATAGCTATAAATATCGTACAAGACATAATTGAAATTGCAAAAGATGATAGTAGACATCATGTTAAAATTGTAATAGATGGTATTTATTTTACGGTTTACATAGATGATGATTCAGACGAAACATATGAAGAAAGATATGTAATACCAATTAGATATGATTGTTGTAGCGGCTTTTGCTATATCCCACATGATGAATATTGTGAAATTATGCATGATAATGATTTTGGTATTGATCTTGAAGAAATTAATTTAATTCAAAAGATTATGCAATACATGGAGAATAATAATGAAGAAATCGAAGCTACATGTGATAGTCTTTCATTAAGTAAAAGAAAGAAATCGCAAAATTCTGTGGAACAAGTTGTAACCGATTAATTTTCTATATTCAAATAATTAATTCAATTAAAATTCCAATTTTATTCAATTTAATAACACGTTTTTTTGTAGGTGTAAATCAGCTACCTTGGGATTTTGCACCCTAAAAGCTGCTGACATAGTTGATTTTATAGAGTTCTTCTATGTTCCGTTTGCGGGTCTAAGTGACCTGCGGGCGTTAATATAAATCAATTTTATTTTATGGAGGTAATTTATTTGACAGGATTTCAGGTAAAGAAAGCGAAAAGAGAAAAAATTTATTGTAAGATTGCACTTATGGCTCCGAGTGGTGGTGGTAAAACTTATTCTGCGCTGCGTCTTGCAACCGGAATGGCGGCAGAAATTGAACGAGAAACGGGCAAAAAAGCACGAATTCTTATGGGAAACACAGAACAGAAACGAGGATACTATTACGCAAATGAATTTGATTATGACATTGTGGATATTGAAGCCCCTCATAATCCTGAAAAATATGTAGAATTTATTGATTTTGCTGTTCAGGAAGGATACGACATCCTTATTATCGACTCTTCTTCTCATGAATGGGAAGGACGTGGCGGATGTCTTGAACTTCATCAGCAGGCGGGCGGACAATATCAGTCATGGGCAAAAGTAACCCCAAGACATAACAAGTTTATTGAAGCTATTGCAGACTCCCCTATACATATTATTGCTACTATGCGTGGTAAGGATCAGTACGAAATGAGTAGGGATGATCGTGGAAAAACAAGTGTGCAGAAACTTGGTGTTGGCGCAAAGCAGCGTGATGGATTCGAATATGAATTTACTTGCACATTTCTTATTGATCAGAAGACAAGCATGGCAGAAGCACAGAAGGATAACACACATATTTTCGAGAACGAAACGGCAACCCTTCTTACAGAGGCATATGGTGAAAAAATTATGAAATGGGCTAATTCCGGCGATGGGTATACTCCTCCGGTAAGAGGCAGAGAAGAGCAGAAAGAAGAAAGTGCCATGGAAGATTTATCTTCTATTAAGAAAGAAATTATTGCCATGTGCAATCAGCTTGGCGGAACAAATAATGCCGATCTGATGTCCACACTTAAATCTTATGTATCAAGTGGTAATCCAAACGCGATTAGAGATATTGATACGGCCAAGGAATGTCTTGAAAAGATTAAAGGTATTAAACCAGTAGAGTAATTAAGGAGGATTTGATTTATGAATAAAGTTATTTTAGTAGGTCGCCTTACAAGGGATCCAGAAGTAAGATATACACAGGGAGAAAATCAGACAGCGATTGCGAGATATACACTTGCAGTTGATCGCAGATTTAAGAGGGACGGAGAACCGACAGCGGATTTTATTAACTGTGTTGTGTTTGGTAAGTCTGCTGAGTTCGCAGAGAAGTATTTCCGTCAGGGACTTAGAGTTGCTATTTCCGGAAGGATTACTACTGGCAGCTATACCAACAAAGATGGCATCAAAGTATATACAACTGAAGTAACGGTTGAAGAGCAGGAGTTTGCGGAAAGTAAAGCAGAGAGCGAGGCAAATAAGACAAGCAGTCGGCAGGCGACATTGGCAAATGCCTCTTCCGTTGATGGATTCATGAATATTCCGGATGGCATTGAAGAGGAACTTCCGTTTAATTAAGGAGTAGGTCGTATGCCAGAAAAAGAATACGTCTGCGCATATCCACATTGCCTTCACCACGGAGAAAAGGTGCTTTCCTCAGAATCCGTGGTGATTGGCAAGAAACACTACCATTGGGACTGTGCGGCATTAAAACAAGAAATTCAAGATTGTGCAAATACATATATCGAATACACGGGCGATAAAACACAATACCCCATGGTAATGAGAATTATTAACACCATGGTTTTTAAGAATGAGGTACCTATTGAGTATATTAAGAAAAAGATTGAGTATTCAAAAACTTATTACAAAGATAAACCTGTATATGCTTTATATGGAATTCGAAAAATTTTCTGGGAAAAAGAAATGAACTTATAGGCGGTGGTTGATTGCTTGTAAATAAAAAAGATATAGAAAAAGCTAAAGAAAAACTAGGCGATGATAATGCATTTATCATCGCTGAATTACTAGAATTAGAAGATTTTGATGAGAAAAATTTGAAAGCATGTTGTCCATATCATAATGAAGATACGGCCAGCTTTATATATAACAAGAATGGATATTATTTCAAATGCTTTGGATGCGGAAAAACAGTAGATGTTATTGACGTGTATATGGAAACTCAAAATGCTACATTTTTGGAAGCCGTACAGTGGTTATTTGAAAAGGCAGATCTTGAATTCTCGTGTCCAGAACAGCATGTCAAAACAATTCCACGTTACAAATATCCCCATGAAGAGCCATTAGAAAATGACAGATCTGAAGTATATCAGTATTTATCTAGCAGGGGAATCAGTAAAAATGTAGTTGATTATCTTGATATTCGTGCAGATAGAAATGGAAACATTGCATTTCTTACATATGATCCATATGACACACTCACAGTCGTTAATTATAGAAAATCTCGCAAAATTGAGCGTGGTGAAAATAAGTGTTGGTTTCAGAAAGATGCGGATGCGGCAGATCTTTTATGGAATATGAATCGCGTAAACAACACAAAACCGCTTGTTATTACAGAAGGCCAAATTGATTGTGCAAGCGTAATCCAAGCAGGATATCTAAACTGTGTTAGTGTTCTTAAAGGCAGTCAGGGTATGGGATGGATTGAGAACTGTTGGGATTGGCTTCAACAATTTGACGAGATTATCGTATTTAGTGATGGAGATGCTCCCGGAGTGAAAATGCGTAATGAGGTGATTAATCGTCTCGGTGCAATGAGATGTAAATATGTCGATGTTCCAAAAGAACTGGAATACAAAGACACAGGACGTATGGTTCCAGTAAAAGATGCCTCTGAGATTTTACAGTGTAAGGGCGAAAAATATCTTTTAGAGCTAATCAATACGGCAAAGGATATTCCGATTACTTCTGTAGCAAAGTTATCAGAGATAAAAGAACTAAACCCGACTCAAATGGATGGCTTTGAGGTTGGAATTCAAGAGTTAGACAAGGAACTTATGAAGATCTTTACAGGGGGAGTTACCTTACTTACAGGACTTCCGTCTGCGGGTAAAACAACTTTCTTAAATCAGGTAGTATTAAGCGCAATGGATTCAGGGTATAAGACCTTTCTTTTTTCTCGTGAACTTCTAAATGGAATGAGCAAGGGATGGTTTAATCAGGTTGCTGCAGGACGACGAAATATGCACGGAATCAGACTAGGGAACGGATCTGATTTTTATGTGGTAAATGATGATGCCAAGGATACTATAACAAAATTTTATGACGATATGTTCTATATCTATCGTGATGAAGAAGAGAATAGTGAGGACAAGCTTTTTGAAAGCATGGAACTATGTGCTACGAAAAAGGGGTTGCGTCTATTCGTGATAGATAATCTTATGACGGTACAGCTAAGAGCCGATACATCAGATATGAATAAAGCACAAACAGATTTTATGAATCGTTTGATTAAGTTTTCAATGAAATATGATGTTGCAGTTGTATGTATTGCTCATCCCCGTAAATTGCAAAGTGGTGCAGATATAGGTCTGTTTGACATTGCGGGAAGCCAAAATATTGTAAATCTTGCTACTAGAACCATAGGGTTAAAGAGGGTTAAAGAGGAAGAAAAAAAGAACGTATCTAATAAATGGTATGGATTTGATGTGATTATATCGATTATAAAGGATCGTATTTTCGGATCAACTAAAGATATTCCAGTACATTACGATAAAGTTGATAGAAGGTTTTTCTCTAATTATGAAGAGTTTGACAGAATATATAAATGGGATGATAAAGAATATTATGAAAAACTTCCGTATCCAATTGAACCAAAAGATCAGTTCCCAGATAGATAGGAGGCGATTTTATATCTGATACAGCATTTATTATAGACATGATGACTTGGAGTTTTAGTAGGCTTAATTCATTTTACAACTGCAGGTATGAATGGTTTCTTCATTATATTGAGTGTTGCCATTCCGAACCTGGATTTTTCAGCGAATACGGAAGTCTACTCCATTCTATATTAGAAAAGTACGCAAAGGGTGAACTTTCGCTGTTTGAGTTAAATCAATATTATGAAGAGCATTTTAATGAAGAGATTCCACATGATGCGCCGCCGAATAATTATGTGGATATAAGACAATCATATTATGATAAAGGCGTAGATTACCTAGATAATATAGATTTAGATCTTGACTCCTATGAAATATTAGGAGTTGAGAAAAAAGTTGAGTTTGAGTTATTTGGTAAAAAGTTTATTGGATTTATAGATTTACTTGTAAGAGATAAACAGACAGGTGAAATTATTATCATTGATCATAAATCCGCAAGCATTAAGATTCTTAAAAACGGCAATATTAGCAAGTCCGATCAGGCACATTTCTTGGAGTTCAAACGGCAATTGTATCTTTATAGTTACCCAATTATAAAAGAATATGGCAAGGTATCGAAGCTGAAATGGAATATGTTCAAAGACAGAAGATGGATTGAGATTCCGTGGAAACAGGAGGAGTATGATGAAGCGATTCAGTGGGCAAAAGATACACTTGAGCTGATTGAAAAAGAGACAGAGTGGGCACCCAATCCAGATCCGTATTACTGCAGATATCTCTGCGGTCAGAGAAATAATGCTTGCGAATATAAGGCATAGGAGGTGGTTAGTTGCAAAATTACCATAAACATACATCCTATAGTAACGTATTAGTGAGTGATTGCGCTGCTTCATATGAAGAATATGTTGAACGTGCCGTAGAGTTAGGGCATAAGGTGATTTCTAGTGTAGAACATGGGTATCAAGGAAACTATTATGTGCCTTATGAATTAGTTCAAAAACATAATGACAAATTGAAAAAGCAGGTCGAAGATGGAATTATTACTGACGCTGAATTCCAAGCAAAGAAACTGAAATTCATTTTTGGAGCAGAAGCATATTGGGTTAAAGATAGAATTTCAGAAACTATCCCTAAAAAAGATAAGAAAACCGGAGAGATAATTCCGGGAGAATTCACAAAAGATAGAACGAATTGTCATATTGTTTTGCTGGCTAAAAACGAAGAGGGAAGAAGAGATATTAATGAGGTGCTTTCTATTGCTAATGAAGATGGATTTTATGGTCAACCGAGGTTAGATATCTCGTTATTATTACAGATTAAGCCCGAGAATGTAATGGTAACTACAGCCTGTATTAAATATTGGGCATATGATGATATAGATGAGATTACCAAAACGTTACACAACCATTTTGGTGCTAACTTTTTTCTTGAAATCCAGTATCATAATACAGAAAAACAGAAACAAATTAATCGCCATATTCTTGAACTTTCTCGTAAATTAGGGATAGATATCATCCTCGGATGTGATAGCCATTATATTACTGAATCGCAAAGTGTTGAACGAGATAACTATCTTGCTGCCCGTGGTATCGAATATGATTCTGACGAAGTGGGATGGTATATGGATTATCCAGACGAAGCGGAAACAAGAAGAAGATTAAAGGAGCAGGGAATTCTAAATGATGAAGAAATAGATCGATGTATTTCAAATACAGATTTACTTCTGGATTTTGAAGATATTGTTCTTGATAAAACAATTAAACTTCCAAAGAATTATTTATTTAATGGTGAATGGATAGGTGATAAATCGCAAGAATGGAGAGATACCACATTACATAATCTTGTTTATCAGACATGGGAAGAAGCAAAAGTTCATGTAGAGCCTAACAAATATCAAGAATATGAAGAAGGAATTGATTATGAGCTAGACGCCATCATTGGAACTAAGATGTCGGATTACTTTCTTATTGATTATGAGATCGTCAAAGAAGGAGTAAAAAATGGTGGAGTTATTACAAAAACTGGCCGTGGAAGCGGAGTTTCATACTATGTCAATTCGCTTTTGGGATTCAGTAATATAGATCGATTTATTTCACCTGTTAAATTATATCCTGATAGATTTATTTCAAAAACTAGAATCTTAAAAACGAAATCCTTACCCGATTTGGATTTGAATTTAGGTACACCTGAAATTTTTGCAGACGCGCAAAAGCATGTAATGGGAGAAGGACATTCTTATCCCATGATTTCTTATAAGCCACTACAGAAGTCATCTTCATTTAAATTGTATGCAAAATCTCAGAACTTAGATTTCCAGATTGCAAATAGCGTTACATCCCAGATTGCGGAATATGAAAAAGCACTAAAACATGCAGATGAAGATACTAAAGATACGATTAATATCTATGATTTTGTCGATGTAAGATACCATAAGTATCTTGATGAGAGCAAAAAATACCAAGGTATTATAAACGCAAAGTCCCAGGCGCCATGCGGCTATCTTATTTATGATGGAGATATTAGAAGAGAAGTAGGACTAATTAGATGTAAATCTGATGCTACAAAAAAAGAAGTCATTACAACAGTAATTGATGGTACAGTTGCAGAAAATTACAAGTTTGTAAAAAATGACTTATTGAAAGTTGATATTTGGCTGACCATTAATAAGATTTTTGAACTTGCTGGCGTTAAAACACCAACGGTTCCTGAGATGACAAAACTTGTAGCAAATGATGAAAAGACATGGAATATATATAAGAATGGTTTTACTCTTGGAGTTAACCAGTGTGAGTCATCATTCGGGATACAGTGTTGTAAACGATATAAGCCGCATAGTGTACAAGAATTGACATCATTGGTTGCCGCACTTCGCCCAGGTTTTAAAACTCAGCTTGATACGTTTTTAGATCGCAAACCATATACAACAGGCGTTAAAGAGCTAGACGATCTCTTAAAAGATAGCTTCCATTACATGATGTATCAGGAATCTATTATGACATACCTTGGATGGTTGGGAATCGAGCAGACAGAAACATACGCTATTATTAAGAAGATTAGCAAAAAGAAATTTAAAGAACCTGAATTAAAAGAGTTGAAACAGAAACTTCTAGCAGGATGGATCAAAAATGTTGGCTCAGAAGAAGGATTTGAAAAGACATGGGAGATTATCGAAGCTGCATCAAGATACTCGTTTAATGCATCCCATGCTCTAAGTTATGCTTATGATTCTGTGTATGGAGCATATGCAAAAGCACATTATCCATTTGAATTCTATGCGGTGATGCTTCAGCATTATTCAGATAAAGGGAATAAAGATAAAGTCACTGAATACAAAAAAGAAATGTTGGAATATGTGGGAATAAAGGAAGGAAAGTATAAGTTCGGTTTAGACAATAGAAAATTTCACATAGATAAAGAACACTCGGCGATTGATCCATCATTAGTTTCCATCAAAAACTTTTCTGACACATTAGCAAATATATTATATGAATTGGGAGAAAAACAATATAATGATTTCTTAGAAGTTCTGGTCGCAATGAGACAAGCAGGTGTTGCGGATTCGAGAATTGATGATCTTATTCATATAGGATACTTTGAAGATTTTGGAGATATGAAGTATCTAATAAATTATCACAAAATATTTTCTGATTTTTATTCCAAGAGAAAATTTAAATCTCAGTTAAAAAAAGAGAAAGCATTAGAACTGCACATAGATTACGATTTTATAAGAGATCATTGTCAATCTGAAGCTGCTAAAACTTTTATGGGCATTGATGCACCCGCAATAATCCGTGCATTGGTAGCTAAGTTTAATGATAAAACATCATTCAAAGAAGTGATAAGTGCCAGGACAGAAGTACTTGGATATATAGATATTGTCGACAAAAAATATGCCGGATACTGTGTGTGCACAGATTTGAATGTGGATTATTCACCAAAGGTAAAGCTCTATGCACTAGCGAATGGAAATACAATTCCAGTTAAGGTAAGTAAAAAAATATTCAAAAACAATCCAATTAAACGCGGTGATATCATCAAGGTTGAAAATCAGTATAAAAAGCCAAAGATGAAAAAAGTTAACGGCGAATGGATTGAAACTGACGAAAAAGAATGGTGGATTACAGAATATAAAGTATATTGAGGTGATAAAAATATTTAGCCAATATAAGTATACAGATAAAGAAATCGAAGAGATTATTAAATCTATGGTTATTCTGATTGATACCAGAGAAAAGAAGATGGATCATATTACAGAATATTTTGATAAGACCAAAATTTTGTATAAGAAGAAGGCATTGCCTTATGGCGATTATAGTTTTCTTGTGCCACAAAATGAATCATTATCGATTCCACGAGATTTAGTTTTCTACAATGACATTACAATAGAAAGAAAAGGATCTCTCGAAGAGTTAAGTGGAAACCTAACAAAAGAGCGGGACAGGCTTGAAAAGGAGCTTGCCCTGGCTCCGAAAAATAAAGTATTGATTATTGAGAATGCAAACTACTCGGATGTGGTTAATGGCAATTATAAAACAGAATATAATAATAAATCCTACTGGGCAAGTTTGCATTCGTTGTGGCACAGATATAATATTCCGATGTTTTTCTTACCCGATCATAACTATACTGGATTTTTTATTAGAGGATATTTCAGTTACTATTTGAGAAATATATTGAAGTAAAAGGAGAAGATATATATTGAAAAATGAAAACGCTAAGATTTTCGAATCACTCTTAGGTACATTTGAAAATGAAGATATAAAGAAGTTTACAGAGAGTTGTATTAATACGATTCCTTCCTATTTCTGGGAGGTTGGGGCTTCTAGTACGGGGAAGTATCATCCAGCTTATGCCCTGGGAGAACTTGGCCTTGCTAGACATACATGTGCTCTTGTTAGATTTTTAAATCATATGTTGAGTATAGATTGTATTAAAAATGACTTTTCTTCCAGGGAAAGAGATTTGATGCGTGTGGCGGGGATCATGCATGATTCCATGAAGAGTGGAACAGACGAAGACTATGCTCGTAGCAAATACACAAAGTTTGAGCATCCTATTTTTGCAGCCAATAATATTAGAAAAATGTCTGGACTTCCTGATGATGAGATTGAATTAATTGCAACTACAATCGAGAGTCACATGGGCCAATGGAATGTTGACAGAAGAAGTAAGACTGTTCTTCCTCTTCCGCAAAACAAATATCAGATATTAGTCCACCTTGCAGATTATCTAGCAAGTCGTAAAGATATTGAAGTTCTGTTTGACGAAGAGTTTCAGAAAAAGGAAGAGATCCTAGATATCAATACCTACATAATTCCGTTTGGTAAATATAAAGGAAAAACACTTCCGGAAATCAAAGAGGTCGATTTAGGATATATTTCCTGGGCAAAAGAGAATATGACTAAAGAACCAGTAAAAACATTACTTGCTCAGATGTAGAAGGGAGAAAAAGTTTATGAAAGTTATTGATGAACGTGGGCGAGTTCTTCCAGTTGATGATTCGTCGATCGATTATGAACATGAATATGTTGCAGCTTTTTCTAATGTGGTATTAATTAGCGACGGAGCATATCTGCAAGATATATGGATAGTCACCTGTCAAAAGGATCATAGAAAAAATGTATTTGACCGTAGAGATGAGTTAGAATTTGTGAAAGATAAAGTATACGATCATGAACCAACTAAAGATGAACTAATTCAATTTATGTGTGCTAATAAATGCGGACTTTATGATGTTGTATCTGTTGAAAAAGGATATAGACTGATGATGCAAAATGACGAATATAAATAAAATCACTTATTCAAGAATGGGAGGAGAAAAATCTAAATGGGAAGTAAAGAATTTTTAGGATTATGCAAATCAAAGGTGGTTAGTTACTTTAATGATCATTGCGAAAAGACTGATAATGTAAATATCACTACAGAAGATGTATATGTAGTATGGTATTGCAAAACATTACAAAATCACAAGGCGCTACTATCTACGAATGTATCTGATGGAATGTATTATGAAATGACATTCAATGGAGATAAAAATCAGCTATATATGGACGCATATAAGAAATGGCAGAATATAAGTTTCGATCTGTAAGAAAGAAATGAATCATATTTTTCATTAGAATTTAAGGAGATATAGTTTCATGAAAAAGTTATTTGTTTCACAACCAATGAAAGATAAAACTGATGATGAAATTTTAAGTGAAAGAGAGAAAGCAATTAAAAAAGTAGAAGAAAGGCTTGGAGAGTCTGTCGAAGTTATTGATTCATTCTTCCAGTCTGCACCAGCGGATGCTAGACCGCTTTGGTTTCTGGGTAAGTCACTTGAACTCCTTTCAACAGCAGATGTTGCTTATTTTGCTGATGGATGGACAAACGCAAGAGGATGTAGGATTGAGCATTTATGTGCGGTGGAATATGGCATTGATATTATTCATGATGAAGAATAATGGGATGAAATCTTTCTTTCGTAGGGGGGTGTTAATAATGATGTTTAATTCAAGAGAAGCATTTATCAAAGCAACTGAGGAAATCAGAAAAACTGAACCCGAAGAATTCAAACAGTGGTCGGATCCCATATATCCATGTCCGAAATGCGGCGGGAATATGAGAATGAATATGTTAGGCGGTAGAGTACTTACTTCAAATCCGCCCATTAGACAAAGTGAATACCAATGTGATAAATGTGGATTTACTGAGTTCATTTAGGAGGATATTATGATTTACATTACTGGTGATACTCATGGTGATTGGATGGGCAGATTAAATGTACACTCTTTTCCAGAACAAAAAGAGATGACCAAGAATGATGTTGTTATCATAGCGGGTGATTTCGGAATTTGGAATGATACTAAACAGGAACGATATAATCTGGACTGGTTAGAAGATAAGCCGTTTACAACATTATTTGTGGACGGAAATCACGAGAACATGGACAAATTATATGCTATGCCGGTCTCAGAATGGCACGGAGGAAAGGTACATTTTATTCGTCCATCTGTTATCCACCTTATGCGCGGTCAGATATTTAATATAGAAGATAAGACATTTTGGACGTTTGGCGGTGCAAGCAGCCATGATATCAGTGATGGCATTCTTGAAATTGATGATCCACGAGTCAGAAAATGGCGATACGATAACGAAAAGATGTATCGAATTAATCATGTTTCTTGGTGGAAAGAAGAACTTCCTTCAGAAGAAGAGATGGAAGAAGGGCGTAAGAATTTAGAGAATATATATAATAAAGTGGATTTCATTATAACCCACTGTGGAACTACTAGCAGCATGGCATTGTATTCTTGTGGCGAATATAAGCCGGATATTCTTACGGATTATCTTGAAGAAATCCGTCAGCGAGTTGATTTTGGTAAATGGTTTATGGGTCATTACCATACCAATTACGCCATTAACGACAAAGAAATTATTTTGTATGAGCAGATTGTGAGGATTGTTTAGTGTGTCGTAGTGATGTAGCTGAAGCTTTTCAAACTATACAGAGGGAAATAAATCTTTTAGAATATCAAAACAGAAGATTGAATGAAGAAAATTGTAGATTAAAAAATGAGAATTATAAAAATGAAGAACTTTCTGGAATGAGACGGCAGTTAGAAAAAATGCAGAAAGACTATTATCGTGGCTTCCCAATATCAGAAGAAGAACAGAAAAGTATTAGAGAGTGGATGGATAAACATGATGAAGAAGTACACAACTGTCGCACTCTCAAAGATAAACTACGTCGTGGTGGATGTGTTGGAGGAACATATAAATATGAGTTTGTTCCGACAAGCATCGGGACTGTTGGAACCGTGAAATGTAGTTGTGGAGCCGAATTCACGTTTCAGGATATTTGATGAAACTGATATTTCGTGAGGTGATAGCATGTGGATAGATCCTTTTGATAAAGAAGTATGTGATGAATGTGAAAATTGCAAACATTATTGGAGAAATAATGACATGATTGAAGAATGTACAGGGCAAGATAGTGGGCCATGCTTTGAATATAGTGAAATGAAGAAAGAGTAATTCTATGGGAGGACTGTTAATGTTATTTAAAAGCGCAGATAGAGAATTAGAGGATCTTGGTTTTGTTAAAGAGTGTGATGAAGATAATAAGGAAAGTAAATATGGCGTTTCGTACATAAAGAATGTTCCAGAATATAATTACAAACAGATACTGTCTATTATGTGTAAATCCAATGGTAGACACTTAATTCAGTCATATGAGGAAAATGTAAATTCGGATGGGTTCAATAACTGTGTAGGACTTACATATAAAGAAATGAAAGCTGCTATGCGGAAATATCGCGAGATGAAAAGAAAGTATAGGTGGGAATAATGAGATGTTCTAATATTCAAGTATCATTCAAAATACCCGTACCTATCAATAACCCAGATGGGAATGGCGCCGTGTACACAAAAGAAGCAGTTGAGAATTCGGTGAATAATTTAAAATGTGTTATACCCATTGTCATAAGAAAAGGTATTGATGAAACAGTCATAGGTTTCGCTAATAAGTTGGAATTTATAGAAGAAAATGAAGAATACTATATTCAAGGGGTTGGACACATAAGACATGGTGGCACAGAGGAAAAAGTCAATATACAGAACAACACAGTGACAAGTATGGAAATTGTTTCTGTAGGTATAGCAGATGAATAACATATGAAACAGTGGTTTTGTGAGGTGTAAAAATATGTGGGATCTGATTGTAAAAAATCATATGACAGATGATACAATCAATTTCTTTTTAAAATTTGATAAAGAATATACCATTGAAGAATTTGCTCAAGCAATTATTAACGAAGATAGAATTAGCAAACATGGATTAATTAAGGTATATGATCCACTATCAAATGCACGCTCTAAAACTCAAACAATATGTACATATGAAGATGGAAAAGTTACATTTCTATCTGACTTGTATAAGACACAGAAGAGTATAAAAAGCGCGTGGGCAAATGGAGCATATGGATGTATGAACTATACTATAAATTTGAAAGATTATGATTTATCAAATTGGTGGCACATGCCTTAAATATTGAAAGTAGAAAACAAAGCCATATTTTGTGAGGTGTAAAGTAAGTGATAATAAAATGGATAAAAAAAGAATTCAAAAGGATAAAAAGGATTTTTTCAAATGAAGTAGATACAGAAATTCCTGTAGTCGGGAATGATGTATCGTTTGACTATTTGATGGAATCAGACATGAAAATACATAGAATGGAGTTTATGCGCATTAGAAGAAACAATGAACAACAAAATTGTTGGGAATCGGTTCCGCCATATGAAGTAATTGATGGCAATTTATGTGTTCGTTGTAAATCAGATATTCCACATATGACTGGATGGATTGTAATTACGAAAGATGAAATTATGAAACTTTTCAATCTAATACAAAGGGAAGAGGATTTTTAGAGTAAAAGATATGTTTAAGATTTTAAAAAGACTATTTTGCAAACATGAATGGGAGATTCAGTACTCATTTGATGCGGATGGAGGCACAATGGTTACTTATCGCTGCCATAAATGTGGCAAGCAAAATATAGAGCTTGTTTTTAAATAAGGAGAATATGCTTGGACAAAATTAGAAGAATAGATGAATTAGTAGAAACATTGCATAATGCAGCAATTGATTATTACAGGAGCGACGATCCTAGAATACCTGATAAAGAGTATGATGAATTGTATAATGAATTGGCAGCACTTGAAAAAGAAACAGGTGTCGTCTATTCCCACTCTCCAACGCAAACGGTAGGGTGCGAAGTTGTATCGGAGCTTCAAAAAGTAACGCATACACATCCAATGCTTTCCCTTGCAAAAACCAAATCAGTAGATGAGCTGATAAAAGTTTACAACAATCAATCATCTATCTTGAGCTTAAAAATGGACGGCTTGACAATCTGTTTGACTTACGAAGATGGCGTATTGGTCAGAGCCGAAACAAGAGGTGATGGATATGTCGGAGAATTAGTTACTCATACAGCTAAAGTATTTGATAATATCCCCCACACAATTTGCATTAAAGATCATTATGAAATTGAAGGGGAAGCCATTATTACATATGATGATTTTCGAGAAATCAACCAGATGCTACCTATAGAAAAAAGATATAAAAATCCACGTAATTTAGCGGCTGGATCGGTACGACAGCTTGATAGTAATATTGCCGCCCAAAGACATCTGAAGTTTATTGCGTGGAAGGTGCCTTCAGAAGAAGGCAGTATGGTTGCAGGTTTAAATATTGCTAAGCAACTTGGGTTCACTGTTGTTCCGTATGTTTATCTGTGGGCAGAACCATATAGCAAATTGGACAATAATAAAATGACAGAAATTTTTAATCAACACATACAAGATTTGAGAGATAGAGCCAATGTCTTAAAATATCCGATAGATGGTCTGGTTTTGACTTATGATAACATCCCATATGGTAAATCATTGGGCATGACTGGACATCATCCAAAACATTCCATTGCCTATAAGTTCTATGAAGATGAAGAATCTACCAGATTACGAGATGTAGAATGGAGTATGGGAAAAACTGGGCAATTGACTCCTGTTGCCATCTTTGATCCGGTGGAGATTGGCGGTACAACCGTAAATCGCGCCTCGCTTCATAATGTAAGTATATTCAAAGAGTTGAAGCTTGGAATGGGGGATGAAGTTACTGTTTATAAGGCAAACGCTATCATTCCTCAGATACGAGAGAATTTAACTAAAAGCGGCACCATTAAAATCCCGTCAATATGCCCAGTGTGCGGATTCCCAACGGAAATTCAAAAAGACAATGATTCAGAAATTCTTATTTGTACGAATCCATGTTGCAAAACGAAGCTAATTAAAAGATTGACACATTTTGTTTCTCGTAAATGTATGAATATTGATGGACTATCCGAAGAAACTCTTACTAAGTTTGTTGAGTGGGGATGGATCAAAAACTTGTTTGATGTATATAACTTAACGCAATATTTCTCTGAACTTAAACATAAAGAAGGATTCGGCACACGTTCCGTAAAGAAATTGCAGGATGCAATAGAGAATAGTAAGAGTGTAGAGCTAGATCATTTTATTGCAGCACTTAGTATACCTGGCATTGGAAGTTCACAGGCAAAAGTATTAGCAAGTCAGTTTAAAAGTTGGGAGGCATTTGAAAGGGGAGGATTGGATGATTATGATTTTACTCAATTGGATGGATTTGGATTAGTGCTAAACAACAACATCCATGACTGGTTCAAGACTATGTATAATGAAGATTGTGTGCAAAATATTGCTTCAAATCTTCACTTTATATATGAAGAGAAAAGCATAAATAATAGTCTTTCCGGTAAGACATTTGTTATTACTGGAAGTTTAAACCATTTTACAAATAGGGAAGTATTAAAAAACGAGTTAGAGTTGAGAGGTGCAAAAGTCTCCGGTTCTGTATCTGCAAAGACAGATTATCTTGTCAATAATGATATTAATTCTAATAGTTCTAAAAATCAAAAAGCAAAAAAGCTAAATATTCCAATCATCAGTGAAAATCAAGTTCTTTCCATGTTGAACAACTAAGAATGAGAGGTGATGTGATTGATTAATTTTGATTGCAAGATATATACGTACTTCAAAAAACGCGATCTCGAAGATGAGCTTAGTAATTGTAAAAATATGCCAGGATTAGCAGTTATTCAGATTGGAAATGATGAAGCAAGTAATGCATATATTAGAGGAAAAGAAAAAGATTGCAGAGAGGTTGGAATCAATTTTATTAAAATACATTTTGACAAAGAAGAGGTAACAACAAACGATGTAATAGATACCATTAACGATTTAAATAGTCGCGATGATGTAAACGGTATTGTTGTCCAATTACCACTACCTGAATCACTTGATGTTAAATTAATTCAAAATGCTATTGCTATGAATAAAGACGTAGATGGATTTAGAAATGGTTCTCCATTTACTCCGTGCACTCCCAAAGGTATAGTGGACTGGCTTGAATACAATGATATTACTTTTGAAGGTAAAAATGTAGTAATAATTGGGAGAAGCGACATTGTGGGTAAGCCGTTAGTTAATATGTTTATAGGTAGACGTTCAACGGTTACTTGCTGTAACAGTAAAACTGTGGACATTAAACGATATACAAAGACTGCAGATTATATTGTTACAGCAATTGGACATCCAAAATTCTTTAATCGGTCATATTTTAGTAGGCGCAACCGTATTATTATCGATGTCGGAATTAATAGAATGGATGGACATTTATGTGGAGATGTAGATATTGAATCCGTTAGTAAAAAATATCATAACACACACATTACACCAGTTCCGGGAGGAGTAGGATTGCTAACACGTATCGCTCTTTTGGAGAATGTATTAATGGCGTATCAAATGGAGGAGGCGAAATTAGATGATTAAGTTGCTCTTGAAAACAACACAAAATGCAGCGTTATTTGTGGATACATGCTGTAGGTACGAAGAGGATATTGATTATAAATACGGGCGATTTATTCTTGATGCAAAATCTTTCTTAGGTGTCATATCGACACCATTAGATCATGTAGCATACGTTGATATCCATACAGATAACGAAGAAACAAGAAAACATTTTCTAAATGATATCAAATTATGGTTAATTGAGGAGGTATAAAAAATATGGTTATACAGTTAAATCTTATTGGCGACATTAATCAGTTCGTACAGGGCAGTCGATTTTATGAAGGTGAGATTTATATTGAGCAGGACAATCAGAAAATAAATGCAAAAAGTATTCTTGGTATATATGCACTTGATTTATCGAAACCAATTCACGTCACAATTGATACAAATCGGGACGATATCAAAGAAAACTTCTATAACTTCATTAGAAAATGGGAGGTTGCTGAATAATTGACCGTTGATATTTTTGAACATGAGGATAATTGGCAGTCTGTAAAAGATGCCACGATGAATACGATTGGTAAAACAACGGGATCCTATCCTTCTTCAGATTGGAAGAGAAGGCTGATTATTTCAGAGCATTCTCCAATTAGACGAATTAAGTTCTATTGGAGATGGAAATATATTAAGTCTTGGGTTTCAGTGCATTTTGTAAGACACAAAATTGGAATTGAGCATTGGGTAAAAACACAACGTACTGATAGAACAGGCGTAGATCGCGACGAATTGCCACAAGGCGCTTTTGTTAATCATGCTTGCGAAGCAGATGCTCAAGCCATGATTAATATTAGTCGAAGAAGACTATGCAATTGTGCCTCCAAAGAGACAAGAGAAGCGTGGCAAAAAGTCAAGGAAGAAGTAGCGAAGTCCGAACCTGAACTTGCTTCATGTATGGTACGTGAATGTATCTATCGCGGATTTTGTCCAGAAATGTTTAGTTGCGGATATTACAAAACCAATAAATATAAAGAAGAACTAAACGAATATAGAAAAGGGATTAATGATTAATGAACTCTATCTACTATTGTACGAATGATAAAAATAATAACTGCCCGAGAAAAGATAACTGTATGAGATATTTAGATGCGAATAAAAGTATTTGCAAAGCTACTTTATACAAAATGGCATGTACAGATACTAACGGACGGATATTATTTATGTCTAAAGAAAATACAGAGGATGGTGATTGTAATCAAGAACAAACCGGTTAAATTCCTTATTATAGGACGTACTTCATCCGGTAAATCTTCTATCACGAAAGAGGTTTGTAAAAGATTAGGACTTACAAGTGTGAAGTCTTACACGACGCGTCCTAAGCGACCAGATGATGAACTTATAGACGATCATATTTTTATCAATGATTCAGAAGTAGAACAATATCAAGATAACATGGCAGCATATACGGAAATAGATGGTTATAAATACTTTACAACTTTTGATGTGGTTGATAAGAGTGATGTTTATATTATTGATCCTGTTGGTGTAGACAACTTAAAGATTAAATGTAAAGACGCCTACAAGTTTATTGAAATTTATATTCGCACACCAGCAAAGATTGCAGAAGCGCGAGCGAAGACTAGAGGACAAGACATTAAGAAGTTTAAGTCGAGATGGGTAGACGAAAATGCTCAATTCACGGAATATGAAAAGCATCATACGTTTCATTACCATCTAAGAAATGATAGACCATTTGAGGAATCCGTAGAAAAGGTGTGTAAGTGGATTCAATATGAATTAAATAAGGATGGTGATGAATATGAATCGTAGATATAAATTATATCTCGATTTTGATTGACGGATGTATTGTAAATACTATAAAAGGTATTGTTGATTTATATAATGAAGATTTTGTGGCATATAAAAAGTACCATTATATTCGGCCACAAGATATACATACTTGGAATTTTGAAGAATGTAACTGTGCATCATCAAAAATGATTGACACATACTTCAATACGCCAAGATTTTTTAATCGTTTAGAATTTATGAATAATGCTGAATATATTCTTTCATTGCTATTTAGGCAATTCGATATCACTATTGTTTCTCATGGTTATTCCCCAAATCTAAAATTGAAAAAAGAGTGGATTAATACAAATATTATGCCAATATTATTTCAAACAAGCCCAAGACTTGGAGTCAATCATTTCGATTTTATTGGCGTGAACTTAAAAGAGCATGAGGATAAATCATGTGTAGATATGACAGATGGTATTTTTGTTGATGATAGTACAAAAAACCTCGCAACAAGTAATGCAACATATAAGATTGTGTTTGGAGACTATTATCCGTGGAATGCAGATGATAAAGGATATATTCGATGCAAAAATTGGATTGATACATTCAAAATGATAAACAAAATTTCTCAAGGAGAACAAATCTATGAGTAATATTATTTTATACACAACACATAGTTGTCCGCAATGCATGGTATTAAAACAGTTACTTAAAGATAAGAAGATTTCATATAAAGAAGAAACAGATTTAACAATACTAAAAAGCTTTAAGATTTTATCAGTACCTCAACTATCTGTAGATGGGAAAATAATGAATATGAAACAGGCAATGAAATGGTTACAGGAGGAATGCTAATGACAAAATACGAAAAGTATAGACCATATCTAAATTATATCAACGAGTATAAGAAAGCTTCTAATGCTGCAACTGGAAGTAAGGTGGATTCCAATGCCAATGTAGAGAATAAAAATATTACAACAATGACTGGGGAATTGTATAAGGCTGATTCCATCGGTGTGAATAGACTTTTGATGTATGACAAAATAAAGCAATTATATAGTGAGCAACTTGCAGATGAATATATCCGGCAATTAGAAGAACACGAAATTTACAAGCATGATGAGACAAGTATATATCCGTATTGTGTAAGTATCACAATGTATCCATATCTGTTTAATGGACTTGAGAACATTGGTGGAATATCTTCAAGACCAAAAAATCTGGATTCCTTTTGCGGGTCATTTATTAACCTTGTTTTTGCAATTGCTTCTCAATTTGCAGGTGCTGTATCGACACCTGAGTTTTTGATGTATATGGATTACTTCATTCGTAATGATTATGGTGATGATTATTATTTAAAGCCAGACAAGGTTGTTACTTCAAGCGCATGTAAGCGTCAAAAAACAATCAAAGACATTCTTGATGCAAAATTTTCACAGGTTGTGTATTCAATCAATCAGCCAGCGGCAGCAAGGAACTTTCAAAGTGTCTTCTGGAATATTGCTTACTTTGATGAATCATATTTCAAAGGTTTATTTGATGGTTTTGTATTCCCAGATGGAACGGAACCAAAATGGGAAAGTGTAAGTTGGCTACAGAAGTTCTTCATGGATTGGTTCAACAAAGAGAGATTGAAGAAAATCCTAACTTTCCCCGTAGAGACAATGAACCTTCTTAATAATGGTGAAGAATTTGTGGACAAAGAATGGTCGGAATATGCCGCACTTATGTACTCAAAGGGACATTCTTTCTTCACATATACAAGTGGAAGTGTAGATAGTCTTGCTAGTTGTTGCAGGCTAAAAAACGAATTAGTAGATAACACATTCTCCTTTACTCTTGGAGCAGGTGGAGTCTCTACAGGTTCAAAGGGTGTCATGACACTTAATGTCAATAGATTAATTCAGAATACGATAAAAGAAAGAAAATATACGGCTGATGCAGCGATTAAGATTGAAAATGCTATAAAAGAACAAGTCGAAAAGATACATAAATATCTGATTGCATTCAATGAGATCATCAAGGATTATTATCAGGCAAATCTCTTACCAATTTATAATGCCGGATATATTGCATTGGAAAAGCAGTTTTTAACCCTCGGTATTAATGGATTCGTAGAAGCGGCGGAATATCTCAACATTTCTCCTACACCAAACGATACATATTTTGATTTTGGCAAACACGTATTAGAGCCGATTTATAAATTGAATAAACGAGATAAGACAAGTGAAATTATGTTTAATACGGAATTCGTGCCAGCCGAGAATCTCGGTGTGAAGAATGCAAAATGGGATAAAGAAGATGGATATTATGTTCCGAGGGATTGTTACAACAGCTACTTCTATGTTGTAGAAGACTCAAGTACAACGATCGCTGATAAATTTATCTTGCATGGTGAAGACTTCCTCCAGTATCTTGATGGCGGTTCTGCACTTCATGCAAACTTAGAAGAACACCTGACAAAAGATCAGTATGAAAAAATGTTACTCGGAGCCATTAAGACAGGGTGTTCATATTTTACCTTTAACATTCCTAATACTATTTGTAATTCTTGCGGACATATCAGCAAGCATATGATGGATAAGTGCGAGGTATGCGGAAGTGAAGATGTAGATTATGCTACAAGGGTAATTGGGTATTTAAAGAGAGTTTCTAAATTCTCTGAAGCAAGACAGAAGGAAGCTGGTATGAGATTTTATGATAATAGAGCCTAGACCATTAAAATATTTAGGTTATACAGTTGTATTCCAAGAGGTACCAAATGAGGTATCTCTTGCAATCAACATTTCTGGTTGTCCCCATAGATGCGAAGAATGTCATAGCCAATATCTGTGGAAATATGATGGGGACTATATAGAAAAAGATCTAGAACGACTAATAAACCATCATTTATTATTCATTACATGCGTTTGTTTTATGGGCGGGGATCAGAACAAAGCCGAATTAAAACGTCTGTGTGGAATTGTAAAAAAATATAATTTAAAAACGTGTCTTTATTCTGGCGACGATAACATAGACAATCTCAAGGTTTTGTTACCGTATTTAGATTATTTAAAGGTTGGTAGCTACAGGCACGACCTTGGAGGTCTTGATTGTCCCAATACAAATCAAAGAATGTATAGTGTTTCTGATGGGGTAATCCAAGAGAATATTACCAATCTGTTTCAATCCAAAAGAAAAATATAGGTGATCTTATGAGTGAATTAAAATTATGTAAAACTTGTAATCACAAAAGATTAGTTGATTATGGGTTCAAAAAATATAGCACTTGTTATAAAATATCCATTCCGTTATACAAACACGAGAAAGAGACAATGATAAGTACGGACTTTTCTGTGTCACTCTCCGACAATTCTATCCATTATGACGTGATGGATGTTTGCAATCAAAAATTATATTCAACGTTTTACGATGACACATTTGCAAATACTAACCTAGTATTGGACAAAGTAAATAAAGAATTGAAGCAAGTGTTTAATGATATGGTAAAAAAGAAGATTATACAGAAAAGAGGTATATGCCTTGAAGAGAATTGCTAAATTTCATAAAGTAAGCCTGGAACAGTTTACAGAAGGATGGAAGGATACGTTTGGTGAGACGGACAAGGAGAAGATCCGCGAAATATATGAGGAAATAAAGCTTCCGAAGAGAGCGACATCAGGATCGGCGGGTTATGATTTTTTTGCACCCGTTTCTCTGACGATCGCACCGGGTGAAACTGTAAAGATTCCTACCGGGATTCGCGTGGAAATGGAAGAGAACTGGGTGCTGAAATGCTATCCGAGAAGCGGACTTGGTTTTAAATACCGGCTTCAGTTGAATAATACCGTTGGGATCATAGACAGTGATTATTTTTACTCTGATAATGAAGGCCACATTTTTTCCAAGATCACAAATGATACAAACGAAGGGAAAACCATTGAAATAGCGGCCGGGACAGGATTTATGCAGGGGGTTTTTGTAGAATATGGCATTACAGTCGACGATGACGCAGATGCGGTGCGAAACGGAGGGTTCGGCAGTACAACAAATAGGAGTGATAAGGACGTGGTATTACGGAACGTTTAACATACACTTCTGAAATTATTGAAGCCATACAAGAATATTACCACGATGATATACAATTGCAGATAAAAATTTTTGATGAACTTTATCGACATACAAAAGATATTAAAATAGAAGAAACGGTTGATATGTTATGTGATGATGAGCATATATGTCCTCATTGTTTTAATCCTTTGATAAAAAGAACATATCACGAAAGGCGCGGTGATGATATGACATATGATGAGGAAATCACAGAATATACATGTCCAAGATGTTTATAACGATTTAGCTGGAGATGATGTTAATATAGAAATGATACAAACAAAAGACTTGTGCCGACTGTTAGGTGTAAGTAAAAATACAGCATACAAGATTGTACATCAAGATGGATTCCCAAAAATAAAAATAGGTAAAAAATTTTTCATCCCAAAAGATGAATTATATAATTATCTAAAAAAACATATAGGAACAAAAATAAAGATTGACAATGATTAAGATATAGAGTATAAAGTGTAGAGGTAGCGTCAAATACTATCTCTACTTTTTTTACCACAATTTTACTAGGGTACAATTGGGATAAACAGACGGCAAGAATCGTACAGCAATGTAACAATATAGTCTGGTTGTGGTAAAAATTGGGGTAAATAAAAATTTAAATGAATGAAAAACCTTGTATTTATTGGGATAATCTATCCTATATTGTATAGTTGTCTCGATTTGTTTTGCGATTTTCCGTACACTATTTTAAAATGTCCAGAAATGGCTTAAACACTGGGTTTATTGGCATTTTTATATTAGCCTAAATTGTCTGACAAATACCATTTTGTACCATTTTTTACCTTGTTTTCTCATTTTGATTGTGGTAAAATTGGGGTAACTAATTGGGGTAAACATATTGCAACATGACTTCGTACATATTATAATAAGAACAAATGTTCTGATTGAGAGGTGCAATATGGCAAAAAGAAAAAATGGCGAAGGAACATGGGGTACAAAAACAATCAAGGGGTATAAGTATAAATACTTTAGAGATTCAAATGGGAATTACACATACGGGAAGACTGAAAAAGAAGTAAAGAAAAAACTAGAAAGTAAAAAACAAAGAGAAATCGAAGTTAAGGATACAACAATTTTCAAGGATTATTTGCGGTGGTACATTGACAACATCATGTCATCAAAGGTTGCGGAAACCACCTTACTTACTTATGACAGATCATATAGACAGATTGTTGGGTTCCATGATACAAGTAATATCAGTGATATGCAACTTTGTTCTTTCAGTAGCAATGTTCCTCATGTACAAAATTTTTTAAATGCGTTGGCTACAAAGTATTCACGTAATACTATTTTGAATATTTGGACTGTAATGGGTTCAGCATTGCATTACGGTATCAGACATCAAAAACTACCGCCACTTTTATTGGAAGGTATTAAAATCCCAGACGAAACGCATGTGGCGGTTAAAAAGAAAGATGTGCCGTTTCTTTCTAAGGGTGAAGTAGAAAAAATATATAAGGCTATTAATTCGACATATAGCAATGGCCGTAAAAGGTATGGTGCATACGGACAAGTTGTTATTCTTTTAATCAATACGGGCCTAAGACTAGGAGAAGTGCGGGCACTCAAATGGAATGATATTATCAAAATAGATGAAAGTAATTACGTATTAAATGTAGATGAATCTGTTGCTGAAATCAAATATACAAACAAGCCAAGAAAGAAAATTGTTAAAGACCCGAAAAATCAATCTAGTATACGAAAAGTTCCATTAAATAAAAGAGCGCTTAGTGCAATAGAGTGGTTCAATAAGCACAACCCAGACCATAAAGCTGATGATTTTATTTGTCTGGCTGACAATCATAAGCCGATTAGACAGCAATACATTCATAGAACTATAACCAGATTGATGAATGATATTAATTATGATGGTAATGGTAAGGTAAGTCCACATTCATTAAGACACACGTTTGGTTCATTGCTATATGAGAATGGTGTTGATCTAAAAACAATTTCTGTGTTATTAGGACACAAAAGTATTAGGACTACTGAATCAATTTATGTTGGAATTAACGATACACAAAAACAAAACGCTGTCAATATATTAGATAGCTTGTAAAAATTGTTATTCGCTAATGCCAAATGAATAAATCGTAAAAAAAAGGATAGAAGACTGTGCTTCTATCCTTTTTTGTAATCTATATATTAGGAGTATTATAGTTACCTTATAAGTATACAATACTTCTAATATAAAATCTACTGTTAAGTTATTTTATTCTAAACTGCAGGGCCTCAATCTGCAATGCCTGTCCAACAGTTCCTAGCGTAGCAGTGCCGTCAGCTTCTGTCCAGTCTGTCCAACCGCTATGTGCCAGATGGGCGCGCCATTCAAAGTTTCCTTCAAAGCACAGACATTCCAAACGTTTTGCTTCGTTTGTTGTTCCAATTACAGTATCTTTTGTAATGGTTCCATAATCAACCCATCCGTCAGACTGAATATGTGCCTTTGCTTTAATTTCCATACCAAGCGGATCAATTTGAAGAGCTTCCAATCGTTTAGATTTTCCAGTTGTACCGATAGTTTCCCATTCGCCCTGATATGCACCCCAACCAGCAGATTGTATATGTCCTCTAATCAGCATTTTAGGCTTTCTAATTTCGATAGCTTCCAACTGTTTGGACTTTCCTTTTACACCAGCCCATTTGCCGTTTGAAGTCCATGCAGACCATCCATATGTTTTTTGATGTACACGATATCTAAATGGGGTATCGCTTTCGATCATTAAAGATTCAATTCGCTTTTTCTGATTTGTCGTACCGATAATGGTATCTTTAGAAATATTAGAATATTTTTTATCACCGATAGATTTGATATGAACAGATACGTTCATTTTATCTTTAGAATTAATTCTTATTGCTTCGATACGTCGATTTTGTCCTGTTGTTCCAGCCATTTGTCCGTCATGACGCCAATTCATCCATCCTAACTTTCGAGTATGAACTTGATATGTAACGTCACCAGCTTCATCCTTTAGTGTCTGTGTAGTACCACCAGATGCAAGATCTCCGTCTGGATCGTCCTGTCCGTTCAGCCTCTTATTGACCTCACTTGCAATCCAGGAAAACTTGCTTTCCAAATAAGCTCCTGGACAGTCGGTAGCCTGATACCATTTGTGCATAAGAAGGTTGCCAGATTTGTTTCCGGTATAGTTCAGTTTCTTGATCCCATTCCTCCTGCAGATGTCAACACAAAGGTTCACAAGTGCATTCATGGCCTTATCGGAAGAATGCCATCCGCCGCCGATCTTATCATCAGCCACCTCGATAGTGACAGAACTGTGATCGATCTGGTTTCCTGTTGTCCATGCACGGTCACGCTCTTCCACATACATTCCAATACGTCCATCAGAGCCAATCCCATAGTTAGAGCTTGCCTGGCGTGAAGTAGGGGCAAATACATTCCCACATGTTTCTACAGACAGGTTACCTGCCATGTGGTGAATAACAATGTTCTTAATGGTATGGTATCTCGGAGAAGTTCTATTCGGGGAAATTCTGATATAACTAACTAAACTACTGTTACTCATTAGTCCTCATCTCCTTTCCCGTCTGATAATTCCTGCAAAGCTTCTTCATTTACTTCTTCTACGACTTCGATTACTTTGGTTTTTTCATCCATAAATAATTCCTCCTTGAAATAAAAAAGCAGCTCAATAAGAGCTGCTGGTTTATAGATAAAGAAAACCATTACATGTAATTAATTAAATAGCAAAATAGTTGTTGTTAAAACTGGGCGAGTAAGCATAAGCGCATCCGCGAAAAAGAACGCGACCGCTACTATATCATACAGTGGATTTAGTGCAAAACCTGTTGTCATAGCAACACCTGAAACTAGTTGGGCCGACACGCAGCAAGTAACTGTATCTTCAGTTACAGAAAGCTCGGCGAAAATTACTCTATATAACGGATCAACCGCAAATACTACAACTTCAGTAATGTATTCTGTTATAGGCTCATAGCGGAACAAATCAGTTTAGTATCTATTTTAATCCCCATACAACTAAATCATAAGTATCAGTTCCAGAATCCGCTTTAGAAAAAGTAATATCTGTATAACTACCACTATTAAGGATAACCCATGCGCGGCGTCCGGTTTTTGATCGTGTATAATTAAACATGATTCTTCTATTAGAAGGACTGCTTCCATCAATTATATTTTTTAACCATGAAGCAGGATACCATTGTACCTGTCTATGTGAAATATTATCAGATGCAGAACTATTAACTACTAAAAACCCTATTAATTTGAAATTTGTAATTGGTTGTGTAAGTGATTTTTTAGCTCCTGCTGTAGTGGCTCTCCATACCGACCCGGTCGGACTTATTTCCGCCCATTCACATTTAAACATTTTGCTATTTTATAAAATAGCAAAATAACTAAATACTTTTCCGCAAAAGAATCGGATAGTATAGAAATTACAGCACCTTACAATTGTTCGGTTGAAATCACTCATTCATTTTTGGGTTGGGGATATGCCGGAGGTCTATTTGTTTTTGGAATCACATCAAGTTCTTCAGGGATTGTTAAACAATGCGAGAATTTTGGAGGATGTCAAGGTGGAGATACTGTAAATAAATATCTTCGTGCGGATGCAGTATATACAGGATTGAAGAAAGGACAGAAATATACATTTAGCCGTCAAGAAGTTACCGGAGGTAGTGGTGCAAGGAACAACAGAAAATGGACAGTCATTTGCCATCCAGAATAGTAAATTTAGCTTTCAATTGCGATCCATGTCAAACCTATACTATACGCCGCCGACCCATTATTTGTAACTCGCACTGTTACACTTGATGTAGTCAGAGTTGAATCCATTACTGATATACCAAGATATGCTGTGTTCTGTGATCCTCCAAGCAACGATACTATGACTTCTGGTTTATTCTTAAATGTATGGTTAAAACTAACTGAAAAGTCTTTATATCCTTTTGACGGTATAGATTGTGCGAGTACATGTCCCACAAATAATTTGCTATTTAATTAATTACATGTAATGATAATTTCTTTATATCGTTAAAAAAATGTATGACAAAAGCACCTGATTGATACCAGGTGACATATGTCAATTCTATCTTGGGTTAATTGATAAAGCTATGCACTTAAATATTTATTATGATGATATTTAACTCCATCTTGACTGATTGTACAGTACATTAATGTTGTTTCAGGTTTACTGTGACCCGCCAATATCATCGCCTCCTGCAATGGCATTCCTCGATTTAGAGCATTCGTTAATGCTGTTCGCCTAAAACGATGAGGGTGTGATTTGGCAACACCTGCAATTTTGCCCACCTTTTTAACCATGGCTTCAATTCCATTTTTCGACAATCTCTTTTTGGGATTCCTAAGAGATACAAAGAGGGCAGGGTTATCATCGGTTCTACTTCTTAAGTATTCCTTTAGGTATAGATTTGCCCTCTCATTAATGTACACAGTACGCTCTTTATTTCCCTTTCCATACACAATTAAGTCTCTATTAGAAAAGTTAATGTCATCTCTATTTAACTTTGATAATTCAGACACCCTCATTGCAGTTGAGTATAGAAACTCCATAATTGCTTGATCTCTTAAAGTTTTGCAAGACCTCAATAACATCTCTCGTTCTTCGTCAGAAAATGGACGACGAATTTTGGTTTCTACCTTAATTCCTTCTACCAATAACATTGGATTTGTGTTAATTATGTTGTGATCACGAAGCCAAATAAAAAAGCTATTATAAATTGCACGGACATTTTTTAATGTCTGATTACTAATTTTACGTATGCTTTTATAGATACGCATATACCCAGAAATATCCCTTGCCAATATATCTGTTACGGATTTATTGATGTAGCTTAGTAATCGGCTAAGTTCATAGCGATATCGATCTATGGTGCTAGGAGCTATGCCCTCTAAAGCTTTAGACATTAAATAATTGCCAAGATCATCCTGCCAACTAGATTGAACCACCGCAATATCGTGCCGTTCTTCAACGATTTCTACGCCATCAAATACCATGAACAGTACAGACTTTAGTTCCTTCAACTGCTCTTCATCAATCTTATCTTGCATACATAATAATACTTTGAATAAACGCTGTTCCATTTTTCAAATCTCCTTTTCATATGTTTTATAAATACAAACATATGTTCTACAAATGATTTGAAAAGCAGATTGATAGTTCATTAAATAGCAAATTACCAACATTCAAATCTATTTTGAGTTCTCAAAGCGGAACGGAATATACTCATACTTTAAATTTTACAGAAAACATATACAATTTTAAAATAATATATGTTGATGCATCTGTAGGAGTAATACAATTATATAATCTGAATGGAACACTAAAAGTAACTGACATTTCAAGATGGGCGAGTGCGCATAGAACAGTAAATGTCGAGGTGAGTTCCGTTTCGTCAAATGGAACAAGTCTCGTATTGAAAACAGAAGACTGGTTAAATACCAACAGTAACCAGGGTTCAAATATATATGGTGTATACGGTCTAAAAATAAGTTCCTGATTGTAAAAGATGCTTGATATTGGAAACTGCCTCCTCTATTTATGCTTTTACCGTATAGAAAAAACACCTATCTCCAATGCAATATTGTATAACAAACTCGCATAGCTACAGTTGAATTTGTATTAAGAACTATATATAAATTTCCGCCTTGGAATGATGTACCTTCTATATGATGTGAAGCTGCCGCGGCGTCTCCGTTTGATACGAATACTGCAAATTGATTTGGCCATCCTGAAGAAACACCAAACATATCATACACCTGATCTCTTGTAAATAATACTTTTGAAGATGATGAACTGGAGGCTGGTAAAACCTTCACGCCAGATAGTATGTATAAATCTTTATATGCAGCTTGATTCTTTTCATTATAACCATCTACAAAGTGTATATTTAATTTGCTATTTAATGAATTATAAGCAGCCTGAAGAGTGTTTCCATCATCCATTTGAACAGCCTGTGAAGATAATCTATATAATACATATCCTGTAGCAGTTTTTACATATGGTAAAAATTTTTTAACTGTACTTAATATTGCCATATTTTATACTTCCTTTCATAAAAATAAAGGGTATCGTATTAATACCCTTTAATTATCCTTCAACTTTTGAAAAATAAATATCTATCAATTGGCTAGGAGTATATTGAAGAACAACACCATCCTTTGCCAACTCTGATGTGCATAAATATAGAACATCATTTTCAATATAATATTTATCTTTATAATATGTCATATTAGCATGAGCAGGAATAGGATCCTCTTTTGTTCCAGTATGTTTTGGCTCAATAACCTCAAAGAGGGTAGCAGCGTCTTTCGGATTCCAGTCGGCTTGTTTCTTGTGTGTTTGCCCAGTTTTTACTTTATAAAGTAATCCGTCAGCTTCATATCTCAAACGTCTGCCCTCTTTAAGCTCGACTCCATCCGGAATGTTTTCCCAAGCTTCATAAAAATCTGATACAAGAAGAGCCTGTTCATCTGTCAGAGTTTCACACTGAATATTGATAAATGATTTGAACTGTTCGCCATTAGGGATAACTTCTTTAAAAGAATTGATTTGAGATTTAACAGATGAAATTGACATTTCAACAGTAGGAACTTCAAGAAAAACAGAAGTCATTTCGACAGGAATCTTATTTTCAATTACATTAACGATTGCATCATGGTGAATTGTAATCGGCTCCTGTGTGATTTCATCGGTTGTTTCTTCATCCCACGCTTCCTGAATAACTTTATATTCTTTTTCAATAATAAAGCTATCCTCTACAACACAATGTGTATATACAACATTCATCTGTCTGGAATCTACAATTTTTTCTGTTTCTTCATCGACAATTTCAAATGAATTAAGTTCTCCGATATTTTTGAAGAAGCTCTTAATCATATTCAGGTCAGTATTAGTGAACTGTAAGATGCAAGCATTTGTGACGTAATAATTGTATATTTTAATTTCTTTATTCTCATTTGCTCTAAAAATCATAAGATACATTTCTCCTTTTTTCTAAACTGTTTTAAACCAAAGATCTCCAGTGTTTTGAGAAGGCTCTGACGCCTGACAAATTAAATTCACCGCGCCAATTCCAGTGCGAGCAGTGGCGGCAGTTGTTCCGCCAGTTCCACCGCGAGCTACTGGTAATGTGCCAGTAACTCCAGGCCGTGGAGATGCAGTTAATACTGACGCTGCAGAAGTACTTGCTAAGTTGATTAATATTGATGGACTGGAAGTAAGTCCCGTACCACCTCTAGCAACTGCTAATGTACCAGAAGTGATATTCGCAGCAGAGTGATTATGACTAGATGCGGCAGCACCGATTTCAGAGGCAGTCGGTTTCTGACCAGTATGGTAGATTTCATACCATGGACCCCATGTGCCATTATAAAAATTTCTCGTGAACATTCTTGGAGTAGATGTTACATACTCAATTAGTAATTGATTTGTACCAGCATGTTGGGAAACCGACAAAGCAAATGCATTTGTTGTTGGACAGTTTTTTAGAGTAGCAACAGTAGCATTAGCTGGGCAATAATACCATCCCGGATCTGTAAAACTATTTAAATCTTGGCTTGTCGTTATCGCTGTACTTCCGTGACGAAGAACAGTTGCTGAAATAGATGCATTTGCAGTGCCATTAAATGAAGCCGATCCGGATGCATCACCAGTTAAAGAAATAGTTCTTGCTGTAGCAAGTTTAGTTGCAGCGGCGGCAGTTCCACTTGTTGTCAAATAATTACTATGACTGTGGGAAGTAGGAGCTTTGGCATTTAACTGTGTTTGCACATTAGATGTAACTCCATCCATGAAATTCAATTCTGATGCGGTTGCGGTTATTCCAAACGAACTCAATGTATACGTTGTATTAGTATCTGGTGGTACTGCCCATGTACCATCGCTCCTTAGATATCTATTAGCTGCACCTGCTGATGGAGCAGGCGCATATCCAGCCGTACCAGCCGCAGATGTAGTGGCGCCTTTAAATGCAATCCAAGTATTAGTATCACTAGCAGGTATTCCTAATCCGGTAATATCAGCTTTTGTAACAGCGGTAGCAGCAGAAACATGCCCTGTTGCATCAACAGTCACTTTATATAATCCGCTTGCCTTAGCAGTATAAGCCGGATGAGTATACTTGTTTGCGCCAGTAGCAATTCCATCCAACTTAGTTTTATCAGCCGCCGCCATGAGTCCGTTGCTAGATCCTGTCGCTACACCATAAGTTGTATTCGTATCAGGCGGTGTTTGCCATGTGCCGTCACCTCTAAGGTATTTTGTCTGTGCGCCAGCAGCAGGGGCAGGTACAAGTCCGGCCTTACCAGCAGCAGATGCTGTTGCCGCCGTCATATTTGCATACGTTGTATTTGTATCAGGTGGGACAGACCATGTACCGTCACTTCTTAGGTATCTGTTTGCGGCACCAGCGGTAGGAGCGGGAGCGTATCCTGCAGTTCCGGCATTAGATGTGGTAGCCCCTTTTAGTGCGATCCATGTATTAGTATCACTAGATGGAATGCCAAGAGCAGTAATATCATTCTTGGTAACCGCTGTGGTAGCTGACACATGCCCCGCTGAATCTACGGTAACTTTATATAAGCCACTAGATTTTGCGGTATAACTCGGGTGGATATATTTATTTGCACCGACAGCAACTCCATCTAATTTTGTTTTATCTTCGGAAGACATTAGCCCATCCTTAGATGGTGTTGCAACATCATAGGTTGTGTTTGGCGTTGTACTCCATGTACCATCGCTTCTAAGAAAACGATTTGCACTTCCGGCACTAGGTCCAGGAACTAAACCATTGGAACCTGCTTGTTCAGATGTTGCTCCGCCAAAAACAGCGTATGTAGTATTAACAGGTGAACTCCATGTACCATCAGCTTTGAGAAATTTATCTTGTGAACCAGCCGAAGGAGCGGGAACTAAGCCAGATTCACCAGCAGCTGTAGATGATGCTCCTTTCATGGCCGAATAAGTAGTATTTGTATCTTGCCCTGGTATACCTAAATTTGTAATATCACTTTTTGTTACTGCTGATGTGGAACTAATGTGCCCGCTTCCATCAACAACGATTTTGTATAATCCAGAATCGTGAGGGGAATATGTTGGATGTGTATAGACATTAAATTCAGAGCCGTTGATTTTGATATTTCCGTTCGTAGGCGACTTTTCTGTTTTTGTTGCGTCGGAACGAGCGTGTAGTGATTGACTATGATCATAGGCAACTTTACCTTTGTCACCAGCATATGCGGTGGAAGATGTTTCCCCTAGTGCAAGTGATTTTGATATTTCCACAAATGTTGTTCCAGACCATCTATATGTATTTTCAGAATGTAGATCTACATAAATCTTCCCAGACTCAGAGGGGATTTCTGTTTCATGAGCTTCATCCTGATAGAATTTATTTTCATTTAAATAGCCTTCAATTGTATCATCTACATATGAAGGTAATTGAGCAGAAGGTACTTTACCAGTTGAGTCAAGAGTCGCTACCCCGTTAGAAGCTCCCATTTGACTGGATGCAATTGCTCCTACATCGACTGCTTGTAATGAAATATTATCCGCTAATTCCTTTCCGTTGATTGTGCGCGTAACAGGAACCTTTTCAGATAATGCCGCGTTGATCACTTTGTTCTGTACGGGATTTTCGCTTTCACTATTTAAAGCAGAGTCAACGACTGTTTTATTCGCTCCGTCAGCAATTGTGTCAAGCTTTGTTTTGTCAGAAGATGACATGAGACCATTAGAAGATCCTGTGGCAACATCTTTTGAAGCCTTATTATTCCACTCGGTCTTTTCGGAATCACTTACAAATCGGTGGTTCGCATCTTGAACCACTTGGGAGCCAGAAACATTACTCCAAGTTCCATTACCGCTCAAATATTTTTCAGAATCTGCAGCACTCGGAGCCGGTACTAATCCCGAATCCCCTTCGCTTTCTCCATCTGAACCACTAAAAATTTCATATGTAGTATCTTGTGCGGGGAGTCCAAGTGCAGTAATATCTTCCTTTGACACATCTTGCACATCATTGACATGTCCGTTATTATCAATCGAAATTTTATATAATCCACTATCATGATTTTGATAAGTGGGGTGAGTATATACATTCGTTTCTGTGCCATTTATTTTGACATTACCATTTGTTGTTGATTTCTCAACTTTGGTAGCGCCACTAACAATACCATTTAATTTTGACAATAATTCATTTGTGAAACTAGCTGTAGTGGCATCTAAAATTGACTTATTGCTATGTGTATGCTTAGATGCCTCAATGAGTTCCGTAACTTCATCAGGTGTTAAAAACAGATATTCGAGTTCACTATAAATATGAATTCCATCGCCCATTTTAATTTTTCGAGTATCATCTTCTACAAGGAATTCACCTTCATACCAAATCGTTTCAATATCCTGTGCCCATTCTGAAGAAGGTTTATTATTTAAAATGATACGAGTTTTTAATAAGTTAGTATTTCCCATATGAGATTTCCTCCTAATAAAAAAACTACTGTACCGTTTGATACAGTAGTTTTTTGTTAAAATATTTTAGATTAGAAGGAGCCATCTAAGATTAGCACATCTCCTTCATTTATTACTAGTTTTGCGGCATCAACAGATTTTGTTACTAAGTTCAGATCAGTGCTTCCGTCAAAAGCAACTGGATCTGCTGTGACAGCTCCACTCACCTGCACATTACGCGCCGTAGTAAATTTGCCAGCACTTGCTACAACTTTATTTGCATCAGCAGTATTATCTACATTTGATAATCCAATTTCATCTTTTGTATAGGTCGGCTTTGTTTCTTCTTTTGCCCAACCATAAACATCAGAAGCTGGAAGAGTAGTAGGATATGCTGGGAGATTCACCTTTTTATCACTTGGCTCCTGTTTAACTCCTCCAATTTGTATTTCTTCAATTATGTTTTCCTGTGCATTTGCTGGTGCATGATCGGATTCTGAATGAGTAACTGCTGCATCATAGTCGGCTTTAAGCTCGTTGGTAAGATCATTAGTAGATAATCCTTTCCCCTCTACTTTATCTACTTTATTAGTGATGGAGGATTCAATTGCATCTACAGCACTTTGTTCTGTCTGGATTGCTTCAGCAAGTTCGTGAATAGTATCAAGTGTCTCTGGAGCTGTTCCTACCAAATCTTCAATTACAGAATCAGTATAACTTTTTGCATTGGATTCGGCGGCACTTGCGCTTCCTTTTGCGTCAGCACCAACTTCATCTGCAGTATAAGTTGGCTTACTCGGTGCCAATGCCCACTCTGCAATACCATCGACTTTTGAGGATGTAGCATCGTATTTCGATTTAAGTTCACTAGTAAAAGCAGCTGTAATCTGATTTAAAATCTCCAAATTTTCATGAGTATGGGAAGCTTCACTAACCGCTGACGAAATGGCAGATTGGATTTCTGTAGGAGTCATTGTAGAATAAGGCAGTTTTGAAAATGTTTTTGTACCATCACCAAATTTTAACTTAACGTCATTAGATTCGGTAAATTCTAGAGCAAGCTCACCTTTTAGCAGGACGGTATCTTCGGATCCCCACTCTACAGTTGTCTTGTTTAGTAATACAATTCTTGATTTTAATGTTGTGTTTGCCATAGTTTTATCATCCTTTCATTTAAAAATTCGCGTCAATAGTACTAATCTCTGTATAATCTCTCCCGACACAATAGTACTTGAGATCTGTATCACTCCAGCGGAATGATGCATTATTCGTTTTATCAATATAGATGCGGTTTTCATTTCCAACAGTTGGAAATTGTAAATATGATGTTTTGTATATCACAATATCTTCTGGAGGCCATGTAATTTGAATCCATTGATTGGTGTATCGATAAAGAATTGCAGTTTCCAATACGAAATAGAATGCAGATATAGGATGAGAAAGAGAAGTTCTTTCTTCTTCCGTTTGGAGGATTTGTAGTTCTTCATAGATTGTACGATTATTATTAAAGTCTAGAGCGATTTGTTTATTATCTGGGACAAAGATAAGTTGCCCATTACTTATCGGGATTTTTGGCAGTGTTTCTCTTGATGCCGATATAAATTTAATAATTGATTTCACCGTTGTAATATTGCCACCTTCTTTCTATATAAAGTTTTACAACTCTACAATTGTTAGAGCAGAATCAATATATTCTTTGGCAATATTTTCAACTTCACCTTCACCAATAAGAGTCACTGGCTGTCCTATCTTTTCGCCATTAGATAAAAGTTGAAGAACATTATCTTGGTAAGATAAATCATCTGCTTTAGTTTGATTGTATGTTTCAGCAATAGCATTTATATATTGTATTTGCGCTTCTAATTGTCCAATCTTTTGATCAATAGGCTCCAATACCTCGTCTGGCATAAAAGAAAAATAATCATCACGTTTATCAATGACAAGTTCATAGGATCCTGTATGCAGGATATATTGATTTTCAATGGATAAGTCTGTCATAGATAATGTGATACGTAATGTAATTGTTCCTGCAAATTTTGTAATATTTGTATCAACAGGTAAGAAAAAGCGCACCTTACCCTTATACAAGTCAGTATCTTGTTGTAAAATTTCAGAATGCGGCGTGTTGCCTTGGTCAATATACTTTAGAACTGCTGTAAATTTAGATAAATCGTGATTATTGTAGAATTGAGGAAATAAAAATTGAATTTGATCTACTAGGTTTTCCCTTTGATATATTTTTGTAATCTGGGTAGCAGATAAAGTTTTATCACTATTCATAATAATGGTATACATTTATACTCACCTCCTTATCCTTCTATTTTTAACCATATATAATTTAAGGATTGGTCAGATGGCTCTGTGTTACTTGGTGTAATAATTTTTGACAATTCATTTAACAAAGCCTTCTGTATACCTAGTGGATCCGTTGCAACAATATCGCTTGCCACTTGCAGTAGATTATCATTATCCCAATCCGGAATCATACCAATACCAATATGTCCATTGTCGCCCTCGACCATAATAGGAATACCCTGTGGGAGAGTGATATCCTGTGTTACAGTTCTTACTTCGTCTATCACCCGAAACTGAAAGTCATAAGATGTTTCTGATGGAAGAGTTAATAGAGGACTAGTAGCATCTTTCATGATTCTGATAGTTGCATCATTTCCAGATGTTGATGTAGAGCTGGCTGGCAAAGTTGTATATGATGTCCATGACGATGTACCAGCTTCTTTGTACCGATATTGGATAGTCACGGTATCATTTTTTGCCACAGAAGATAACAGAACGCGAGAATAGGTGGCCGCTAAACTCAAAGTGATTTCCTTTTCATAGTCATTGACGCGGGCTAACGAAATACTCAAAATTGGAAGGTGGTAGGGAAGAACATAGATAGTCTGCCTAATCGTACTAGAAGAATTGCCACGACTGTCAATCGCTCTGACACTAACATAATAGGTTCCTGTAGAAGCGAAAGTATATGAAAAGGTAATATTGACCTGTGCAGTAGAAGAGTATGCTGCCTCTAATGTAGAAAGAACGTTACCAGAAGAGTTTGTAATAGTCGCAACATATTTGGAGATAGATGCATAATTTTTCGCAACTGCTTTATTGGTGGTACTAATCTGTGCTCGTACACTTCCGTATGTTTGAATAAAATACGAAGCATTGCCAAGCATAGTAGTGACATTCGCATTGGTGTTCGCAATTGCAAATGCAGAAAAAGTAGGGGCGCTATTTGTTACAGTTCCGGTAGCATAATAGTAGTTGTAGAAATCTTTATCATCAATAATACTTCCCACTGTTATGCGAACACGTACGGTATTTTTGGATGGGCAATTAGAATAGAGAGTTGAAGCAATCGATGACAAATTTAATGCAAGACTTGAAGTAGAAGTTGTGATTGTTGCGTTTAAGGAACTAATATTTGTCCACGATCCGCTCGGAGTTTCTACATCTACCTTTAAATAAGCATCTTTGATATTATAATTCGCAAATGTGAGCGAGAGATTTTGCCCAATATTAAATGCCAAACTTGAATTCGATATAGTTGTAATGGGTTGTGTTTTGATGTTGACAACACTAGATTCTGTAGTTAATTTAGAATCGGTTCGCCTAACTTTAATTTTAACTGCATAGCTTGTGTTTGGAGTTAATCCACTAACTGTAAACGTCGTGCCGCTTGTATTTGTCCAACTTCCCCCATTTAAAGAATATTGCACAACATCACAAGCAGCATTAGCTGCCCAGTTAAAAGTAGCGGTGGTTTGAGTGGCTGCCGTATTCTTCCATGTGGTAATTGTTGCATATCTTGGAATCTTATCTAATGTAATGGATTTGGAAGAGGAGTTAATATTGAAGGTAGTACCAGTAATATTTCCTCCGCCAGAGATTGTTATAGATTTAGAACCATCTGAATTGTGTCCAACTGTCCTAGTATAACTATGGATCAATGTCCAGTTTGTACCTGCAATAGTAATACCGCTTGTCCTTCTTGAAGTTGATCCGTTGATAGTGATCGAGAAGTTAGAAGCACTTGCATTATACGAGGTTCCACCATCGCTACGGCGCCCATAAAGTTTAACGGTAACATTGGAACTATTTGCAGAAGAGCCATTTGATTTTGAGGACCACTCAATCCGCCCTGCTGACCAAGAATTAGCACCACTCCAGTTCCATGAGCCACTAGCCATTTATGCACCCTCTTTCATTTATAGAATAAAAAAGATAGCATTAACTGCTACCCCCGGATTTAATGTGAACCAAAGCCCCGATCTTTTTACCGGACTTCGATGTATAAGTTTTTGGTATATATTTGATAGTCGTAAAATCAGCCCCATTATCAACATGCAAACGTGAAGTGTATACCAAATCTTTATTTAATTGGAACACAATTTGATCTTGATAATATCCAGCAAATGCGGAAGGGCTAACAATTGTTTTGACACCAGTTGTTGGATTAACAACAGTAAGACCTTCTCTAGACATAATGACGTTACTGTTTACATTGTCGTATCCATATTCGTTTCCCATACCAATACTAGCAAAGAGAAAACGAAATTCATCAGCAGTTTGTTCAAAAGTGCTTGCAGCGATCTCTCCAATATCATCCCTAACTTCAGTAACGCTCATTTTAATTTGATTAATTTGTTGCAAGATAGTTGATTGATTTTCTGCAATTACGTCATTTAATTCACCGATACTTGCATTAGCAGCATCTGCATCTTCTTGCGCCTGCGAAATAGTAGTTTGAAATCTATCACTTTGCAATTGTAAATCGGCTATGTCACCACTATTATCCTGCACGACCATATTGATGCTGTCTATATCTTGTGTGATTTGCGACATTCTGTGGTTAATATACTCATCTGAAATATAATAAATTCTCCCATCCTGAGTTTCTTCATATCCACCAGCTATCGAGCTATCATACAACTTCGTCCACTTTTCACCATCTTCGGATACTTCTAATTGATGATTATAGAAACGATTATCAGCATAATAATGAATAATCTGTATATAATCTAAATCTTTTCTTGCCTCACCTAAATCAATTTGCATACATTGCCGTCCAGTTCCTGTAGACACATATGAATTTGTATCGATCTGACTTGAATCCGTATAAGACATAATTTGGTCATCGGTATAAACTGATATATTAGAAGGCTGAGGTGATAAATCTTTTAGTGATTCATCCTTAGCAATAGCAGTTATCCCAGCAGCAATGTTTTCTCCATTTGCGAATATGCGACATTCGACAAAGTAGTTCTCGGAATCCTTGTCATTTCCATTTAACCAATCGCGAATATAACGTATGGAACTAGGCCATATGCTTTGTTTCTCTGATACCTCTGTTTTAATTTCAGTTGCCGTCTGTTCCAAAGTAGATATGTTGTTTGCATTATCCGTAATTTGACTTTGTAAAGAATTGGCAGTCTGCTTTAATGTTGAAATATCACCTGTGTTATTTTCTACTTGTGTTTGAATAGAAGATACCGTTTGATTAGTTGACGAGATATTTCCCTCTAAATCTTCAATCTTGGTATTAATTGCAGAAGCGGTCTGCTCCAACGTAGAGCTGATCGAGTCTACAGAATCTTTGGTAGCATAGGTGGATTCTACCGTCTGCTTAAATCCTTCGGCATCTTGTTCTAACTTACTTAAATTCTCACTTAAAGTATGAACAGTAGATCCATCTGCTTTCTTTTCCACTTCCGTCTGAACGTCTTTCACAGTGTTGGTTATTCCGTCAATCGTAATTTCTTGCGATGATACACGATCTCTTAATTCTTTTACTGTTGTACCATCGTAGTTATTGATTGCCGTAGTGATGTCACTTTGCCATACTTTATTTTCAATTGATTTTTCAACGGCATCTACTTTTGAAGAAACTTCAGATACGCTTTCTTGAATTTCAGAAATGATTGGTCGAAGATTGTCAACATCAGCTAACACAACAACTGTTTGCTGGTCTAACAGCTTTGTCACGCTTCCAGGCTCATACAGGCTACATCTAATGCTTAGAATATCATTGGTAGTAGGCGTATACACCAAAGTGATTTCTGGTTGATCCGATAAGTAAGTATTGTCAAATTGAATTCCGTCGCTACTTTCTTCTACAATAAACGTACCAGCAAAATCATTAGATTCATAATCATCTGTATCCTTATAATAAGCACGAAACGTAATTTTTTCAGGAGTAAGAGTGCCATCATATGATTTATTTAAAACAGGAACAGACGATTCCAGCGTATACAAACGCACGACACCGTTATCCCCATTTTTTGTCTTTACCCATGTGAAGTTTTTTACCAAAGTATTATCTTCTAGTGTAAATGTAATAGTAACATTGCCGGAATTGGTATTGCCGAGCAAAGAATCTTTGGCAACATTTAGAATAATTAATCCATCCGTCCCTGCCGTAGACGGCTCATTCGTCCCTAATGTGATACCAGGTGGAAGCAATCCTACACTTGCGGTACAATCTACTCTGTTATACCCAACATATCCAACAAAAGGAATCTCGATCAAAAGATTTTCTAACACCATTCCATCAGGATCGCATGGGATATTCTGTGTTTCATTTCCAACATATACATTTAATGTGGGTTCACCCTGTTGTCCAGTTGCACCTTGCATAGATACAGACCACGTAATATATTTCACAAAAATAAGACCATCTATTGCAATAGGAATAGGGAAGGATCCGTTGGTTCCTGTAATCACTGTGTCCTTTTGAACCGATAAAGTAACAGTATGTTCATATTTTGATATCGTAATACCATTCTCCGAGGATAATTCGCCGATTGCAAAATTATCTTGCTCTTCAAGGCCTTTCAGAACAGTAATCTGGCATTGGAACTCTTGATTATCGAGCGCCTTATTTGTCTCATATTCAACAGCAAACGATACGTTTTCATTACTTAAAACAATGGTATAGGCATCCGCGCCATTTTCCCCTTTTATTTTTATCCAAGTATAATCAGCAGGATTTTCGGATTCTACGGATGACTCTTGATTATATGAAAATCCAATATACAATGCTCCTGTAGGATTGTCTGTCAATTCTTTCCCATCTGGATACATCGAATACTTGACCCATATATATTTGGAATCCTTTGGTATACCGTTCTTTCCATGTTGGAGGATAAGAAGGTCTAATTCATTACTACTGAATACCAAATGTCTATCACCTCCTATATCTATAAAACGACATCGATATCAACGTCGCACTTAATCCTCTTTCTTGTAATACTGACATCTAGTGGAACCGTAACAGACCTTGCTGTTCCATATGGCACCCATTCAGATTCGTTATCATTAATAATGAACCACTGATATGAATTTGGCGTAATCTCTTGAGTACCTTCATATACCGTGCATGTACATACCGTTTCTTTGATTGTGGTGTCATCTGGAAATGCCGTACCTTGTTCACTTGTTACAATGACAGAAATAGCAGCCTGCCCAGCCTCCGCTTGTGTATCTGTTAAACGGTAAACAGAATAAATGTCATATAGTTTTTCTGTAGAGTCTACAACCTTGATTGTTATGATATCTTTATCTGCCATAAAAGATGATGGAATTGTAAAAGTAGTTTTGTCTAAAGATACATATTCTGTATTTTCAATGTCATCTATGTACCATTTTCCTACAATAACTCCATTTTTACATGTAGCAGTAAGAGTGATAGAGTCTGGCGTAACATTCCCAGATAAGTCCTTAAAAATTTGCTCACCAGATAATTCGATTGATCCGATTTTCGTATACAAATCATCTACACGCTCATAAACATTATCGACCCGTGATACTGTTTGGGTGTATGAAACTTCAAACTTCTCATCGCCAAAATACATCTTGCCTACATCAAAAATTTTATTTCCCTCATCATCTGTCCACTCGCGCATTCCGTTCTTGTCAATCTTACCTTCTGTAATCGCACCATCAGCGACCATATCCGTCTGAATCAATCCATCGGAAATTGCGGACTCTTTAACTCCGGTAGAATCGATAAGCACACCCGTTCCTGTTTCGTCATACAGGACAAAGGTAAAGTCATCTTTTGCATCTCGCCCGATTTGGATTCGCAAGTTTCCGTCCTTATCTTTGAACTGCATTGTATTCCCAACAATCGTCATACCACCATCATCAGAAGAGATGTTGAACTTGTTGGCGGAGATAGTCCCTGCTTTTAACATGGACACAGTAATTTGTGCAGCAATTAAATCTCTGATTACAGCTTCGTCAATTGTTACATTCTCGGCAGTCAGTTTAATAATATGACCAAGTTCTGAACTAACGGTTCCAGCAATTAAGTTATCAATTTGAGCGACAAGTGCCTTTAATTCTTTAAAATCGGCACTGTCGGCAACAATCTTTCCAGCGGAAATCAGCTGGGCCTGAATATATTCAAAGAATCCATTATTTGCATAAATGTCACCAGGCGTCAGATACCCGCCAGTTCCGGTTCCTGCATTGATATTTTGGTTAATAATACTTTGCAGCTTAGAAGTAAACATAGAGTTTTGAAGTAATTTCTGCAAAATCTGGTAGATATTATCATCCGTAATTTGGAAGTTAGAAGAGTATGATTTGGAAGCAGATGATTGGCTAAGATTATTACTTAGATTAAGGAGGGCAACAAAGTCATTTCGCTTTTTACCAGCCTTAATCATATTTGAGAACTGGATAGAGAAATTGTTATCATATAACAGTGGATTATAAGAAATAGAAGTGACACGTAATTTGACGAAGTATCCTTCTCGGATTTCTAACCGAATATAATTTCCGTAATCTAAATCTTTGGCATGAAGTTCATTTCCAGATAAAGAAAGGATGTTATCCATAGAAGTTGTATAGATTGTTTGTGGAGTAGAGTATACCTGTATATCATCTAAGGCAGTTTCGCATAACTTTTGCTGTATCGTAACAGTATCCATAAGAGTATCGGTTGATGAAGTGAAAATATTTTCATTCGTATAAGTACTCTGATTGATAATATGATAAATTTCCAGTAATTCTTTGCTTGTAAATGGAGTGTTATAAGCATCAAGGGTAACAAGAAAATTTCCATCGTCATCTTGCAGCCAATTGTCGTTCTCATCTAAAAGATAAGTGTATCGACCCATCGCCTCCGTTCCATCCCAGCCCTCTAAGGTCATAATTTTAGCAAGATCAGAACGTTTTTGGTTTACCTCTTCTTGTTCTGCAACTTTTTCATCCACTTCTTGCTGGCGCTCCTTTAGTGCATAAGCGCAAGAGTTGATGTCTGTCTCATCAAGTTGCTGTGCATTTTTTAGATATTCATCATGTTTATCTTTAAATCCATCCTCTGTCAGCACAGGGTAGTTATCAGGGTCTGTTTGTGAGAGTTCCTGATATCGTTCCCATGATAAATCATAATGGCTCTTCTTTAATAAGTTGGCCAAATCTTGATAAGATTGAAGCTTAATGGAAAGTTCACTAACTCCATAATACTTCCAGTTTGTCAAATATTCTTCCAGGTAATCTTCTTCACCCTCTGATGTTGGAAGTTCGCGGTTAGCTATTTCAATCTCAATATTGGGTAGGATTGTATCAACAATCTGATAATATGTATTTGCATCAGGTGAGGCCTGCAAAGCTTCTTCATCAAAGTTTCCATCCTCGTCCACATACGCTTTTTCATAACCTAATTTTTGCGCTTCATAATCCGACTTTAAAACTAATAACTCCGAATCACTTAATTGGCTCCAATTCTCTGGGTTGCAATCACTCACAGGAACACGTGTATTTAATTCCGAAATCTCATCCTGTAGTGTGTTCCATTGTTTTGATAATTCACCATATTCATATCTGGCAGTATAGCAAAAGTAATACCATTTCTTGTATTTTTGTATCGTCGATTTGCTTAGGTGTTTTTCAGTCAGCCAGTAATCTGACAAAACAATTAAATAGTTGCTTCCGCCATTAAATTGTTCTATGCCAAGATTATCTCCGCCAGCAACTCTAAATTTAGTAAAAATATTATCTTCGTCAATCGTGAGATTATTTGAATTTTCCACATTGCGAAATCCAATAGTGACATTAGTATCTTTACCATAATTTTCGACACGATAAAAGTTGACTTCAAATTTGAGATAATCAAACTCTACAATACAACTAAAGTATTTTTCTAAATCTTGTACCATAAAGGAATAGCAGTCGCCGTAATCGATATCAAAAGTTCCAACCTCATCTGCTAGTTTGACATCATACGTTGTAATCAATCCATTTTCCATCGTTTCATATGTCTTAGGGATAGGATCAATATAGCCGACTTTCCATCCAGGAACTTTTGATACAAGAATATCTACCAAACTAAGAGCGGGATTTTCTGCATTGTAAAATTTAATATTTTCCTTTGCAAATTCCACTCCCTCTATTTCTTCTACATTTCCTTCTACCAACATCTCTAAAGAATCAGTAGTCCCCCTATTTACTTTCCATTGATCTAGGGGTACTTGGTTATATTCAACTTGAGCAGAAGTAGCATTAATGGTTAAGTATTCATGAGTACCAGTATGTTGGCTTTCTGGTGTATCCATGATGAACCATCCAACATTGGTAACATATAACTTCATATATTTAGCAGCTAGATTATATCCATTTGCTATACGACGCTTTCCATCGTCTGACTCTACATATTTATGGAGATCAAAAGATAAAGTAGAAACGTCATTTCCTTTACCAGCAAAGTCAACGCTATTTGCATCAATGGTGTTTAGAGCACAGAGCATTGTCCGATTCGGTTTTGCTAAATAAATTTGCGACGGTTCTATTCTTCCAAAGCGGTCATATCTAATATGCATACTATATCAACCCGCCTTTCCTTGGTTCCATATATGTCACATCCATCGTAAAATTTCCGGAAACAAAGAAACTGTTATTACCATGAATAAACCGTGGCCAGTAAATCTCATCCTCATCTTGCAATCCAATTTCATTAAATAGTACGGGACGATCCAAGGCATCATAAAATGCCATATTTCTGCAATCGATAGTAATAGGTAGGTCTTTGAGGAGCGTACAATAAAATAACCCACTTTGCACAATATAATATTGTTTGTTAGATAGAATATAGTAGGCGAAATATTTATTCCGTACACCATATCTATCTTCCATATAAAAAGGAACACCAGTATTGTTGCAGAACATCTGGATGTCATTAGTCGTACTATTTTGTATATATGTCACGGTAAGGTTATATCGCTTCGCGTAAATTTCGATTTTTTGTTGTAGGAGTTGCATGTTATTTACCGGATCCTCAGTTAGATTTAAGACGCCAGATTCTAACACATTTGTATCTGATAGATTGTGGATTAAGATTTCTTCGTTCTTTGTCGGAGTAATATTTAAAACAGGATATACATAATCATAAAGTTCACTACCTTCATTGTTGATTAAAAAGTTTTTAGTTCCGATAATCTCTTGTGTTGTTTCTTTTTCCACATAGGAATAAGGTGAATTACAAATAAAGGTGCACTTAGCTCCATAGCAAATACCCCAATTATCGTATGGTTCAATTTGTGAGAAATAACCGCAAACTAAAAAAGTCTCATTGCTTTCCGTAGTGACCGTCATCCATTCATTTGAAGTAGGAGAGGTTAGCCACGAAACTAATGAATCATATTCTTTTGATGAAAATTCCATTTCATCTTGAGAGGTATATTCATCAAAATTTTTCGCAATATGGAGGTCAAAATTTAAGGTATCTGTATAACGTATGCCAAAACCATTGACAATTGGACGATACTGATTCATTTCGCCAGCATCCATTTCGCGTGAGAGATAGGATGGAAGAGAAGTATCGCTATCAAAATTAAGAGAAGAAAAGTTTTGTGATGATAGCGTTTTACCATCGAATTTAAAATCCTTACATACAAGTATCATTCACTTATCACCTCCATATCTAAAAAGACCCCACACCATTCAATGATGTGGGGTTAAACAATTATATTTTCTTTTTAATACCCATAAGTCCGGCATCTTGATACAGTTTCTTTGAGGTGTAATTAAAAGCCTGTTCACACATTTTCTTTACACCTGGGAATGTATCTTTGTCAATATCTCCATGAACAGTGAGTAAACTATCATAGTGATTATTTACAACAGTGGTTTGCTGTGCACCATTCGGCATAGATCGATGAAGATTAGACATGATGGCGCTTGTATTGCTGGATAATGTAAAAAGATTGTGAGCTAAAGGATTCGGGATAACGGCATCTCCATATCGTAAATGAGTCAGTTGCGAGCCACCAGCACGAATAATCATTTCTTTTCCGGCCTCATTGACTTTTGCAAGCTGATCTTTATCAACACCAAGCGTACCGCTCTTATATCCTTTAAGCTGCCCAATACTAACCCAACCTAAATCGCCATACTTACCATCTGCCGATCTGATATGTACATCATATCCGCCTGTAAAGCTAGATGAACCGCCATACTTTGAAGCAGAATAGGAGTCTACAATAACACCATTTGGAACTCCGGAATATAGATTTCCTGCTGGGCGCTGTCCCCAAGAATCGTAATAATACGAACCAGTAAAAGTAATCCTGTCCCCAACGCGCAATACACCATCTCCGCCGCCTGACGGTTTTGGCTTAGACGGTTTTGGTTTTTGCGTAACGGTTACGCTTGCAGTTGCAGATTTTCCAGATCCATCTGTTGCAGCACAAGTAATAGTGGCTGAACCAGGCTTTACACCTTTAACAGTTCCGCCGCTTACTGTTGCAACGGATGTGTTAGAAGATGTCCATACGACATTTTTATTGGCTGCATCTGTAGGACGTATTGTTGCTGTCAGCTTTGCCGTTTTTCCTTCTTGTATAGTGATAGAAGTCGGTTTCAGTGTCAACTGTGCAACTGGACGATTATCAACATTAGGCTCTTTTTCGATTTCAGATTCTATAGCATCATTATGAGATTGATTACTGTCAGACTGAATTTGCCCAGTATTAATATTTGTAAAATCATCAGGTGTATAGTCTGGGGCAATAGTGTTGCTATCATTAATCTGATTTTGTGATCCAGCAGCATCCCCAAGATTATCGATATTTTGCTGGAAATCATCAGATGGAGTGAAACCAGTATTTCCAATAATTTGATTGATACGATCGTAAGCCTGTTCATAATTGGTAACAACCCGATTAAGCATTTCTGAAATAACACGTTCTTGCTCTGATGCATTATATTTTACAGAATTCAGAGTATCTTCAAGTGCATCATTTAAATCCTCTGAAAGTCCATCGTATCCAGCTTGCCGAATCTCGTATTCTCGATCCTTTTGAGTTTGGGAAAGTTCATCTTGCGCTTCGGCCAATTCAGCTTGCAATCTTTTCAATTCGGCTTTAGCACTTTCATTATTTACCGATTCAAGTGCTGATATCTGTGCCTGAATAGCATTGATATCTTTTGTTTGATTACGCACATTTCTGGCATAATCGTCATTATCCTTTTTTACCTGTAGTAGTTCTTTGTGTTTATCAATGGAATCCTGAATGACCTCGTTTTCTTTTTCGAGCATTTCTTTCCAGAGGTCTGTGATTTCATCACGATAGTCTTCTACAACACCTACCGAATCTCTGATTTGTTCTAAGAAATCTTTTTGCTGTTCTTCGTATTCGGAAGTTGATATATTACCATTTTGTAAATCTTCATCAAGCTTTTTCAAAGCCTCTTGGTAATTGCGTATGGACTGTTTTGCGGCGTTCATTGACTGACTTATAAGAGCAATATTAGTTAAGCCTTCGGTTGTCAGTCCGCCATTAGCTCCAATAAACGCATCATCTTTTAGAAGTGAGCGGAACTCATCCGTTTCATCAACCAAATCAGATAATGCTTCCTGACCGTCAAAGAATGGCTGCCATCTAACTTCCCAGATTTTATCCTTCAGGTCTTCGACGTCTTCCAGTAATCCATAGATATCATCATCAATGTCCGCTATTTGATCCGCAAGGTCGTCATATAGCTCGGAACCAACGTCATAAATCGCTTGTTGTTCCAGTAATTTCTGACGTTTTTCAAACAAAGAATCAATCTGTTCATTGGCAACCTCCATAGGTCTTTGATAATCCTGCTCGGTAATAGGCTCATCGCGAGCTTCTTTAAGAGATAAAGAATTGTCCAATGTGGTGCTGATGCGATCAAGATTGTCGATAATATCTTGATATTTTTTAATCATTGCTTCAAAGAGTTCTTGCTCTCTGTCGGCAATCGTATTCATGGCCTCAAACCACTGGTTCGATCCTTCCTTAATCACACCATTATTGATTTGTTTATCGAGTTCCTTGCGATATGTATCTAGTGCGCTCGCAAGATTGTCTATTGAGGTTAGATAACCAAAATTATCGTCATACTCTTCACGATTCTCGTAGTACTGATCGATATTTTCAAGTTTCTCAACGGCAAGATCCAAAAGTTCTTTTTGCATTTCTGCAATCGTATCTTGCACGTCAAGAGCTTTTTCATCAAAATCTTCACATAGTTCGCTACACTATGCAGTTCTCTTATGAACTTCTCTAGGCTTTCCCTAGAAGTTGAGACTATATCTTCTATTTGATTGTGACATTATATATAACCTATGATAAAATAAATAATAAGAATATATGCAATTGTATCACCACATTGCAATTCCACAGCACGGGTATATTCTTGGGTAATAACATGTGGGAGTGCTAATAGCACGAATCCTATGAATGTACATTACTTAAGAAAGGACATGTCTAATATGTATCTAAATATCTTTTGGAATTCTCCAAATTCATTCCCTTCTGGTTTTATGTACAGAAGGGAGGTGAAAAATGAATGCTATACTTTACTTTGCAGGTACAATGATAATGTTGATCACAGCTTTCATTATCGGATGCCTTATCTTAGTGAAAGATACTAAGAAATTCCATATCCAATTCTCTTGGAAAGGATTTGAAGTATCAGGTTCATTCTTCCATAAAAATAAAAAACATTAGATCTTAAATTGAGTATTGTCCAATTGCATCATTGAGTATTGAAGTAGGAGAGTAGTAGTTGAATTATGGACGTCCCAAATTCCTGTGGGCGTCCATAATATGTCACTTTCAAATAGTCTATGCATAATAGTCATTAAAGTTCTTGAACTTCCCATGCTTTCACATGGAGTTGAGACTATATCTTCTATAATTATTAAGTTGATAATCCTAAAAAATCTAAAATCATACTTTCGGCATATTGTGATTTATAATAAGGGATTCTTAATAAGATAATATAATTTCTAAAGCAATATTGTGTTTTTATAAAGTCATGATTTTTAGTGTATTTAAATTTTTCTTGTCCAAATATCGGTTCACTATGCTGCGGACCATCAAATTCTATAATACAATTATAATCAGGTAGATAAAAATCGAAAGGTAATTTTTGTCGATCTACGCAATTAATAAATGTTTTCTTTTCGACATAATTGATATTATGCTTATCAAGAATCTTTTTAACAAGCAATTCCCCGGAACTTGTGGAGTGAACACAGGAAGGACATCTGTTGACGTTAGAAGTAATATAACTATTTAAATTGGTGACAAATATATTACCACAACTACATTGAATTTTCAGATTATTTGTTTGGCATCCATCATAATCTTCTTTATTCAAAAGTTTATTACCATTTATACTATTAATCATTTCTTCAACATCATCTGGAGTATGAGTTTTTATTTGTGAGACTTTTTCGTACCCACACAAGGGACACCCATGCCCACTTTTTAAATCAACCAAAGTGCTTTGCTGTTCCCCATGTTTTCTGCATATGTATTTTATTTTCATTGTATTTCCAGTATATTCATTTTGTTGTGTTAATAATTTATAACCGTTCTTGTTACATATTTGTTGTAACTCAAGGAATGCCTTTTCTGCTCTTTTTTTTAAGGTTAGCTCCGATCTTTTCCTGGCGGCACAATTTTTACATGCGTCTTTTAAACTGTTCTTACAGTTTTTATAATGAAGATAATAGCGCATCTCAAATTCTTGCCCACAATAATCACATCTAACTTTTACAAATCTTTCACTTCCAGGCTTTAAATCTTCGGCTTTAACGATAAAAGTATCTCCTATTCTCGAATACTTGTATCCTCTATTTTTATACCAAGTACAACTAGCCCTATTCCAAGTCATTGCCAAATATTGATTTTCGATTAACATTAAACACCTCCAATCAATATATTCTCTATTTCAAACAGTATTTTTAGGAAAATTGAATATAAAAAATCCATACAAAAAATGTATGGCATATCAGAATATTTAAAATGTAATTATACTTAATAATTATAGTCTAACATTTCGAACTACCAAACGCTTGTAGTTCTACACCGCTACATTCATCACGGTTAGTCGTTGAGCACATCCCTATTCGGGACTTCGCTGCTGATTGTCCAATCCTTATATTTTTTAAACCATCACGCCTGCCCGTATTTCATAGCTACGTTGTGGTATATAAGGCTCTTAGGAGTTTCCAGCATTAGAAAGATTTTATATTGGCGTGAAATTCACCAATCTTGATATTCTGACAATTTGTCAGATAACTCTTCGTCAGTAATTTCAGTTATATTTATGGAACCGTTTTTGATTCGCTCTTGCCAAGACGCATCTAATCCTACAGAATTAGCTTCTTGGATGTATCGATTATAAGCTGACTGTAAAGTAGCTAAGTTATTACGAATATGATTTATCGCCTGATCAGAAACGGATGACTGTTTGGATAAATCATAAGAGTATGTCTCTATGGAGTCTGTAAGATTATTTAATGTACGGTCAAAACGATCTAACCAGATTTCCACTTCATCAAACTTTTCTTTAAATTCATCAGCTGCTTTAGATGTCGCATCTGCCGCATTTGCTGCTGATGTAGCCGCTTTTGCCGCTTTGTTGGCTGAACTACTAGATCCGCCAGAAGAGCCTCCGGAAGAACTGCCAGAAGATCCACTAGGTAATCTCCATCCATTTGCATAAGCAGAACCTTCGAGATAAGCACCGCCAACTACTTTTGCCCGTCCCCCACCAGAAGTAACATATCCATTTTTAAAAAGTTCTTCTGTTTGTTTATGGTTGAAAATAACATCACCTTTGCGAACATTAGCAAACTCGGCTCCATTATCCCCAACAGTGAAGAATTTTCCGTCACGTACAATAGTTTCAGGACCCAATTCACCAAGGAGAGCGCGTTCACTTTGCTGTACTGACCAATCACCAGATAGAAGAGCAGTACCTCTACGCACTGTGCCAGCTATATGTGCAGTTCCATTAACACTACCAGAACCTGAAAATTTACTAGCAATGCTTTGTCCCAGACTTCCAATGCCACCAATGATTCTAGCAGTATAATTAACAACACCAGATAAAGTTGGGGCAAAAGATGGAAATTTTCCGCTATAATTAGCCGTACCTGGTACATCAGGTGCGCTTGTAGGATGTGAGCCTAAATCATAGTTAGCGTCGCCGCTTGCATCTGGAACTTCTTTTGGAGAATCCCCTAATGTATAATTAGCTGTCCCATCAATAGACTGAATCTCATAATACTTACCATCTATTTCAGTAGTATATGTAATGGTACCATCTGCATTTTTTACGCCTTCTATACCTCTCTCTACACCGTCAACATCAGCTGTAAATACAATAGTTTGTCCTTGTTCAAGATTATCTATCGCCCGTTTAACATCATCTGTAGTGGCATCAACATTCATCACGATAGTTTTACCGTCTTCACTTATAATGCCATTTACTTTTTCTTCAGCATCTGATGTATCAGCATCTACTTTTATTTTTAAATCCTCAACATCCATACCCAGAATTTCTGCTACGTTTTGCATAGCTTCTTCAGTGGAAGAGGACAAATCAGACAATATAGACTTTGCGTTATCTGTCTGAAGAAATTCATCCCATGATAATCCAGAACTATCAAAAGCATTTAACAAGTCATTTTGGATATCATACAAATTACTGATTTCAGCCTGTATCTGAACCTTTTCGCCATCTGTCGCATTCATTAACTGTGATTGAAAATTAGCAATAGCATCTTCGGCATCTGTATATTGAACGGGAATTTGTATGCCTTCCACGTTTAATCCAAGTCCTTCTTCTGACTTCTCACGATATGATTTTTGTCCAGCAATCAATTCCGCCCATGTTTGTGAATCTCCTCCGGCTTCAGCTTGAGATTTTAGCTCATCAATCTGTTGCTGGATTGTCGCAAGATCATATTCAAATTCAATATGAACAATTTGATCTTCGGTTAATGTCGAAAGATCTTGCTCATACTGTGAATATTCAGATTCCCAACCAGATATTAGTCCCTCTAAACGATTTTTGCTTTCGCCTTCCTCCATAGAGTCATAGAGAGTTTTGATATTATCTAGAGCAGACCTATATCTTTCCAATCCCTCGCCGCTAAACATGACATCATCAAATTCAGCACCGTAATCTTCGAGATTGTGCATAGCGGCCTCAACAGCTTCAACACTAAGACCAAGTGCATCGGCAGCTTCTGCACTTGTTTTAAAGCCCCAAGTAATATCACCATTATCATTAAAGGCTTTTCCGACATTTACTAAATCATTTGTAAAGTTGGTCATGCTTTGCAGAGGATTTTCGGCGTCAAAATATCTGATTACACGGTCATATGCGGACTCCCAGGCTGCAACGTAGGCATCCGCATCATACTTATATGCGTCTTCATCAATCTTATCAGGAACCATCCATTGTGCAACCGTCTGAAAATCATCAGTACCTACTTTACCAGCTTCATACAATTCTTTTGCCTGCTGAATATAATCAGCCATGGAAGACCATTCAGCCCCGTTATTTGCTGACTCAAAAGCGGACTGCACACCTTCAAAGGAACCATCTACACCGCTAACTGCTTGTGCAGCTTCTTCGGCAGATGAAGCCATCTCTTTAAAGTATCTATTAACGGTTTCGGCATCCATGCCAAGAGCAGATATATCAATACCAGCCTGTTGTAATGCTTTTGCAACATCGCCGCCGCTCTTAGCTACTTCAATCATTTCATCTTTCAAGAAATTATGTGATTCAGTTCCTTCAAAGAAGTCTTTTACTGCTTGAAGTTTTTGTTCAGTAGGAGAGAGGTCCATATTGTTCACAGCATTAAGCGCATCCTGCACCTGCTTGAACTGTCTTTCATAACCTTCCAGCGCAACTCCGCCTTCTCCATCGGCAGAGAATGCGTTCAATAGGGACTCTAATGCTGGAACCTTTGCGTCGATATCACTTGTTAAAGAATTAATTGCCTTGTTGTACGCATCAATATCTTTTTGTGCATTGTTCCATTTTTTGGATCCTGGTTCAAACTTGGCTTGCGCTTCTTCTAGTTCTCTAACTTTTGATTCATATTCAGAAATAGCATCAACATTATCTTTAACAGCATCAACGACATTTACATTTCCTATCTGGTCAGCATGAAGACGACGACCTCCCGGAACATCTTGAGATACTTCTTGTGCAACAGACTTCTCTCCACGATTTAATGTATCAATTGCATTCGATGCAGCTTCTTTCTGCTGTGTAGCTAACAGCTTTTCTTTGAGAGTTAATTGACGTTCCAACTCATCATTTTGAGCTGCTATATTGCTAACCTGTATCTCATCTTCGAGCGATAAATCTGCACTACTTAATTTTTTAACAAGATCATCGATAGTTTCAGTACCGGTAATTTCAATATTATATGCATCAGCTAAAGAAGTTAATGTAGTTCTTGCTTCATCTGCTTGAGATGTTAGAGAATCTATTTCTGACTGTGTTGACTGAACATTCTGTACAGATGCCTCTGTGTTCTTCATTGCGGCGTCATAAGTTAAGTTGTATTTGTCTGCTAAAGTATTCAAAATTGCAGACATGGCAGTAAATGCGCCAACTCCGGCAATGACTTTTCCCGTTGTTGTACTCATTGCTTTGCTAAAAGCATCTAAAGCAGTTGCCTTTACAGCCGTTCCCGTACCAAGATATCCTTGTAACATAAAGAAATTATCACGCAGTATTTTAAGTGACATATTTTAATCCGCGTGGTATACTATGTTATATCAATTTCTATTTGAAACAACATAGGAGACTAATCATGATAGATTTTCCAATTACTATAAATGGGAATACCGTATATGCAAAAGAGTTGTTTCCTTTAATAAGGAAATGTAATAGCGATGAAGCAAAGCGAATAATAATTGAAGAAACAAAATGTACTGAAAAAGAAGCTTTGGAAGTGATAGAAGAATTAAAAGCTATGTTAAAAGACAAAAGTAGCGGTAGGAGTGTGCTTAATAATAAGAAAGTTACGCAAAAGATTGACTCTCAGGAAACCCACCCAAGCATCCCTAAATGTCCAACCTGCCAAAGCACAAACATCAAAAAGATTTCAGCAACACAGCGGGCAGGCAGTATTATAGGCTTTGGGATTTTCAGTAAAAACATAGGAAAAACATTTGAATGCAAGAACTGTGGATATAAGTGGTAGAATTATAACAAACAAAGGAGTATAATTATGAAAAAATTTACAGAAGAAGAATTAAATGTAATAGCAACAAAAGTTTATGAAGAAATCAAAGAAGAAAATGGAAAAACAAATGATGAAGACGCATCACTTGTAACTATTAATTTAGCATTAGCTGCTACAGCAAGATTTATTAAAAAATTGCAAGATGAAATGGAATAAATTTATCTTTTTATTCCCATTGTCTTGCAATCATTTATGATGTCACACATTATATACTTACTGATCAAATCTAATAATTCGATTGGGAATTGAGGATATTTTTCTTTAATAATGCTTACTATTTCATCTTTACCCATAATACACCTTCTTTCTAATTGGATTTTTTTTGGCTGTTTGGGAACAAACGCAAGAAGCAATTCCACTGTAACAACTGTGGATATGAGTGGTAGAATTATAACCAATGGAGAGAGATGAAAATGGAAAAACATATTAAAATATTTTGCGAGCAAAATCCAAACACTGACATTGAATGTCCTGCGTGCCACCAGCAAATTAAAATTCATACGGAAGATTTCTTAAAAGAAAGAGACACTTTCCATGGAATTTGCAAAAAATGTGGCAATGAGTTTACGTATGACACATCGAATCTCTTTAAAGAACTTGAAATATTTAAAAAATTCTGTTAATTCATTTTTAGCCTAATAGGATATGAAAAAATTATTTTTAATTTTTCTTCATATGTAAGCTTTTGAAAAGCCGCACATTGAGATATTATACTTGCAAACTTAAGAACATCATTAAAATTTCCAATCCTAACAGATGCTTTGTACGGGCTGGAATATGATAGAGATTTGATAATATATCACTCCTTTGACCTTTTAAATTGGATTGTTTGGCAATAAGCGTAAGAAACAATTCCATTGTAACAATTGCGGATATGAGTGGTAGACTATTCTAAATATTTTTCGATCATATAAGGTTGATTAATGTCGCCGGATTGAAAATCCCAGTCGATTGCAAAACGTTTAATATTTTTTATTTCATTGCCATCTATAAACAATTTGGTACGCGATGTTTTGCAAATGGATGCGTCGTATGTTGTTTCTGTGCATTCTATAGTAATAGTATGTATAACTTTTTCAGACAAAAATTTCACCTCTTTCATTAAGGAGAGTTGTCATATGAAATTAAACGAAGATTGCTTACGTGACACTTTAATATTATTGGTAGATAATTTGCAAATATTTATTGATAAAAAATATAAAACAGTAGAGTTTGGTAAATTATCTGTTTTACAAATTGCGGAAGAATTGCCAGAATATTCACTTGAAGACGTTTTCCAATCTCTATATATTTTATCTCAAAATAATTATGTAAAAGGGATTAACAATGTTTATGTTAATGGACAACCACTATCAAACATATATATTAATGAAGTGACATATTTAGGATTTCAGTTTTATGAATCGATACAACCAGAGCCTATATGGAATAAGACAAAAAATATAATAAAACAAGTTGGCGTTCACTCACTTGAGTTTATCGAAACTGTAGCTCACGATATAGCTGTCGAATCAGCAAAGCAAATGGTTGCATTGATAATACCGAATCAAAAAAATGAGTAATTTTTAATCATAAATTTAGATATAAATGTTAGGAGATTAAATATGTTTCTACCAGGATTAATCATCTTTTTATTATTTCTATTTTTGAAAGCTGCAATAGAAGATTCAAAAACAAATTCTTATTTGAAACACATGCGTCAAAATGTATCAAATAACCAAACGAATGTTTCTTCTAGTGGAATTGAACGTAAGAAGACTATTGAAAAAGAAACCTGCCGTTTTTGTAAAAAGGAAATAATATATAAAGAAGAACATCCAACATTCTGTCCTTTTTGTGGAAGCAGAATATTTTAGATTAACCCAAATAGCCAGTAGAAGAGTAGCAATTCTCTTTCTACTGGCTAATCTATTTTACCGAGGTACGCCAACTCCGTATTATTATAATAGCAGGAGAGGTGTACAATAAAAACGACTTGGCATTAAGTGTTTCATTCTTTAATTGAATTAAAAAGGGTATAAGAAATTATTTTTTTAACAATTTTTTCAACCTGGTATATAAACATACGCTATTATCAGAATAGGTGATTTCAACTCTGTCAAAATTATCCGTACTCATTATCACATACTCTTTTTCATCTTTACTATAGTCTGCCAATACATTACCATTCAAATCTAGAATGGAGTATCGATTTAATATTATTTTTGGATTACTCACATATGGCTCGGATTTTACGACATTTCCAAGATAACTAATATTTTGATCTTTCGTATATATTCGCAACCATGTTCCGTTTTTGATTGCATTATCCCATATATTGTCTACAGTATCTCTTCCGGTTCTTAAATCTCTTAATATTTCGTTATATGAATCAGATTTAATTATCCAGCCAATAATCAACCCTAAAGCAAACGATAATACAGAATACCATAACACCGTATTACTGGATATAAATGATAATTTATCAAATCTTGAAATATATTGAAAGAGTAGAACCAAAATATAATTCATAATAACGCTTGTAATAAGAGTATATTTTGTATCTTGACTATATTTAAATGTAATCCACCTATATATAAATAAAAAAATATATCCATACATTATATTCTGTATGATATCTGGGAGCATTTCGATTAATTCTTTAATCCAATTAATATTCATTCACCATCCTTATTTTTTTAACGGTTTCTTGATTGGTTGATTACCTGAAGAGCTGGTTGGTGATTTGTGTGTTGTGTTGCTTTTAACATAGCTCTTCCCGCTTTTAGTGGTGTGACGAGTCTTTTCACTTGATTTTTTGCGCATGATATTTTTTACCTTCCTATGATTTAACAAGATAAGTATATCATAGCAAGTCATATACTTCTACTGTCAAAACCAAACAGCCTGTAGAAATGCTGCTAGAAAATAAAAGAGTAGTAATATACCTTTCTATACTGGATTACGACCTTTGACTTAGCCGGATGGAATACCATCATTCTTTAATTTACCTTAGAACATTCATTAAAAGCATATGAAATATGGCTCTCATATACTCCGAGGAAGGGTGCTCGTTCTACTCCTCCATACTTTAGTGTCTTTATCCCGACACCACGATTTAACGTAGTTGTTACTATCGGATTATGTGACCCGACTGATCGTAGTATGGTTGGCTCGTGCGTCGTCGCGGAATATGATTAAATCATACTTTTTTGCATCCACTTCACTGCTTAATGCAGAATAGCGAGTTCAACGAATTATTCCTCTAGTTATTTTAAAACCCTCATCCCACTACATTGTTTATTGCGCCATTATGCAATATTCTTTGTAATAGTAGACCCACTTAATAGTAAATTAAGATACAGACAGGATTTTGTCTGATCCAGGTTTTTGAATATTGAAATACCACCAATAGTACCCAAAAGTGCGGGGATACCACCGCCAACATCTATAATTGATGTTAATACTTCTAAGAATACAGTTCCACTATCTATGACTCCCTTAAAAAGATCGGAATCTAAAGTAACTGTACTTAGCTCTTGAAATTGAGCTTTTATTCGATCAAGAGAATATTGTATACCCTTTTGATAATTTGAAAGTTCTCGTTCAGCTGAACCTTCAGAATCATTCATGGCGGTATCTAATGATTCTCTTGCAATGTCAAAAGACCCCATAATACTGGACATGAGGTTTCCTTGGTGCTTGCCTGCTAAAAGCTCAGTCAAACTTGCACGCTGAATGTCGGTTAATCCCTGCCACTTCTCAGAAAGTTCATCAAGAATATCATACGTAGATTTAAAAGTTGTTTCATTTTCCATGATGTCAACGCCAGCAAGCGCCATTACTTCTTTTCTTAAAGTAGCAGTAGAGGTTGCCATTCCTTCAGTGGATTCACCAGCGGCTTCCAGCTCCGTCGTGGCGCCTCTTATACGCATTGAGATTGTCTTTAAACCATTGCCAACTCTTTCTGGATCCTGAAGAACGGCATTACCAGCAGTAATAAGTGCAATAGTCTCTTCAAGAGTGTTATTAGCAGCACTCATAGATGAAGCCGACCTCTCTAACCCTGCAAACAAGCCAGCAGTATCAATAGGCTGTGTATTAGCAACTTCATTTATTTCATCAATGACCCTATTTACTTCGTCAGCCTCAAGCTTGAATCCTTGTAATGTAGAAACCAAACCTTCTGATGAGGATTCTTGAGTCATATTGTCGCCAATTCTTTGCATTAATGTCGTAGCATCAGATAACTTTTTAGCTTCCTCAAGACCATAGCCAAGCCTCGACCAGTCTGCAGTGCTACTTATTACATCAGAAATTGAAGCACCATAATGTTCTGCACTGACAGCAGCTTCTTCCCAATATTGAGCAAGTTGTCCAGGGGAGGCTTCAGACACCTTGGTTAATTCAATCTGAGCGGCATTTATATCCATGACTGCTCGGGCTATTTGTCTTGGAACTTCAAATACAACATTCTGTATAGCACCATAAACACCAGCAAATTCAGCAATCTGTCCTGCAGCACGCTTAAACTCTGAAAGTCGAGATTTACCAGTTAGTCCTTCTGCTGATATCCTCGCCTGCAAATTTCTGAATTGATTATCTAAATCTAGTTTTTGTCCTTGTGTAGTGATACTCCGATATTGAGTTTCCAGCCCCTCCAGCTCAGTTCTATATTTAGACAGTGCCTTGGTGTTGGACTCCATATAGGCTTTGACCTTATTAGCACTTCTTTCGGCAATACCACTATCTAGTGTTTTAGTCATCTCGGTGCCAACAATAGACATAGCATTTTTAAACTGTTCACTTGCATTAGTCATATTGTTGAATGCAGACACTACTTTTTCATCATTTACATCTAATCCGGATTGAAGTAAACTTTGAAGCTGCTTATAGGAATTAACATAGGTGTCTTGTGCTGTTTTTGCTTGAGTAAGCCAAACATTTCCTGACTGCTTATCATATTTACTTAGCTGAGCATTCATTTTTGCTACAACTGAATCAAATCTAAAATTATTTAAATCTCTTTGAGTTTTCTGAATTTCTCGCGATAGAGCGTCAGTATAACTTTTCCCAGCTTGCTGTCCAAGTTTTTGGGCTTGTGCATTAAATTGTGTTGGAAATTTTAATTTATCAAATCCTGTTGTATTAACTTTTAAATCAATACTCTTAGATTTTAATTGCTCAATCTGCCTTTCGAGGGCATCTACCTGTTCCTTACCATTTGTTTTGACGTTGACATTTACACTAAAATCCATTTACAAAACGTCACCTCCCTTTTCTGTACAAAAAAAGAACTCTCCAGAAAAAGGAGAGCGCCTAACGTCATTTATGAAAAACTATTTTCTATTGCTTGTTTAATATCCTCTTGGGCTTCTTCCCAAGTTCCGGGTTTACCGAGTATTCCGGAGCCATTGTGCTGTGCTTCTTCTAATACTTGTTGTCCGCTGAAAGATCCTGTCATGTATCCTGGAACGTCCAACCAAATAGAATAGTGATAGTTTCCAGTTCCATTTGCCCCTGGCGGAGGATATGAATCTGGAGACATGCCATATAACCCTGTCCTTGCATACCGAATAGGATTACCTTGTGAATAGAAAGATTGTATATCCTCTTGGGTTTTTGAAAAACCTTCACTATAGGCAGATTTCACTCTAGGATTGATAAGAGACCGATCTATTTCGGCAAATATTTTCCCCATTTAATCACCTACTTTTTAGCATCACTTAAAACATTTCTTACTTCATGTTCACGTCTCCAATGACGCAATTCTGCAATTTCCTTTTCTTTTTCTTCTAGCTGTTTTTGCTGTTCTTCAATACGCTCACGCTGTCCTTCATAAATTTTTGTGTTTGGAACTTTATGAGATTTAATGACTTTCTTCATAGCATTAGCTAGAGTAGTTTCAGTAATATTCTTATCCTTTAAATTACCCATGAATTCTTTTGCCAACTCGATATCATCCTGTGTCAAATTCTTAAGATTGGAAAGAGCAGAAAATGAATCAAGCAAAGTTGTGCACACATCTATAACCGATTCAATCATTTCATTTTGTGAATCTACAAGATTTGACAAAGTATCAGTAGATAATTTATTTATTCTTACCTGTTTTTCAAACTCAACTTTTTCATGAACATACCGCATGACGCGATTCCAAATCGTAATACATTCTATGTTTTCTTCATTTTCTTTTTTAGCCTGTTCTGTATCAGAAATATCATAATAAAATTTGGTAATAAGAGAATAGATTTCGTTATCATGTATAACAGTGTCATATACTAGCTCATCAGATTCAAACTCGACCCCATCAATAAAATTCTCAACAATTGCAATTACGCATTGCATTTCAGAATAGTAAGGTGTAAATTCTCCATCTATAAAGTAAGATGAAGCAATGCTTTCAATCGCATTAATTTCATCCATTATAGTAATATTATCTTTGATTTTAACATTGCTTTTTGTCATGCTCTTTCCGCCTTTCAACTAAAATATACAAAAAAAAGAACCTGTATAAACTGATATGCTCCCCTTTAGGTAGACAGTTGAAATAATAAAACTGTTTATCTGGAGGGGAGTTTTATTATGCCTAGAGGAATATTACCAGAAGTGAAGCTGCAGGCCGTAAAAGATTATATTTCAGGAAACGGATCCTATCTATCACATGCCAATGAACTTGGAGTGGATGAAAGCGTTTTTAGAAGATGGGTTAACAAGTACAAAGCATCCGGAGAATCCGCTTTCATCAGAACAGGACACAGTCAATCTTATTCAGCCTCCTTTAAAAAAGGTGTTGTTGAAGCGTATCTAAACGGAGAAGGATCTTACAGGAAACTGGCAGTCACCTATAACATTCCTTCCGAAATTACAATCAGACAGTGGGTTTTGAAGTATAATGGACATGAGAAGCTGAAAGCTTCTGGAACGGGAGGAATTGCTATCATGACCAAAGGAAGAAAAACTACCTTCGATGAACGGGTTGAAATCGTACAATACTGCATCGCCCATGATCATAATTATGCCAAGACAGCAGAACAGTTTGGGATTTCTTACCAACAGGCACGTAATTATACAATAAAATACGAGAACCAGGGAGTGGAGGCTCTTCGTGACAGACGCGGAAAACGAAAACCAGAAGCAGAAATGTCAGAACTCGAAAAGCTGCGGGCAGAAAACCGAATCTTACGGGCAGAAAAAGAACACGCACAAATGGAGGCGGATTTCCTAAAAAAACTTGCAGAAATCGAAAGGAGGCGGGGCTGAGCCGGCAAAGGAACAAACACATTTATCAGGTGATCAAAGAGGAGCATGAAGAACACCATTACCCGATCCGGTCCCTATGTCAGCTTGGCAACATTACAAGAGCGGCTTACTACAAATGGCTGAATCGTATAGAAACAGCAAATGACCGGCTGAACAAACAGATTTCCGGCCAACTGGAAGCAATCCATCAAGAACATCCAGACATGGGATATCGGAGATTGAATGACAAACTCCGTCACGATAACGGCATAAAAGTAAATGATAAGAGGATCCTGCGCATATGCAGAAAACAGCAGATAAGATCAAACTTGAAATATCGTTATGATGGCTGCACCCGGCCATCGAAGAAACCAGCTTTTATAGCAGAGAATGTTTTAAACAGAGACTTTCATGCAGATAGCCTGAACAAGAAATGGGTAACGGATGTAACAGAGTTTAAATATGGCACTTCATTTGACCATATCCATAAGCTTTACCTGAGTGTGATTCTGGACTTATGCGATCATCGTCCCGTTGCATATGTGTTAAGTGATCACAATAACAATCAACTCGTATTTGATACTTTCGATCTGGCAGTAAAGAACAATCCGGGAGCTCATCCGATCTTTCATAGTGACCGGGGATTCCAATATACCTCCCGTGTATTTCACCAAAAGCTGGTAGATGCGGGGATGACACAGAGCATGTCCCGGATAGCGCACTGTACGGATAATGGACCTATGGAGGGATTCTGGGGGATACTAAAACGCGAAATGTATTATGGGAAGAAGTATCATACCAGAGAGGAGCTTGTAGAAGCGATAACGTTATATATAGACTATTATATAAATGACCGCCCGCAAAGGTGCCTTGATGTATTAACACCGTTTGAATTTCATGAACGGTTATTAGCCGCATAAATATTGCCCGGCACGAGCCGGGCAACACAAAAATTTTATATTTTTTTCATTGTCTACTTGACGGGTAGCACACCAAACAGGTTCTAAAAATAATTAGGATTATTTTTTTAATAATGCTTTGATTTGGTCCAAAGACATTCCTGATGCGTCGATAAGGTTAACAATTTCAGCCTTTCTCTTTTCAGCTTCCTCTGCCGCCTTTTGTTCTTCATATCTAGCCTTATCTTTTTTTAATTGTTTTATAGTGCTTCGTTCTTCTTTGATCTCGCTTGTTAATTTTTCGATTTTCTCTTCGGATGCCTTAATCAAAGCATCATAATCCTTTTCCGCAACTTGCCTTTTCCTACCAGCCATAATGATACCTCCTTCTTAATTATATCTGGAGCATATCACAAAATAGCATAGTAGTAAAGGTATAGATTTATTTCCATTTTCTTTTCGAAAAATAAAATTCTTTTCCGCTATAATCCCACATTTTATACCAGCCATTATGGTATTCAAATGAACTGATTTCGGGATGTCGATCTATATCAAGTAATACTAAAATCTCATCAGAAGATAATTCATGAAATCTAGCATTAATATAGTTTTCAATTTGTTTTGATGTCATTATGCGCCTCCAATCTTGTCGCATCCTGTATAAATTTGCCGACATCATATTTATAATTTACTCTTAATTTTTCTTTTGAAATAGAAATAGGATGAGTATAAGATAATAAGTCATTTTCATTAAAACTTTTCTTCGAAATTGAATTGATTAATTCATCCCATTCATTAATATGTAAAAACCATGTATTATTTGTGCCCCGGAAATCTATAATCAAACCAGGTATGATATTTTGATATTGAGAACAATTTTTCAGGTACTCAATTTGATGATAATGTATTTCACCTTTGTCTTTTTTCGTTCTTTCGAATGATATAGATTTGCCAGATACTGTTTTTAACTCTAAGCAAAAGAAATGAGATCCATCAAACATCATATAGTCACATGGAGATTTTTGACTAAATCTTAATTTTGAAGACTTACCTTTGCGGTCAAAACTTTGAGCAGCGTCAGGCGGACGATATATCCATATATCTGCTGGAATTGATTTCTTCCAGTTTTCTTCAAATACTTTCCCAACTGATTTACTTATACGTATTCACATCCTTTAGAAATGAAATAGGAGAGTAGTGATCCAGATATGCTCCCCAAGCAAAAAATATTCTTCTTACCATGCTGGATATTGAGTAAGAAAAATATCTATTTATCAATCGTTCTTGTTATGAAATTTTAGTATAATTTAATAATACACTCGCCATCCTTATTCTGTAATTTCAGAAGAAAGTTCTTGGTGATTCTTATATTCATAAGTTTATCCAGTTCTGGACTATAGCTGTGATCAGACTCTCGTTATTTGAACACATCTACTGTGGGGATAGCGAGTGTTATTAAAAAATGTGGTTACAAACGAAACTCCTCATTCATCTACTTTTAAAGTTGATTCTACTGGAATAACCTTCATATGATTTTTAACATAATTGTATTTTTCTTCTCGCTTATGATTTCCGTTCAAAGCTTTATACGCTTTAAATATCCCTGCAAATTCTTCAACTTCGTTTTCGGGAATTCCATTAAGAGCAACATATTTACTGAAACGTTGATCGATTTTATCACCGAGCAATTCCATATTGCCAAGCATTAAAGCCTCTACTTTTTGATCACGATCATCGGATCGAGCATTCATCTGTCTTTGAATTTCACGGCTTTGTTCTCTATCATGCACACGATTTTCAGCATATTGATTCATCTGTTGGGTTAATGAATCGATGACCTCACGCATTTCCGACATAAAATCAGATAAATCATTACGAATACGTTCGTCATGTTTGATAGATTGAGCTACATTTTCCTCTTGCCTCTTTCTGAATTCCTCCATATCCTTCACATGTTGCTGTTGTAATTTTGTCAAACTTTGTGATGTATGCACCAACAATTCATGTTCTACATCGCGTTTAGTTTTTATATGTAATTTTTCTTTAATATAATCCAGCTTTTGCCATATTAAAACTACGATACATAAAGTCATTATAAGGGCAACTGTTACGCCAACCCAGTCTATTTCAAGTAATGTTACAATTTCATTTTTTGATATCATGGCATGTCACCACCATTACTTTGTATCGTTTTCTGCATTTTCAGTCTTGCACTTATCAATAATTGCCTCTACTTGATCAATAAGAATTTCACCATTTTTTATTGCGTCAGTAATTTTCTGTGCTGTTTGGCTGGCAGGAGTAATGTTAAAGTTTTTGTATACAGAGTAAATAGTACTTCCAATAAGAAAGATAATGGAAATAGCATTGTCAATATCTTCATTTGAGATGGGAAGAGTTTGAATTCCTAACATCTGTAAAATTGCATTAACTAATGCGACAATTAGTACAACAATACCAACAATAGATTCTTTATTGATACCTTTAAGATTAATCTTCATCATGTTCCTCCAATCTATGACCTTTTGGATTGTTTTCTTTCCAATATTCCCATAATTTAGATGTTGAAGGTTTATGATACCATGCAACCAGCTTTCCTTGATATCCTTCATCAACAAAAACAGGTTGCAGTCCGTTTTTACAATAAAAAAGAATCTGCTTCAGATTTACAATCTTTACTAGGTTCTCACTTCCATATACTTCTTCAACATCTTGAAAGGTTTTGAATTTAATATTTTTCACCCCATTTATTGAATCGTAAAAAATTGGGTATAAAAAATATTGTGAATATCTCTTATACCCAAAACCAATTCACAATATTATTTCGTCTTAGCTGCTTTAGCTGTTTTAGCTAAACTAGCTGTGTCTAAATTTTCTCCTAGCGTAACGGCTAAAGTAAATGTACGCTCAACTGTCTCGCCGTTTATTGTTGCTTCACAAGTAATCTTTTGATTTGCGGCAGATACACGTAGTACATAAATTCTATCGGAATCTAAAGTTACATACTTATCGGGATTTTTCCCACCAGTGTGTTTACATCTAACCATAGAAGCTCCAGGAACGTCAAATTTCAGAGCAATGAAATTACCACTTTGTTCACTTGGGTCGGCAGAATTAAATTCGGTATATCCCTCTACATATTTTAAAGTACCAGTAATACTATTTCCGGAAATTTGAATATTTTCTTGAAGCTCTGATGCGTCTTTCCCTAAAATATTACCTGTGGCTGCTTGTGCAACAACAATTGAGCTATCTATTTTCCCAGATCAGCGTCATCCTCATCTGGAAGCAGAGTAAGATCCAACATATTTCCATCATCGTCTACCATCAGATCACATGTAATTGTGATTGTTCCCGGATCTCCATTGTTTGCAAAAGACAGAGACATGTTTGCCTGCGGCACAGCTTTGTAAGCTTTGAAAAGATACGGCAGAATATCTTCGTCCGTTGTCTTCATATATGTATCTCCATATACAGTAAATGCCTTCGGGAAGTCTGTAGATTTGATATTTATGTTGTATACATCCTGCACCTCTGTAATGTAGAATACATCAACAGCTGTATTTTCTGTTGCTCCCTCACCAGATACAGTGATTGTATTAGCAGATACAGAATCAACGGTTACTTCTGTGTTCATATTTGCATCAGATGCCAAATACACAAAAGTTTTACCTTTAGTTAATACAACTCCTTCAGCAAGTGTGATAGTAGATGCAGCACCAACGGTAGTCTTTACATGCTTCATAAAAGAAGCAGTAGTAGATCTTGTACCACCAGTAATCATCTCCCAAAGTTTCGGAGTCTGGATCTGTGTTTCAATTGTAAGAGTACCAGCTTTCTCGCCAGAAAAAGCAACTTTACGAGGATGTCCCTTACCACCATAAGCATAAACGGTCTCACCAGTCAGCTCCTGGCTAGAAGTATTTGCATAGTCAACATACAAAAATGGTTTTTTCGTTTTATAGTCCTCGAAAATCATGTCACAGACTTCGCGGTTTGCCATTTGCTTTGAAAATAAAGCGGTATTATCAGCCATTATTTTTTACCTCCTAATAATTAAAATTGTGTATAAAAAAAAAGACGCTATGGATTAGTGCCTTTAGTTTGTTGGCTATGGAATATGTTATTATGCCATACTCCAAAATTAAATTTTTTCTGCTTATCTCCCCATATAGAAGTCGATAATTTAGATGATTCGTAACAATCATTGATAGATAATCGTTCAAATTCATCATATAATTGATAAACTGTGATATCCCAAATATTCACCCAATTCAAATTAGGGCTATAACATGCAACAGAAGCAATAATATTTGCAAAATCGTAATCCGGATTATCAGACTTGGCCTTCTTAAATTTTTTCCTCTGTGCAAAAATCTTTTCATAAATCTTTTTCCCGCGCTTATTTTTTGCCTTACTCAAATCATCTACGACATTTTTTTCAGGGGTAATATGAACTCGTTGCAATATAATATTAACGATATCGTTATAGTTATTGCGAGTAATTGCGTGTGTGATATTATTGTTTTCATCTAAGACAACAAAACACTCATAGCCAGGTTCTTGAATATATTGAAAATCTTCTATAAAGAAAAAGTTTAGAGCAGACAAGATGATATTCCGGAAAGATTCATCGATCACGACAAGATCAAATTTAGTAGTATTCATTAAATCTTGAACAGAAATTTCTTTCTTTGGATAATAGTTCTCGAAAAATTCTTCCGGTGTCATCCGAAGATGTGTAAGATAGATAGCATAAGTATAATATGTAATACCATCAATTTGTCTTAACGTGGGACTTATTATAGATCCGATACCTGTCAATTTAATTGGGGTGCACGAAATTAAATCAAAATAATTTAGTTGCATATAACATCCTTCTTCACTTTAAAATCAGGTATCGTATAGATTAGCTGCCTCCCATAATATTTATTTTGTGGGAAGAAATACTTTGCAGATGCTAGAGTAGGAGTGCCAATTCCGAAGGCCCTGCAAGAAGTATGAGACGAAATTTTGCGATCAATCAAATCCGCTAATACATCCGGACGGATACCAGAATATCCAGGTGTTGTACATTGGATACAATCTTTATGGCTATAAGCCCACACAATCAATCTCATATCTTTCATTGTGCCAGTTGGAACGATCGGTATATCGACTTCAATACAAATATAAGTTAAAACTTCTGTTTGTGTTTCATCTACATACAAATAGGGGAATATTTGAGTATAGACAATATCAGAAATATCGTTATCTGTGCAAGGATGTCCTAACAATATTTCGCATATTTCAGAATCGGAGAGTAGCATATACATCAAATTTTCTTTATACAAGCTAATATCTTGTAAAATCGTTTCTGTCAACATGCACCTCCTAAAATATTCCTGTTATTTGGACTTCTAATTGATCCATAACTTTATCTTGGACAATCACTTGTAATAAAAATGATTTTCCAATACATTTTTTATCATCAACTAATAGTGAAATTTCATTATTACTAACAGTTTGGCTCACAGTAAAATCAGAAATGATATTCCAGGTAAATGCTACATTGTCTATAACATCATGCTCGCAATCCTTAAATTCCGCCATATATGTTTTTTGAATTCCGCTTTTTAATTGTGTGTCGCCAATAATACATGCGGATAAATTTACTATTTCATCTGATGTTGGCGGGAAAGAATGAGGAGTCTTATAATCGCACAGACCTAAATCTGGACGATCATCAGGTTGTAACAAATCTTGAGTGAGAGTAATCTTACACAAGCCGGTACCATAATTGTTTGAAATAGTATCATTCTGTGTTACTTTAAAAGGTATAGAGTAATCGCGACTTACAAAAAATCTTTGCGGAGATTTTAATATGATCGTGTCAGGGGTTGCCTGTACAGTAACCATGTGCTGTGCTGATCCAAGGGTCATTGTTTTGTCGCCAGATTCACCAGAGTTATATTGTGTCGCATTAATGTCATTACACGGATAACTTAGCATATCTCCATTGTCGTTCTGCCATTTTAAAATCCAATTACACATAGTAAGTTTACCACTCACATGAATACCATCAACATGATGAAGCTCTGTACAAATCCAATACTGATTCAGCTCTTTTTCAAAATAGTAATCCCCAATATTTGGTAAACTATCTACTTGAAGTTCAAATTGAACGGTATAACCATTAGCCGAACTATACTTTCTGCCAAACAATCTGATGTCTATTTTTTTTCCTCTATGTGGATTGACTCCAGGAATCCATTGATACATTGAGTCACAGTACGATGGATCATTTGCAAATTCTAAAGCAAGAATATGCCGCGCATCATTAATCTTTGCTTCACGACTATTTCCTCCATCCAAAGTTGTACGTAATTTAAAATTGTCATATCCGCTCATTTGCTTTCCCTCGATTCAAAACTGCATCGAAAATAGAAGAGGATGGATAGGAGTAGTTGATCATAAGTTGATCATTTTCATTCTTGTACATTTCACGAACTTCTTTCACTTTTCCTAATGTATCTTTGTTATCATATTTGTGAAAATCAGTGGAAGAGAGGTGTGATTTGAGCATTTCGCCTGTTCTGATATAATTTGCGTCTAGATAGCAAATCACCATATAATTAGAAAGAATTTGAAAATTTTTATTAGAAAGACAAAAATTAAATTCTCCGAGTTCATCATCACGATTATCTAAATCTTGAGTACACCCGGAGAACATTAGAATAGCAGGATCCAGATATTCTAAAATAATACTAAAAGCAGTATTTTTGTCTAACCCTGCTAATCCATAGTCCTTTATTTTACTAAAAACACTATCGCACAAATCCTGATATGTAGTGTTTTGACTCAAGATTTATCACCTGCCTTTATACAATGTCAGCAAGGTCATGCTGTAGTTTCTTTTCGAGTAGTTTAATAATATTGATATTCGTAAGCGTACCATTTTTGATCATTTGCCGAACTTTTGAAATCAGTATATCTCTCATATTTGCATCTAGCGCTGTATCAATAGTTCTTTCAATTGTTGCCATATTAGATTTAAAAAGTGATTTGAGGTTGTTGATCTGTGCAACGTTTTCATATACTTTCTGTAATCTGAATTTCTTTATTGCACGTTCATCCATTAGAATAACAAGCGGTTTGTTTAAGTAAGCCCGTTTGTAATTATTCATTTCGTTTAGCTCAGCCACTGTCATATATTCGATTGCACCGATCTGATTCCAACGATAAATTGCATTTGTACTACGAGCTTTATAAGTAAGCCCACCAAATGTAATTGATTTTACTGGAATAATATCATCAAGAGATAATCCGGAATCACCAACCTGTACATTATCATCAGCAGACTCATCTAATTCATCAATAGCTTCGGAAATTGATGATAATAAAGAAGCTGTGTCTTTTGTGACGGTTTCTGATTTTTCAACCGAAACCTCGATATCATCACTTTCTTCCAAATCATCATCATTAAATATATTATCAGATAGTTCTTTTTCTTTAATTTTTGCAATCAGTTTTTCTTTTCCACAATTGCCTACAATTATACCAATACTTTTTGCATACTCTTTTAACTGTGCAAGTGTCATTTCGCTATAATTCATATATTAATTTTTATCCTCCTTTGATTTCAGCTTGTTCCATAACATGATTATTTGGTCTAATTTTTGCGATTTTTGAAAAGCGTAATAAGTTAAATTATTCTGCTTATTTTTACTTTTAAACAAATAATCAGTTCCTTGACTTTTAATAAAATAAGCTAATCTGAAGGAATAGCAGTAAAATATATTGTTGTCTTGCATAATTCCTCCATTTTATGCAGCACCTAAAATTAGGTATAAAAATAACACCCATATAGGTGCTGCAAAATTAATTACTCGATTGTATATTTTCCAAAAAGATTAGACATGATAACTGCCTGTCCGATCTTACACTGTACCTGGCTGTCAATCGTCTGATCGTTTGTCATCTGTTCTGTAAGGTCGCGTGCTCTAACATCACCCTCATAAAAGAGTTTAATAGGACGAGTATTTGCAGGCATAATATAAATTGATTTATTATCAACTTTAAAGTCATAGCTTGCATGACGCATTACCTGCGGGATTTCAAGTGCAACTACACCAAGACCTGTAAGATTCAGTAATGCACCGGATGTTGCCATTTCCTCTTTCTGGCCCTGAGAAATCCAGCTTGCATCAATTCCTTCAGCAATAGACGCAAGAGCTGTTTTAGTTCCAGCGAGTACTACATCACTCTGAGAAGCAATCTGTACTCTCTGAATAATATCAAGCATTGTCTCTCTAACATATGCACCAGTTTCCTTAAATGCTTCTGGGAGATATGTGCCAATACCGTTGAATGCCATAAAGATCCTTTCATCAATATCTCTTTGCATAGCTGCCTGAATTTTAGACATAAACTCAGACAAATTAGTAGCACCATTCAGAAATCTCTCAAAGTCGTCATAAACACGTACATAAATCCATTCTGTCGGAACAGAGAAAGATCTTTTTCCTTGCAATTTCTGACGATCAGTATCCCAATGGTTTCCAGAAAATCTTGCGGCTACAAGAATTCCATCTTGATCAATTACATATTCATTTGTATCACCAAGCGCTCCATTTTTTACCTCTACAAACTGATCGTAAAACGGAGAATTCTCCCATGCTTTCGGAAGATTAGTTGTAAGAACATTCTCGATAACCGTAAAAATTTCATTCTTATGATTTCTCCATCCCTGCCATGTCAGTTTATCATCACCAAGGATTTCGAAAAATGCCTCTCTGATTGCCTGATCTGTATACTTAGCCGCATCTTCATTAGCGAATACAGCTACTTTATTAGAGAGACTGTCATTCATTAATGTAGTAAGTTCTGTTAAATAGCTCATCTTATACCTCCTTATTACGCTACGACTTCAATCGTATATTTCTTCATTACTTCGCCAACGGCATAACCATAATCACCATTAAGAGTTCCATGAGAACCTACACAGAACGGGAATCCAAAATCTTCAACTGCAATAACTTTCAGTTTCGGTGATCCACCATCGTCTTTAACATATTTGCCACCTTCAAATTTCAAACCATCGCCAACATTAAACGGTGCATCAGCATCAATGTTATATACTTTATATTTCATATCTTTCTCAAGACGATATGCCCTAAATGCAACGCCTGCCTTGTTAATGTAATTCTCCTCGTTCTGATTAACCATTCTACTTGTGTCATAAGACCATGCCGGATTCAGTACAAGATACATCCCTGTGGAATAATCTGTCTCTGCTTCATAAACACTTGTCTCACCTTCTACAAGATCACCTTTTCCTACAATTGCTCCATTTTCAACATCTGTATCACTCTGAAGTGAGAAGCAAACAGATCTTGGAAGAAACGTACTTTCCGCTACCATATAACCATTGCGCATATTAAATTACCTCCTTAAATTACATAAAATTATCTAACAGATGTCCGTATCTGCTAGAATCTGTGTTTGTTTTCTTATTGTTTTTGGATAATGTTGTAGATACTGGGGTATACGCAAAATTTGCTTTTGTCTGATTATCCATAACAGACTTCCCAGCCATAAGAGTAAGTTCTTTCTGAACTTCATCGACCGTCTTAGAATAATCAAGACGTGCTTTGTAAATTAAGAATTCTGGAACACGACCAAGTTTCTTTGCAAAATCATTTACTACAGTATCAACTGCATCTTTATGTTCCTTTTCTTTTCTAGCTGAATCAGCAGCTCTAAATGCTGAAAGCTCTTCCATAGCAGCTTTGTAATTTTTGTCAAGTTCCTCAAAAGAATCTTTCATTTCATCATATTTTACGTTGAACTCTTCAGTCAGCTTATTAGTATAAGCTTCCATTTTTGCAGCAACTTCTGCCTCTACTTTTTCAGACATAGTGTTTGCAATACTAAACTCTTCAAACCCTTCTTCTGTGATTTTCTCACAGGCGGACAGGCTCATTTCACATTTGGATTCAAAATCAATAACAAGTTCATCTTTATCATCTTCGGAAGTAACAGCATAATTAAATCCATATGCTTTATAATCCTCCAAATCAAGAGCAAAAACTTTTTCATCAGAAATGCTAAGCAGTTTGTACTTTGCATTTTCTGTATCTCCGATTTTGACCTGCGAAAGAGCCTCTACAAACTTCATCAATTCCATTTGCTGTACTCCTTCCTTACTTTTTTGTTTATTATGAGCAGGATGATTTCCTGATTCATATTGTTTTAATGTATCAAGTAACAATTCAAAATTCTGCTTAAATTTGTTCTCATCAATAGAGAATTTCTTTACCATTGAAGATTCAAAACATGGCTCTACATTTTCTGAAGATTGATTACTTTTATTCAATAAACATAGCGCCGACAATGAAAAATCGTGCACCACAACATAGTCACGGTCATAGGAATAATCGTCAAAAGAAATTTCCATTGATTGATTAAAATAAATCTCATCACTATATGACGCTTCCATAATGGGGTAGCGGTGCGTCCACAAAATGATATCTACAGAAAAATACTTTCTTTGCTCACCAGATTTCTCTGTAATGATATCCATAGATGGGTTACAGTCTTCTGGAATGACACCGAATGGAACACATTCATCAACAAATTCAATACCATCATGAGAGATAATAATCTTTCCATCATGACCGCCAACACGGTAGTTGCCATCATCATCTCTCATTAAATGAGCTACAACGGGAACGTTTGCGTAGCCTTTGCGTGCAATAAATTTCTGCAATGCTTCCTCTGTTATTTCAGAATAATTTCTATTCTTGCCCGTATAAAAAACATTACATCGACAACGTGTAAAGTCTTTATTAATAACCTGAAACTTTGTGAATTTCGAGGTCACATCAATATTTTTTAATTCCGTATTGCCCAAGTCTTCCTCCTTTCTAGCATGATTAAAAGCACACATTTTTATTTATAAAAAAAGAACCTTTGTCATATTTTGACGAAAGTTCTTTCATTAATTTAGGCGTTTGAATGAACACATATGCTACACGCCCATCTATTGTTCTTTCAATATATTTAAAACCCATAGATAAAAGACAATCTGCTTTATCTCGATCTAAAATAATAACTTCACCCATCCACACACCTCCTTAAATACGATTCTCTGTTTTATTAGCATCCCCATTCCTGGAAGCTTCACCACTAGCAGATAGATCACCATCATCAATTTGTGGTCTTCCCGTATCTTCTGCACTAATAGACGACTCGGTGTAAGAAGATTTCAGCGGTGTCATTAGATCGAACACATCCTTAAATACATCTTGTTCCATGATAATATTACCAATCATCGCACCCGGATTCATTCCGATAGCAGCACATACTCTCTGTTTATTAGGAAGACTCGCCTGCGCTAATTTGAGTTCCGAATCAATGACATCCTTCTGATTGTAAATTGTAATGTCAAGTAGCCTATATACAAACTGATAGTGTCGATATAGGAATCCGCGCAATTTTAATTGAAGGTTAACCCAACTTTCGATGTGCCTGTACATTTTAAAAATATCACCGCTGTCATTTGTGATACTCAACTTCAGCTCACTACCGGAAGTAGCGCCAGACATGAGAGATTCCGAAACACCGCCCTGTGAAAAGGCCCAGCTTACTGCATCGGATACTTTATCTCTATCATCGGAGTTTGTCGAAGAAAATTCTACCGACTCTACATCGTCTGGATATGGCAGTACGCCTATATTTTCTTGCACAACCTGTAATGCTGTACTAATAAATGGAGAGATAACTGGATCATCCATTGTAAGTTTTCCATCTTTTGTGGGAACTTTTAGTACCAACAATTTATACGCATCATTCATTGCTTTTGTTTTTGATAAATCTTTATATTCGTCAATCAATAATACATCTGCAATCATCGGAAAGAATGGGGGGAATAAGTGAAGAAAATTATTGTAATATTTAATACAAAATGAATTCTCATATGGGATATCAACAAGATTATTACGACTTAATTCTACTGATTTACTTAACAACTCTTGTAGTCCTATTGGTAACGATTGAAAGTAAGATTCCGATAGAAGAGAGCGGTTTATCGCAAATTGGTATACGTTGCCATTCACGATCCCGCGAAGTTCGCAATATTGCGGATCGATAAAATAGTAGCTAATATCAGTCTCAGTCTCGACAACATACGCATATACAACATCGTGCAGATACAGCTGATTCACGATGGTGTTAATATTGTTGGACATATTAAATTTTGAAGCTTCAGCACAATATTTGATATAGTTTTTGCGAATGGCTCCTGTATTTAGATTTGACAGAGTATTGGCATTTAGTAACTCGGTATCAACGTAATAATTTGCTTTAGCCATATTAGCGAAGTAGTCAATGGTACGTCTAATATAACCCGATTTTTGATACATCATATTCATTAACTTAATGATTTGTTTTCCATATTGTTCTGGATGTTGACACATATTCAGAATCTGACTTCGTGTAAATCCTAAAATCCTGGTGGGTCTAACAGAATTTTTTAAAGTAAGTTCAGATAATACCAATCTTTTCAAGGAAGCGTAGTTTATAGTCGGCGATTTAGCGGAAACAAAATCATCAAACGCCTGTTTGTCAGACTGATAAATTTGTTCCAAATATTCTTGAGTCGTTTTTGTTTCTATAATCATTCACCTTCCTTTCTTTTATTGATATATAGAACGTATTGATGGCTTGCGGGCAAGAGATGTAATTGATTGAATATTCAATGTAACGTTTGGTTCAGCTAACAGATCCTCACGCCTTAACAATGCAAGAGCATATGCTCCCTCTGCTAATGTATAAGCCATATCATCATGCTCATTTTTTTTCTTTTTGTCTTTTGCAAGTTCATATTGGACTCCGCCATTTGGAGTATCATATCTGCACATATATGACAACTGAGTTTTTGCTAAATTAATATTTACAAGTGCCAATTTCTCTTCATCTGAAAGCATGACTGTATCAAATCCGCCATCTTTGTTTTCAATCAAGATATAATCTTTGTCATCATATTCTGTAAATTCTATCAAATTTAATTTAATCATTTTCGATAAGGCATCATACATAACTTTTTTATATCCTTGCGGATCGACGAGATGTACAATAGGCATTGCATTTGTATATTTCATACGTGCTGTTTCATATTGTTTATGATCAGGATCTATAATACCACGATGTTTTTTACCAAATGCATCTACCCAATCTTCCATTAACTGATCGGCAACCGCACTTATGCCTCCACCTCCAGAACCAGCATCAATATAAAATTCGATATTTTCCCATTCAGCAGCTCTCTCGCCATTATATTTAATCATTAAATTCTTAATAATATCTAATTGGGCAGGCATAGGCAATGGAGTTTTATTTTTTGTATTCTGATCTACCATAGATACTACATTTTCTAATTTTAGTTTATACCCAACTTCTTTATCGTTAATAATTTGAAAAATACTTAACACGCTACCGTCAAAATTTCGAGCTGGATCATAGCAAAATATAAATTTTTTCTTTCCGGTGTCATTATACAATAATGGACGTCTCGTAACTGAATTTCGTATAATTTCATCCATTGTAACTACGGCATTTTGCCCGCCGCCTTTTCTGAATTTATTGAAAAGTTCAACATCAGCATTATCTGGATCTTCTTCGATAGCTTTTTTAATCTGATCTTCGGTTAAATGAGATTTTATCGGATCTCCATCTATTGTAGAATGATATAAAATATCATAAGCATTCACATCAAAACAAAAATAATTTTTATTACCAACCAACATTTTTTTATAAAACGTCTTATATTTATCAAAAAATGGGTAAGTAACATCTCCGACCGAAGATGTATAAAGAATTTGTAGAGGCATTTTTTGTGGTTCATAATATCTTATTTTTTCTGTAGAAGTAGAAAAGCTAGTGTCAACATTAATAAAATTTTCTACAACCGCTAATTCTTCGGCTGTTTTCCACGCAGTTTCATTAAACCAGGCCGCGCCGCGACGGCCGCGTATCGCTTCCAAATTGGAAGATAAAGCTTCCATTTGAGAATTATTATATAATCGGAATTTGCAGGTCGGTGCTTGCAAAAATCCTGTTTCACTATTCGTGCCATTCTTATCAACTTCTCTTGCAAAAATATCAGTAGCAGATTTAAAAGATGGTATACGTTTTAACGCAATATCTCTTAATTTGTTAAATGACTCAACAGACTGCGCATATGTATTTGAACTAATATATACACGATAGTCTGGAATCAGCAACAATCTAGTCATATAATATACAGCAGCTAATGTATCTTTACCAGCACCACGGCATTCAGCCCATAGCGCAAATTGTACTACCCATGTACGCATAAAACAATATGCTTGATAATCAATTAATTTTGTTCCAAAGAAACATTCAGAAAATTTTACGGGGTTTTTCCTCCCCCACTGAACTATCTTTGACATTTTTCCATATTCTTCAATTTTTCTTTGACTCAATTCTTTAGATGACATAGGTTTATATATTTCCATCTATGTCACCTCTTATGATTCTCTAAATCAATTATTTTATTTTTCAACATACGATTTTCTTCTTGCAACTCATCCAATTGATCCTCATATGACGTAATCATTTCCCGTTGTTCTTTGATAATATCTGTATATTCATTTGAGTCCAAAGTTAATTGATTCGCTATATTTTCATTACTAATTTGATCTATTTGCTTAAACGCTTCACTGGTTTTTATATCAAATAAATTTACTTCAATTTCCGAAAAACCATTTTCTTCCATCTCCTTCATTTTAGAAGATAATGAGTCTTGTCCTTGCTTTGAATTTTTATTGTAATTTGATGCGATATTATTATCTTTTGCAATTGTTGCAATAGAAGATAGAAGAGTGGACTTTGATGATGACAGCTTAGAGATTTTTGCATCATCTACATATTCCCTGTTAAATTCTACATTCATTTCTTCAGTAATCTTTCGACATTGTGCATATAAAATCGCCATCTCGATTACACTGTGTAATTTATGACCATCTTCAGAAATTCCTGTTGTATCGCAATATCCTGCTAAAATATTATAGCAATATTTTTTGTCATAATCTGACATTCCTAAATCTTCTAATGGGTCATACCCAATTGTAGATATTACATACTTCATATTTTGTCTATCTTTTTTAGACCACTTAACTTCCTCTTTATTTTTATTTATGTTATGAAACGATTTTTCGATATCAGAATCTGACAGCATTGCTATATTATCATTTGCATTTTTCATTACAGTACTTCTTTTTTGCAAGAACCCATCTCGTTCAGAGTCCTCAAAAGTTTTTGATGAGAGCTGACGCAAACTATTTACGTTTTTCATATATAGTTTGATGATATCATTACCATGATATCTAACATCTTCATCAGATACATAACCATGTTCTTTAGCATACTGGTTTGTGGCAGATTGCAAATTATCTCTATAATACGGGAAGTCAGTACGTCTTAAAATATTTTTAAATTTGATTTCATCTATTTCGCCAGTTTCGTGATTCAGGCTATTATTAATGAAACATTCTTTACATATATTTATCTTTTTATCTAATGCAAATAATGGACTTTTGCTAGAATAAAATCCTGTGGAAAGTGGTAATTCACGTCCACAGGATGTACATATTTTTGTTTTCTTTGGTTTCCGTCCAGCCGTAAATCTCCACCTCCTTAAACAAAAGCTCTAACCCGGCTTCGAACCGAGAACTCCTGATTGGAAATCAAGTGTCTTGCCAATTAAACGATTAGAGCAAAAGTGACAGATTACTCTGTCACTTGATATAACTTTTTTATTCGCTTGCAATAATCCCAGCCGCTCTTAAACTCGCAAGTAGGGCGTTAAGCTGTGTATGTGCATCGGCCTCGCCCGTAGCATCAGTAACAGCAGTTCCCTTTGGAAGTTCGCTCGTTTTTGCATAATCTGCAAGACTCGCAGTTGTAGCATAAGAGCCAAGTTCACTTTTTGTTGCATATTTTCCGTCTGCCGTGGTTGTCTGCATATAAGACCCAAGGCTTTCGGTAGTAGCATACGAACCAAGCTCGGACTTCGTTGCATATTTTGAATCTGCTGCGCTTGTTTGAATATAATTATCGAGAGATTCAGTGGTGGCATAAGCAGATAATTCTGTCTTCTTTGCATATGTGCTTTCCGCAACTGATGTTTGAATATAATTGGAAAATGCCGACGCATCGGCTTTTGTAGCCAGTGCATCTCCAGTGGCTTTAGCATCTGCAGCCTGCCCTTCTTGTGTCAATGTAGAATCAATAGTAATATCAGATCCTTCACCAGATCCCTCGGCTGGTTTCTTTACCCATGTGCTACTCGCATTAAGCTCATAAATATCCCCTGTTTCTGTTACAGAAGCTGTACTGCCAACCGCACACATTTCATCAGATACTGTGTCTCCAGTCTGCTTTTTACCCATCTTTTTATTTGTAGGAAGATCTGTGATTTCAGATGCTGTATCTACGATAAACTCACGGTGTGTAAGTCCAGAAATTGATCCTTTAGATTTAATTACCTTGTATGCCATAATAAGCTCCTTTCATATATTTTTTATATAAAAATAGGACAGTAATACTTGCCCCTCAAATTTCAATGAAAATTATTTCGTATTATCATATATTTCGTGTATAATACACTTATCTGCATGAGCGATTATAACTACCACATTATAATCCGGCGCACGGTTTGTGCAGAGTTGAGCAAAAGCGCTCTGTGGAAGTGTACCGTACACGAAATGTCTACTTGGTACATAGTACCGAAAAGGATGTAAATATTCTTATGCAAAAGCATTTCTTGGAGTTCTTCCAAAGTATTTCCACTTTCCTGTATCTCGTACAGGAGGGAGGTGAGAAATGGAAGCAATGTTATATTTTATTGGGACGATGATAATGTTGGTAGCCGCCATCATTATCGGATGTCTTGTATTAGTGAAAGATACTAAGAAATTTAGAATTCGAATCGGATGGAAATATTTCGAAGTGTCTGGATCTTTTCACCATAAAAAGAAATAGCATAGAATAATCGATCCATTTTTGAGAGTAGATGAGATTTGGTTTGTGGCACTATAGAAATACAGTGTCACTTTTTCACTTGAAATGCTAAATTCTTATAATTTTAAGTAATAAAATAACTGCCTTCCGAAAACAACTCATCCTGGAATCCAAAACGACGCATCAGATATTCGTGCATATAGTGGCTGAAAATCTAAATGAATATAATTTCATTTTGCTTTGTCAATAACGTATATACCAATCATATGAAAGCCTGGTTTTATTTAACGACAGTGGAGCGATTCGAACGCCCAGGTCGGATCGTTGCCGACACAGCAGATTTCAAGTCTGCGCCGTTATAACCATTTTCGGTACACTGCAGTAAGATTCAAAGTAAGCATAAAAACGCTTACTTTATAACCTGTCTCAAAATAGAACGCCGTCGCAACGCCGTCCTTACAACCTAACAGATGGGGTTTGATGCTATATTAATGATATTAGATGAATGCTTCATCAGATTCATCAACTTCATCATTTTTAATGATATAGTGATTCTTTGTTGTAGACACGTCGTTGTGTCCAAGAAGTTTTTGTGCAACTTCAGCAGAGCGATGCTCATAGACGACAATGTTGGTAGCTCTTGACTCTCTCAAAAGGTGTGGGTGTACCCGCCTCCCTACAATTTGAGTGAACAACCCACTACACCAATCATTAAATGTATTTTCGCCAACTTGTCGAGTTGTACCATCTTTATGTTTGACAACGAACATATAAGGACAATCGTCTTCTCCGCGTACCTCAATCCATTTCCTCAACCAGTGCATTGCATCTTCTCCAAATTTGAGCTTTCTTGGTTTTCCAATAATAGACGCACCTTTACACCTTATAGTATGAGTAAGAAAAGATTTTGAATTTGCCTCTTTTTCATTTCCGTCTTCATCAATGATTTTAATTTTTCGTTCTTTTGGCAGATAATCAATGACTTCTTTTAATAGTTGCCTTGCTTCTGCACGCCTGCATCCAGTACTATATGAAAACACTAAATATGCAAGCTTTTGCCATTCTTCTCGCTTTTCTAGTTCTTCACATAAAGAAACATACTCATTGGGTGTAAGAGGAAGTTTTTCATGAACATATCCCGTTTTTACGACTTTCATTTCTTTTGTCACAAATGATCTAAAGGTCGGATATTCTTCTTCATACATCATCATAATATAGTTACAAAAAGAACTTACACATGATTTTTTAAATTTTATTGCGGAATCAGAAAGACCGCGGTTAGTTAGCCAATTAAGATACCTAACAAATTCTTTCTTTTTGATTTCAAGACAGCTTTTATTATTTAGATGTTCATATACCCAATAAAAGAAAATTCTCAAACCAGATGCGTATGCGGTTTTGGTTTTAATAGAAAGTTCAGCTTGATTATCTAGGTATTCTTGAACCATATCTCTATTGAATGGATTAACACATTCCCACATTTCATCTGTAATATCATCGCTGCGTTTGGCAATTCTACCATCCATAATCTCACTTCCTTTCTGTATTTAACTGTAATCAATACATTAGTTTCTAATTATAATTTTACAAATCAATATCAAATTGTTCTGCCATATATCTCACTGCCTCTTCATTATCACTGAAAAAGCTATATGAACTATGTGAGTAGATATCAGCTTCGTTACTATCGCTCCATGATTTCGTGAAACCCGTAGGTTTACCAGACTTATCTCTGCTGATTAGTACTGAATCTGATTGATATGTTGCGATATTATCATCGCAATTTTCATCTTCAACATCATCAAGATCTTCTATCGCAAATTCACATATAACATCACATTCTATATGCTTTAACATCGTACTATTAACATCTTGGTGAATGTAAATGACATTCGCCCAAGTATCAAGATATCTATCTCTTGAATATCCATCTTTTTTATAGACGAATGATGGGTTGCAATAAATTTTATCGTTCATAATAGACACCTGATACTCTCTATCATATCCATTCCATTCATAATCGCCGATGTCAATCTGTGAAATAGGTAAATCATACTTAATAAGCTCAGATAGAAGAGCAGTAGCTATATCATAATGACAGATAGCAGATACACAGTCTTCACCATCGTAATATGAATCTATCATGCGAGCGGCAAGGTCGTGGATATCTTTAAAAATTATTCGTTCCAAAAAATCACCACCCTACATATTAACAAAATCTTTGAACGCTTTTGCAGGCTTAAATTTGGGTGAGTCGGATGCAGCAATTGTCATAGGCTCGCCAGTTTGCGGATTTCTACCTTCGCGTGCAGGGCGGTGTACAACTTCAAAAGTTCCGAATTTTGCCAGAGAAACTTTCTGCCCTTTAGAAATCTCGTCCTGAATAACATCAAGAAATTCATCAACGATTATTCCAACCTCTTTCTGTGTGAAATCTGCATGTTTATCTACAATTGCTTTGATAATATCTTTTTTATTCATATATATAATTACTCCTTTTTCGATTTGACTTATTTTATAAATGCATGAACAATACTCCGCAAATATTTTCATGCTGGCTACATCTATTAATTCACGTGTAGTTAGTAGCATTGACCACGTTATTTATGCGGATTTTATATAACTCTGAATATCAAGTCCAGAGTTACTTTGTTTTATTTAACCCGCCCATCCTAACTAACCTTAATATGTAAGAGTTTGATTTGGCATATAGAATGAAAGCTGACTTTATTTTGAAGGATGAGCGGGGATTTGCAATTTATTTTGATTTGTGATATTATTCCCTTCATGCAGCTTGGCTGCAAGTCTAGGATCATCGGTTTTCCCGAAATATTATAAAAAATATTAAAGGAAGGCAGGTGAAGCAATATGGCAAAACACTACTCGAAAGAAAAACCTGTTCATGTCAATGCATATGATCGGTTCCGCCTGAATAAGTTGGAACACGTTGACGAGCATTGGCATAGCCTCCCTAGCCGATAGGATTGACATAACTTGTTTATCCTGAGTCTGCCGATCATACTCTCGTTAATTGATCCCATTCTTACGATAACTGGCAACCTTTTCTTCTATTCTTCAATTTCAGTAATAATACCGACCTTCATCATATATCGTGTTTCAGCATCTAAAACAGCTTCCACGATTTCTGAATTATATCCTGTATCTTTTACAATGTGCTTTACACAGTCGTTAAAGTCTAATACCGGTTTTCCATCTATATATTCCATATAATCCTCCAAAGAAATGAGTGATTTATGCTAATCAAGTTGAACATCGTAAATACATTCAAGACCATCTTGATTTATCACAGAAATAGTTTGTTCTGGACGATTAACCTTTCGAATTGAAACGGCATATTGATCTGTTCCAGATACACATCCTGATTCAATAACCTTAGTATCATATACGGTAGTTAATCCATTGAGATGACGGTGGCCTAAAAGCACGATATCTGGTTTCGTACCAAACATGAGTGTAAAATTTTGCACAACTGATGATGGTGAATCTTTATGTCCATGTGCTGCCATGATAGTATTTCCTCGAATATTGAAAATTGCGATTTCTGGATCTGTCTCGTTGTCACATATGTGAATAGATGGGATGTTTTGGAGTCTGGCCTTTAAATAAAAAGGTAACAACAAATCCATATTTTCTCCATCTAAAGCATCTTCCTTTTTTGCTGATATTCGGCTGTGATTTCCTGGTGTAACATACACATAGATATTTTTAAACTCATGAGATAAATTCTCCAATGATGCAGATATTAGTTCTGACACATACTTAAACTGCTCCATAAGATCCATATTATTTTGTAATCTCAAATTATTATGGATGAGTCCGGATATGATTTCTCCAATTACTATATAGCAATTAGGAGTACCGTGCTTACCTCTCACATATTTGATTTTATCAATATATTTTTCTATTCTGTTCCTTAAAACATTTTCGTTGAAAATATTTTTCCAATTTGATATATCGATGCCAGTATGGATGTCTGTAAGATGACATAAAAGATCTGATTCGTTGGAATCTAAATAGTGATATGATAAATCCCAAAACTTTATTGGTTCTACATTTTCACAAATAATGCGTTTAACCATATCGGCATAAGATTCTTTCCGAGCTTCCTGCCTAATTTGACGATTATATTCAACTCTTTCATCCGATAGTTTTTGTTTTTCTTTTTTAATTTCTTTGATAAGAGCTTTATTCTCATCAATCATATTTTGTAATTGCTGATTGGCATCGCCCATTTCCATTTTGGCATCGTTATAACCTTTAAGATAATTCTGCGTCTTCTTTCTATGAGCTGATTCTGTCCATTCAACACCAAAAGCCTCATTACACAATTTTCCGATTTCTTCATTGCTTAATCCATATAGGTCTTTATTTTTATATAAACGGATCCGATAAGCTTTCGGTGTTTCATTAGGCCGTATAATAACTTGACTATTTATACCTATTCACCCCTTACTCATCTGCAGGAACATCATCATCCTGCTTAATAGTAAGTGAGATACCTTCGATTCCATCCCAGTCCTCAATTACCTTATCGAGCGAATAGACTTTCGTATCATCCTTAGTAAATTCTGTAATAGTTCCTTCTGTTTTATCAATTGTTGCATTTTTAAATGTAATAGACTTACTAGCTTTTGCCATTAAATTATTCCTCCATCGATTTCAACTAATTTTTGATATAAAAATAGAAGAGTAGTAAACTCTTCTTAAAAAAGCATGCTGATATTGGTGACTACTCCATCAATTGCTTTATACTCTAAAAGTTCATCCGTGGTAAGATACCAATCACGATTTTTGTATTTATTAAATACTTTCTCCGAGATTTCAGTTTTGTTTAAAATATACTCTTTCATGGCATCAATTTGCTTTTTATATTTCTTTTGTGCATCATCAATTTGACTTGCTGTCCCTTTAAATTCCGCAGATCCTTCATGAACTAAAATTTGAGCGTGTTCAAAAGCATATCGTTTGTGCCCGGATAAAAATATAAGAAAACCAGCGGACATAGCGACACCCATTGCAATAGTAATAATAGGTACACGACTACTTTGAACTAAATCACAAAAGAAATTTGCCTGTTCAAGATCTCCGCCATAAGAATGAATAAACAATCGAATCGGTTTTAATTCATTTTCTGGAACATCTTTTTCTTCAATATTCATCTGAATAATAATTTTAGCGAGTTCCATCAAAGAATAATTTTCATCAATTTCATAATCAATATAAAAAGTTCTGTTATTCCGATCTTTCCAATATGTATATTCTTCTGGAGTAGGAATTTCAGATTCTTTTACAGATCCGATTAAAGGTATTTCAAAAGTTTCTATAATTAAAACCCTCTTTCGTTTAAATATTGAATTTTAAGCTAGAGTTAGCTATGACAACACGGGTAGATTTACACTTTTTTTCAAACTCCTTTTCTAAAGCAAGTTTCAACATTTCTTTTGCCTTTTTAGAGCCGTGATGAAGAATGATTTTTGAACAATTTATTTTCGTATAGTTATCAACCAACTGATTAAATGGAGCATGTCCAGACATACTTTTAAGATTATATACAGCGCATCTGCACGGATAATCTTTTTGATCAATAGTTATTACGTTACGTTTATCATCTTTGAGCAAGGAACCAAGACTACCTTCTGTGCAGAATCCTACAAATAAGCAAGTAGCATTCGGATCAGGGATACATCTTTTAAGATGATGGCGAATCCTTCCGACTTGACACATGCCGCTAGTGCTTAATATCAAGCACGGTTCTTTACTTGCTACAAGATGCTTACTATCCTCGGATTCTTTTACAAAAGTAAGAAATCTACTTTCAAGCATTTCGTCAAAGTCTTTTTTATCCTGTCCAGATAAGCATTGCTGATAATCTTTGAATATCTGAATGGATAACGGTGAATCAATATATGTTACTGGCTTCCAATCTGAATCTTTGTACATCTGGTAAATCATTAGAGCAAGTTGCTGGATGCGAGATTGTGCAAAACTCGGTATGATGACACGACCGTTCATTTCTCTAATCTGAGTATCAATAATAGATCTAAATTTATTAATATCATTTTTTCGTTCTTTTTTACCTGTTTTTACATTTGGTTTATCCCCATATGTACTTTCTGCAATGACGATATCTGCTGATTGTACCTGTTGATATTCCCCGACAAAACGATTACCTACAAGTTTATTTCCTATATCACCGGTAATCAATATCGATTTATATACGTTTTCAATATTAAAGTGTAATAATACTTGACAGCTACCCAATAAATGTCCAGCAGGTATAAGCTCATAGGACAATGTATCGTCAATGATGATCTTTCTATTTACTGGTTTCACATCAATATTACACATCATTTTGTCTACATCTTCCTCTATATAAAGAGGAGAGTAGGTTTTATTATTTTGTGCATTAATAACTAATACGTCACGCTGATTAATCTCGGCACAATCCATTGCCATGTCTTTTAATACGGCAGCGGATTCTGCTGTTAAAATAACCTTCGCTTTACATCCCTCTTTAAATAATTTAGGGAGTAATAGGCAATGATCTCCGTGCGAATGAGTGACAAATATGTAATCAATGTCTTTAGGCTTAAATTCTTTATACTTTCTATTGTTCACAAGAAAATCATGATATTTATCATTGGTTTGATGAAGCCCGGCATCTACCAAAATTTTATGGGAAGGTGTAGATATAAAAATAAGACTCCCAGTTACATCTTCTGATGACGGTGAGTCTACAAACGAAATTTTTATATCTTTTTTCTTTTTAGAGATAACCGATTACACCGCCTTTCATCGAGTAATAGTAATAGTATGTTATAGGCTTTTAGCTTTATCGGCATACCAATCCTGAATATACCTTTTTTGTCCAGCGCCAGTAGTACGATAGTACCCAACTTCATTACCTTTACGATTTACGTATCCACGATGAGTATTTCGTAAGATACCAGCGTTCAATAATTTTTCAATCTCTTGTTTGGTAATTTCTTTCAGTTAAAACATTCCTTTCATACGAATTTCTCCCAATAGGAGAGTAGCAGACCAGAGAGGAGTTGAACCCCTATCATACAGTTTTGGAGATTGTTGTGCTACCAATTACACCACTGATCTATGTAGAATGGTACATCCATATCTGGCATTCGCCTGCATGTAGTACCACCTGCCTGCTTTGAATATGAATGTGCGGCGAACCCTCTCTGGCGTGTAGTTTAATCCCGATACGTCTACCTACGGGAACCGCGTTTAACGCCGTTTGTCGTCGGGCGGGTTTTAATGTCTTTGCCTTGACATGGATGCGATATAAGCCCGGCGTCCCGCAATCACATCATGCTTTTGAAATGATCGTTGCCTAACAAAGGCACAGCTTATACATCGTCTTACATCAGATGAAAAAATTTTTATAGAAGCAAAGGAATTCTAAGTCCGTAGACCTACTCCCATTCGGGAACCCAGCTTATTACTCAGGATATATCCAAGCCGATGATCGGACTCGAACCGATAACCTGCTGATTACAAATCAGCTGCTCTG